GTTATGGCTCGCCAATACGCATTAGATTCAACAGCAATTAATCACATTGTTATTGCTCGATTATCCGGTACAACTTATGCTGACTTAGCTCGAGCATACGATGTAAGCCCTACAACTGTTTCAGCAGCGTTCTTGCGCAATCATCGCCTTGCATCGATTTTCCAAAAGCAAGATGACGGAAAATTTGAGCTACGAGATAAAACTCATGCTTTGCACATCAATGGGTATCTTATTGCAGCTGGCCTTGAAATCACAGGTTCGCCTGCAGATGGTGTGATCTATTGCCATCGCATCACGGACCTTTTAATCACGGAAGATGTTGATAATGACACAACACCTTCAGATTTTGCAGACTTTGATTTTAGTGAAAATGAAATCGGTGTTTGTGCTCCAATGCGAGTCGGAGTTGTTATTGTTCGTCAACCGGAAGCGTCAGATATTGATGGCGATACTAAAGCATCAATTGTCAAAGCTTCCCAATATAAGTATCCAGGACAAGTAGATACAAACTTTGTGTTTCGCCCATTGGTGGTGCCTCGCCCCGCCAAGTTAACGACCTCATTCAGTAAAGAGCAAGCTGAGCTTGCTCGAGCAAATCAACCAAAACCAATTTGGAACGCTTCAAACCGATTCATTTCAATTACAATCGGGCGTGAAACGTTTAATGCTTCGGATACACACCCAAAATTCAAAGAAGCATTGATGAAACTTGCATCAAATGATATTGTTGGAGCGCTTGAGCTCATTAACGTTGAAAAACGTGTCACATCATATGTCAAAGGCAATGTCAAAATCCAAAACGGGCAGTTGTACTACAAAGGCCTAGAACTCAAAACCGGCTTGACGAAACGAATTATTGACTCGATGGAAGCAGGCAAAGATTTTGAATTCTACATTCCATTCCTGGAAAACTTGATGCTCAATCCATCAAACCGAGCAGTCAATCGATTGTTTGACTTCTTAATGGCCAATGACATTGCAATATCAAAAGACGGGTACATTATTGCTTGGAAGAAAGTTCGCCATGACTTCTTTGATATCCATACAGGTACAAAACGCAATCGCCCTGGCGATGTTGTTACCGAGCCTCGTAATTTAATTGATGAAGATGATACTCGTACGTGTTCTCGTGGTCTACATGCTTGCTCTCAGTCATATTTGCAACATTATGGCACATGCTCAAATAACCGAGTGGTAAAAGTCAAAATCAATCCTCGTGATGTAGTTAGTATTCCTATTGATTACAAAAATGCTAAAATGCGCTGCTGCGAATACTTAGTTGTTGAAGCAGTTTAAGACAAATTTAACAGGGCCTTCGGGCCCTTTGAGGTGATCATGAAAAACTCTAAAGCATTTAAACGCCTTTGTGAAATCAAACCTATTCGATTAGGGATATCTGATTTGAGCGATGAATCTCGCAAGAAGGTTTTTGATACAATTGAATATGCAATGGATGCTAATGGCGAATCTGATAAACGAACTGTCGCTGAACGATGTGTTATTGCTATGCTAGCCGAGCAATATGTAGCGCAATGGCTTAAAGGGTTTGTGATGCACGGCGAAGAGAATTTGGATGATCCTTGGACTTATGCGTTTGATGTTTTAGGTGGTCCAGAATACAACGGCATCAGAGTTGAAGTAAAGACCCACCAAGCCTCATCAAAATATGTTGTCATTAACACAGGCCATACACCCCCATTTGTAGGAACCACTGGCCTTAATGTTCGCCCATTTCTTGAGCTCAAAATTGCTGATGTTCTACTGGTGTTTGATACGAAAGCTGACGGGGACAAATGGTTATTTGAACCATATTTCTTGTGTGATCGTGACTCCCTGGTGTCTCCTGGAGTGACAAAGAAGTCAAAGTTTAATGGACACTACATCAACTTTTTCTTGCCTAAACACCAAGCAAAAGAATTGAATATTTTTTATCACAAACAGTTTACACAACTTTAAAAATGTGTTATAATAGTCTTATCTTGTTATGTACTACCACAAAGGAAAACGAAATGAAACCAACTCGAAGCATTATGACTCGCAAGGATTTAAAACTTGCAAAAGCACAACACATTGCAACAACCACTCGTGTGACAATGGTCCTTAGCGAACCTAAAATTGATGAGCCGCCTGTATCCGATTTGACGAAACCTGGTTTTTACTTCTTTGTACACCCGGTGACACAGGTTGTAGTATCACGTTTTTACGTTGGACAACAACGTACTAAAGCAGGTCTTCGTGCAATTGTATCGCACCTTCGCACAACTCGCAGTACACCCGGCAAAATCATGAAAGCACTCAGTACTCCATTCGATGTGTACTTTATTCCCGTAGACAAAATGAAAGTTCTGACTAATGGCTTCGGCAAAGGCAAATGGGCTCTTAAATTCGTTCGCCAACATTCAGGTGACTTCCAAAATCTTGAAGAAATGAACCGAATGCTAAACGACAACTTCAAATTTTATGCACAATCTTACTAAGGATCTATAATGGGAATTAATCGAATTTTAGCGTTAGTGTCAATGGTCCTGTACGGAATCGTTGCACAGGCTCAGGCAAAACTTGAAGGTGGCATGGACTTCAATAACCCTGATTTCTTGGTCCTTTTTATTGCAGCCTCTGTACTCTCGTATATTGTTTGCTTTGTTTTAGTCAAAAATGAATAAATCTGAAAGAATACTACTTACGATTCTGGCCTTTTCATTTGCAGGAATGGCGATGTACAATCAGAACCATGATGTCAACATGATATTTTTAGGGTTCATATTGTTTATTGCAATGGTAGTCATTCCTGCGATTGGCTTGCTTTTTCGCAAGCCATAATACAATATTCCCATCGACCTAATCTCAATTGGAGAACGTATGCAACTCACAGATCGTGAATTGACTCAGATTATCAACAACGAAGCAAAAATTTATGCTATGTACACTGTTGAAAATCGTGCAATCCCAAACTTAATTGATGGACTCAAACCTGTCCAGCGATTTATGTTATATCGTGCAATTCAATTAGCTAAAGGCAAATCAGACAAATTTCACAAACTTGCATCTGTTGCAGGTGGTGTTGCTGACGCAGGCTATCACCACGGCGAAAACTCCGCACAAGAAGCTGGTGCTTTGATGGCCAACACTTGGAACAACAACTTTCCATTCTTGGATGGCCAAGGTAACTTTGGTTCTCGTTTAGTTCAACAGGCCGCAGCATCTCGTTACATCTTTTGTCGTGTATCAGAAAATTTCAACAAAGTCTACAAAGACACCGAAATTGCTCCTGAACATGAAGACTTGGAACACTTGCCACCTCGTTTCTACTTGCCAATTATCCCTACAGTTCTGTTGAACGGCGTACGTGGTATTGCAACAGGCTATTCAACTTCAATCTTGCCTCACGACTTTGAATCTATCGTTCGATGCACAGAACAGGCTCTGAATGGCGAAACTGTTAGCATGCCGACAGTTGCATTCCCGCAATTCCGTGGTGAAGTGTATTGCACCGAACCTAACAAATATGAGTTGCATGGTACATACAACTTCACATCAAAAACTCAAATGTACATCAGTGAAATTCCGTATCAATTTGATCGTGCGAAATATGTTGAAAAGGTTTTAGATCCTTTGGAAGATGCTGGTCTCATCACATACGATGATGATTGCTCAAAAGAAGGCTTTGGCTTTAAAATCAAGTTCCGCAAAGACTACAAGTTGCCTACTGATGTTACCGAGCTTGATGAAAAAATCAAGCGTGACTTCAAATTGGTGGAACGTGTTTCACAGAACATCGTTGTCATTGATGAAAATGGCAAGCTCCATGATCGTTTTGAAAATTCGGCACAACTCGTTGAACACTTTGTCAAAGTACGATTATCATTTGTTGAAAAACGAATTGGCTTTATGATCGAAAAGTCAAAACATGCATTTGAATTGGCTTATGCTAAAGCGTTGTTCATCCGTGAAGTAACGAACGAAAAAATTCAAGTCAAAGGCAAGAAGCGTTCAGAGCTCAAAGAAGAATTAGCTCAATTGCCTGCTTTGGCAGGATTTGAAGATCAACTTCTTGCGATGAATATCTTTCATATGACTGAAGACGAAATGGCAAATTTGCTTAAAAAGGCTAAAGAGGCTAAAGAGCAAATGGACTATTGGAAATCTACTGATGCATTGACTGAATACAAAAATGACATCAAAGAGTTAAAATCTATACTATAATTGGTCAAAGCGGGATCACTTGATCCCGCTTGATGTATAATTATAACGCCTAATGTGTTATAATAGTCCTATCATCAAATGGAACACAATATGAATAAGCATGATTATTATCAATCTGCGCTTGGTATGATTGATACTCTACTTGCATTGCCAAGTAAAGAAGGGTTGAAACTTCTTGAATCATTGTATGGTACGCAATATCATTTAACAGAATCTTTACAACCTGGAATCTCTGAACTTATTTCGATTGGTTTAGTTGAAACTTCTACAAATAAATGTTCAATTTCTATTCTTGGGCAACATCTCATTGAGACTGCAGCAAAATTATTCGGTGATGAAAATATTGAGTCTCGCCATAATGGGTCAATCAAACGTGAAATCACAGAAGACATGATTTCAATCAAAGATTTTGCAGTCGAATATATCGAAGGCAAAGTTGAGCTCAAAGGTACTCATGAAGATCGTAGCAACTTCTTGATCCTTTTCAAGAAAGGTATCAAAGGTTTAGGCTGTATTGAAATCAAAAACAAACCCGAAATTCGAGTTTGCATTCGCAAAGCGTCTAAGGAAGCCATTGAGTTATTTTCATCGATTGGTATGAAATATCGTGAAACTCCAGCTCAAACATATTTTGACATGCCAAAGTCTCACGACAATGTCAAATTATTAATCGACACAATCGTAACGTACATCAAATAAGGAATTCTCTAATGGCTTTTGAAACACTTTGTGAAATCGTAGCAGTAGCATCAATCTTAATTAAATTTGGTCATGACGACATTCTAGAACATCGTCCACTTTTTATCGCATTTTTAAATGAACTGGGCATTACCGTAAATGCCCGAAAAGTGACATCAGCGTCACTTTTCGAATTAACCCAAGACATCACAAACCGACAACGTGAACAATTGATTTCTGACTTTTTAGTAGGCCATGAACCAATTTATCGTAAGCTTGCAATGGTATTAGATTCTAACCGCATGCATTAATTATTTAGCACGTCCTATAGCACGAGCGGCTTGATTGCAAACAGCATCAAGCCGCTTTTTGGTATCTCTAGGACGAGTTTCCCAATACATTGCTACTGTGCCTGAATAAATGTTGTCTAAATTGAAGTATGGGCATGAGTACATGTACGCAACAGCCTTGTTGTCATCTGTTGTCGGCAAATAGATAAATTCTTCTTCAGAGCCGAACGAACGGCCTGCCAAGTGGTTAGTGTACTCCAACGATGTCTTGTCCACAGGAAATCCACCCATATTTTTAGGGTCAACTGATTCCGGGATTTTTCCTTCATAAACTTCTAAATCAACGAAGTAATTGAGATTTTTTGGTCTAAAAACATACACCGCTGAAAAGTCCGCGCCGGATGCAACGTGAACTATTTGGAGTTGTTCCTGGATGACTGAATCGAATCGTTTATCTTTTTCCTTTTGGAGAATATTTGAGTAGTTCTCAAAGCTTGATTCTCTGTACACCTGAGCCAAAGCATCGCCTTTGACCCATATGAGTCCCATTGCGAACAACACGATGAGAACCATGACACGAGATGCAAGAACTTTGCCTGTTGCGTTATCCTTGAATAGCCGATCTAATAAACCAAACACTAGGTCTATTACTGGCAGACCAGAGGTCTGGTCGTTCTGGGGTTTTTGGTTCTGTTCCATATCCGTATTTATAAAGGCCGTCTCAAATGAGACGGCCTTTTTGTTAGTTAGAGTATACTTGAATAGTAGTGTACCAGCTTGCTACAGCAGAATCGTTCCCGTTATCAGCAGTCGAGAAATTCAACGACTGGGACGTACGTGGGACCGCGATGCCAACAGTACTATTAGAGGCTAGGGGTACGCGAACACCATCAAGATTGGTCTGCCATGTATCAGACGAGCAGTTGATGCTAATTGATGGATATTCATCCGCGATTGTCGAGTGGTAATTCAATACCTGTAAAGCACGTAATTCTGCAGTTTGTCCTTCGAAGCCTCCATACGTACAGTTATAAGCATCATAAGTTACTGCCCATACGTTATGCGAACCGTTGGTGAAACCAATGATGTTTGATATATCAACTGTACCAGTCAATGCAGTGGCGTTGTAAGCAGATGTGATAGACAGCAGGGTAACAATGAATGGTTGATTATTACCGACTTGAACGTGGAAAATGGTTTTGTTAGGTTTCAGGAATCGAGTACCAGATTGGTATGTCATACTGAATGTTGCCGTATTAGTAGAGCCAACACGAGTCATGGTAATACTTGAACGTCCACCAATATAAGCACCTACCCACTTACAAACTAATCTCTGACTGATGTCAGATTTCATCACGTTGCCGCCTTTAAGATCACCTTTAATTTCCACGTCATTATTGAAAACGTTATTTCCTGCGAAAGTATTTCCAGACTGGGTTTTAGCTGCATCGATAGTGATATCTTGTGTACCATCAAAATTCACACCGTTAATTTTACGAGCAGTTTGCAACTTGGTGCTTGCCGCTGATAATGTTGAAGTTGCGGCATTACCAGTGTATGACACGTTATCAATAGAACCTACTTGAGAGTCGTTATGGAAAAATGCTACGCCACCAGGACCCCAAGTACCTTGGATAGCTAATTTATTGGCTACATTTTTATCACCGATTCTTACATCGTCCCCGATAGTGTTCCAAGTATTATTGGCCAAATTTAATGAAGCATCAACTCGAACATCTCTGGTAATGTGTAATGACCCATCACTATATAGTCGCATTATTGCGGTCTGACCAGATGAGTTACCGTTGTACCAGGTAAAACCGCCTGCACCACTACCTTGATGGTTAACGAATTCGAACTGACCTTGACCAGGTGCACGTGAGTTCCAAGTAATCCACGAACCTTGATCTGTGGGCATCCAGTCATTGACACCAGTCGCGTGGAAATGAACTCCTTTAACCACATCAGTAGAAGTCAATCGACCAGATACACCAAGATTGCCGTTAATGTTACCACCAGTTAATGGAAGTTTTGTACTATCAGCAACAGTGATATCTTGAGTCCCGTCAAAGTTCACACCATTAATTTTACGAGGTGTCTCAAGTTTCTTGGCAATGTCAATTGTACCATTGGTAAAAGCGAATTCTCTCCAAGGACCCCAAGTATTACTGATATCAGTTACACTACGCAAGAACGCTCGTTGGTTACCAGTGGCAGCATTTCCCCATTCAAGAGCTAATTGGTTTGTTCCACTACCACCTTGAATGAAAATTGCGTTACCATAGGCAAAAGGGAACCCGTTTTGATAAACTTCACTGTACGACATTGTGTTCAATGGATAAGTAGTCTTCTCATCTGTAGCAGGTTTACGTCCAAGTGATCGGATATTCTTTATGCTAACATCTTGAGTACCATCAAAGGTCTCGCCATTAATCAATCGTGCAGTTTGTAACTTGGTTGCTGACGATGCATTCCCTGACATGTCACCAGTGAACGAGCCATTAAACAATGCAGCGTTTACTGTACCAGGGAAGGTAGTATTACCATTACCATCAAGTAAAGTTGCACGACGGATAATGTTGTTTGTAGTGCCTCGCTGAGTAGCATAGATTTCAGCATCATCAGTTGTACCCAACTCAACATAGCCTTTATCTGCACCAGAGTTACCTACAGCTAGATAACCGCCATCAGTTTGAGTCAAACCTTCAATGAGTTTCTTAAACGTACCAATGTCATTACTGACGTCAATTGTAAGCAAACCGTTAATTTTTACATTGCCAGTTATGGTGCCACCTACAAGAGGAAACGCACCCATTTCAGCTAATGTCCAGGTCATGTTACCAGAGCCGTTTACTGACTTGGTTGTATTACCAAATGAGAATGTACGAGATGCTCCCCAATAATCAGTTACAATATTTCCAGAACCATCAAAATTGGTCCCGTTAATTGAACGACCGGTTTGCAGTTTTGTGGCAGTATCAGCATTGCCTTTAAACGTACCTTGAACTTCACCGGCAAAAATATGAGTAGCCGCGTTATATCGAAGAGTCGCGTTGTCATTCGCACCGGTTGCTCCACCACTCGCAATAATACGAGCTGATCGTTCTGCACCAGTTCCTGTGCTAAAGTCCAAAAATGGAGTTGTGGTTGACGATGGTGAGCCAATACGGATACCTACATTAGTTGCGCCATCATTAACTGTCAATAACCCAGTAAGGGTTCCGCCCGTTAATGGAAGTTTGGTACTATCCAAAATAGTGATATCTTGTGTACCATCAAAGTTCACATTGTTAATTTTACGAGCTGTTTGGAATTTAGTCGCAGTGTCAGCATTACCTTTGAATGCACCAATGAAATTTGGCGCAGTGATATCACCAGATACTACGCCACCTGTACCAAATCCAAGCTCGATCAGATTATTTCCATTTTTGGTATAGATAGTTCGATCGGCCAAGTTAAATGCAAGTTCACCGTCACCAAGCAATGACAAAGCGGGCTTAGCTCCAGGAGTAGCAGATCGTAAAAATAGAATTTTATTAATGTTTGGGTCTAAAGCCATGATAGTTCCTTAATATGTTCCGTAATCTAGTATTACACCGCGTTGAACGACTTGGCCCAACCATGGTACTTGATTTGATTCAGTTGCTGCACTAGTGACAAATACTCGAGGCACCGTTAAATTTCCGGTCATCGTATCGCCAGCCTTTGACACCTTAGTATTAGCGTTATTATTACTGTTGGTAATTAACCCGTCCACATAATCTTTACGAGTTAAGTGCTGAGCTTGGGTTGGCGAGGTGTTTGAAGTAACTGTACCATCGGCAGTAATAGAACCCTTTGTGCCAATAGAACCTGCTCGAGCGTCAATAATAATCGACCTAGCCCCACCGGCTGTTGACCGAATACCAATGCCCCACCAGCTAGTAATATCCAAGTTTGCTGTAGTATACGAAGCACCATCACCATTACCCAATGCAAACCCACCTGCTTGATATGCACCTGGGCTAAGAATTTCTAAATTGTTTGCAACTCGAACTGCACCTTGGAATGTACCCCCTTGTGCTTTAGATACAAAATCATTATCTACAGCTTGAGGTTTGTCATTTTCGCTATATATCTTAAAAGTCTTATACAGCAGAGTATTTCCGGTCGGATATAACGGGAAGTTTCCTTGCGTCCAGACTAGAGTACCACCAATTGTGGTTCCGGCTTTTAAATCTGCCATTGCTAATCCTCTTGTGATTGTTTAATCATATTTATACCCAAATAGGGCAAAGCCCTATGGTGAAGGTGGTGAACCGCTATCTCCTTCTCTCATACCTACAATCGGCACAATATTTTGGATGCCTAACACATCAAGCCCTAAACTCATTATGTGCGGAGCAGCCTGTCCTTCATTAAACAAACTTGCTTTGATACCATTGACACCTATTGCAGCAGTTGAACTAAACTCACTCCCGTCTCGAGAAACCTCAACAAACGTGAAATTTTTACAAAGCGCTCTTCCTGTTACGGCGTCATTTTTAGGGAATCGTGATACAACTATTGTTACTCCATCTGCTCCATCCGGAGCTTTAGAATACCCTAAAACATTTGTGTCCATGGTAGATTGACTTTCTAAAACTGTGCTTGCATCAAGGAGAGTGTTGCCCTTGAACCAACGGAGATTGACACGAGTTTTCATATTAGCTGCGACCATTTCTTCGGAAGCTTGCAATGTACTTTGTATCATGTACGTTCGTCCCGCTACCATCCCGACATCGCTCATCTTGGTGATAACTGCACTTGTCGGAAATCGCTTAAATTCATACCCGTTTAGTGTAGTGTACTCGGCTGGATCGTAGACGATTCGCCCAGGAAACCCGAGTACTCCAATATCGCTTAACACATCAAACACTGTTAGGTATTCAGCTAATCCTTTGTCATTCCCATCAGAATATTTTGCTACTTCTGCAACAATCTTATTTAGACTCGGCGAGTACAATGCAACATATCCACATGAGAAATTATTGCACATGTGACTGCCGGGCCACGCGACACTACCTTTGCTTGTGAACCATGTATCGATATCAGGCGAAGAACGCAATGCTTTACCTGAAACAATTACTACCAATTCATGAGCGACAGTGTCCATGTAAGTCTTAAATGAGTTATTCATTGTTGAAGTTGTAGGTGTCAACTCATAGGATTTTATTTCAACCATAGCATCACCTGTGAACGATCTCATATTGAGTCCATTCACAAGAGTTCCAGTAAAATCGGTTGTGTTTCGTTTGACAAATCCAGGACCAGAATAGTTTGTCATACCACCGAGCTGAAATTTATATGTGACGGCATTAGCCTCCGAAAAGACGTCAGTCTCAATGACGTCTTTATTGAAGGTTGCCATAAATGTGGCAGTTGCCATATTATCTCCTTAATCAATCCAATCGAATCGAACATTCTTAGTAGCAGGATCAGCATAGATGCGTAAGTTTCCGATTTGGATCCAGTCGCGAATTCTCAATGACGAGAAAACCGATCCGTTATCAGACATTGCTCCGATATCTTTAGCTGTTGGAGGGTTGTTAGATGTGTACATACGTCCCCATCCATCCCATTTGCTTGTAACAGGGTTCCATTGGCGAGTCCAGAACGTCTGAGCCATATGTCCAACAGTATTCGAAGCAGGACGTGGAGCCCAAATTTGGTATGTTCCTATGCCATTAGAAGCAGATGAACCCATTTGAGATAATGTACCAGGCCCTTTGAATTCATCATAATGATCAATGTAACCAGTAGGCAAACCAGTTTCATTGTTGATTTCAGGTACACCCACAACGTAGCCAGGCAATAAGTTGTAAACTGTAGAAGAAGTAACACTTAATGTCCATGTTCCGAAGTTGTTTGCACTTGGTGCATTATTAACTAATGCCTGAGATTCAAGAATTGACGCAGTAATAGGTGCAGAAATATTCAAACGCCCAGTCATAGAATCGCCAGCTGCATTAACATAAATCGGATCTAAAATCGCATTCATGTTTTTCTGGTTCAAGATTTTGTAATTATTTCCAGCATCTTGAGTCATCAAATTGTTAGCATCGATTGTTCGTACATATGTGGTTTGTTCTGTGTTGCCTAACAATAAGTTATTTGGATCAGTGCCTTTAGCAATGACCGTTTTGTCACCGTGCCAATATGATCCATTTGCCACATACACATGACGTGTAACATTCAATGAGTCTGCAACATTGACCGATTTATCAGCGTTCAATTCCCCGTGTACTTGAAGAATATTCGCCCCAGAATCAGCACCATGCATTGTAATCGTTTTAGCATTGTTATACCCGATTGAATACTTGGCAACAGAACTCAATTGCGAATCATTTAATGTGTGAAGCCATTCAGCATCCCACTTAGGTGTCTTCAAACGGATCCGAGTCTTGTCAGTTTCAAATGTACCATCGCCATTTTTACCGATGTTGACCATACCGCTTAATGATGATGTGCCAACCACAGAAAAATTCTTGGCCAAATCCAACGTACCATTGACAACTTGATCAATGTCACGACGAATGAATTGAGACGAATCAAGCCCATCTAACAAATCAGAATCAACCGCCTTTGCTTTGCGAGGCATAAAGTTCAACAGGGTTTTGTTCAACTCGTATGGCGAAATCGCATAGCCAGTTTTCAAATATGTCTCTAGGTTTGCAGTCGAACCAGATACATCATTACCAACAAATGTTAATGCGTTTTCAGTCATCTTCACTGTGCCACGAACAGTGGTTTGTGCTTCCCAAGTCTTTTCAACTTGGATTGTATTTTTCAAGTTGAGAGGGCATACGGCCAATACATCTGACGTGCCAGCAGTAGTTTCATCAGCTCGTGCAATACGGATGATACCTTCTGTGTTGCCTGTAGCTTTCTTTGCATGTAACTTTTTAGGAGTAATCGCGGTAGTATCATCTGTGCCTGCATCGGTTTGAGGCTGGGTTGCAAGTTTCAAAGTACCACGTTGAGATTCGCTTGCAGCAACGATGTCAAATCTAGTTGTTGTCCAAATATTTCCACTTTGTGTTAAACCGGATTCCGGAACTACAGAAGTGCGTCCAGGTTGACTAAAGAAATCTTTGATTTTGTCTGGCGCTGCAATCATGCCAGGTGTGCCATCATTGAATTCAATCTGAGTTGCAATCTTAGCAATACCAGCTAAACTTTCGGTTGAAATACGAGCAGCTAATTTCTTAGGCGAAACATATGTGAAATCATCTGTTCCTGCTGTAACTTGAGTTTGAGTTGCGGTTTGTGTGAAGCCGATTCGATCCTCTTGAGCAGTTTTCTTGTGAAGTTGTTCAGGCGTAACAAGTAAAGGAATTCCCGCAGGGTTAGGTGTACCTGCAATAACTTCTGCGCCTAATGCCAAGAAGCCAGTGCCTTGTTGAGTTTCGGACGCTTTGAATTCTCGCAAAGTTGTTGGAGTTACAACACGGGCATTGTCTGCATAGTTAAACACACCAGTTCCGGCATCATTGCGTGCTGTTGAAGAAGTTCCACCTGTCTCAACCAATTGAACTACACCAGATAAATTAGCTGTTGCACGTCGCCCGTCAAGTTTCTTAGGCGTAATGATGTGAGTATCATTAGAGTTTGTATTTGTTTCAGTTTGTGTAGCAATTTCTGCAAGGCCTCGCATCGTTTCAGAAGCTTTCTTTGCATCAAGCTTCTTAGGCGTCACGATCAAGTCGTCTGCATAAGATGGGTCATCTGATGGCTTATTGACATCGGCTTGTTTTGCAATCTTAGCAATACCGCGGATTTCTTCAGTTGCAACGCGTTTCGCTAAAAGTTCAGGAGTGATTGCAGTGTCAGTGTTAGGAGAATTCTCATGATCAACTTGGGCTTGAGTTGCATTAGCTAATGCAATAACACCTAGGCGTGCACGTGTATCATTATTCAAAGAGTCCACACGTTCTAATGCCGGTACACTGTCAACAACAAGCCATTGTTTGATAGGTCCCATATCAATATACGCAAGAGTGATTACAGGTGGATAATCATCTTTACCGCTATATGTTAATTTAGTGGTGTTGACCCAATTCCCGACAGGAGGATACGTCGAGCGCTTTGGAAATTGTGTTAATTCCTTTGTGGTCAAAATCTTATCTGTGCCACCAGGAACAATATTGACTGTCTGTCCAAGGCGCATATAATTCAACGCAATAGTGATTTGGTCGCCTGGTGATACGTTTTGAGGTAATGTCAACGTGATAGGAGCTACAACATCATTACTTGAACCTACAACAGACACAGTTTCATTAGGGAACAAATTAGTGTCTGATGAAACTGTACGCAAACGATCCGTCATATCCGCATCAAATAATAGCCAAGTTTTAAATTCTTCGCTATAGATAAAATACCCTGACAATGAACGTTGGATAATCGTAGAGGTAGTGCCTGGACGAACAACACTTGATGTTGCATCAAATGATTGAAGTTCTAAATGGAAATATGGCACAGAGTTGTTGTCCATGCCCACAAAGTGGATCATGTCACCGTTGTTTGCATATTTCGGGAATTTTAAAATGATTGGCGATTGGCGATCGTATTGGCGAATGATTGTTTCGCCTGCTTGAATTTGTTGTGGAGTCGCAGAAGGTTTTAAGAATCGTCCTAAATCTGCTTCTGAGCCGTTGTACAGGTTCCACAATTTATTGACATACACAAATACCCATTCAGAGAATGGCACAGTCATTTGCGCAGTTTTAATACGCACACCTTTGTCGATGATTGACTGAATGCCAGCTTTAACAATAACGCTAGAGATACCTGCAAATCCACCAACATCTTTGATGACAATGTTGTCACCATCTTGTGCATCGGATGGCAAAGTCAATTCAACTGGATTACCTTGTGCTGTATCAACAGTGATGTAGTCACCAACTTGCAGTTGACGAACGCCACTGTCAACTGGATACCATTTAGGGTCCGTACGTAATGGTGACCAAAGTGTTTCATTGAATACACCTGCAGGTTTTGCAATAGGATTTTTTGCAAGCCAAATTCGGTTATTAAAAATGACCGCAAAAGATTTGGTATAGCCACGTGCAGAATCGTACTGTTGGATTGTGTTTTCTTGAATGAGATATTCGACATTGACGCCGTCTGTCAGTACTGACTTGTCTGCCAATGCAACATTGATGACTTTTTCACCTGCTGCATCAAGACCGTACGACGCACGAAATGATGTATTGATTCCAACCATGTCAGTTCCTTATATTATATTCTCTATTTATACTAAAGCACACACTTTGTGTGATGTTTAAAATTTGATCGATTAAACTATTTATACAAAAAGCTAATTATGCTTTCCTGAAAGTTGATTTATTATACATATAATGGTTCACTCCACCGATATCCAATGGGTCAGAATATCTGTTTGATGTATCTGATAGTATCGGTAGGCCGGATAATTCAGATAAGTCTGAAAGCATCAGTCGGAATTTCTAGCTGGTGTTATAATCGTACTAACATTTATCAAGAGAGAATTGATATGAATTTAGAGCAAATGTTCGGCGATGAGCCTGAACAGGGTGCTGTGTTGATTGATTTATCACAAATTGCTTTAGCAACAGCAGCTGTGACCATGGAACCTGGAGAAAAGTTCACGATTCCATTAGTACGTCAAATGATTTTAGCTACTCTTCGCAAAAATGCGTTGAAATTTAAAGCTGAAGGCTATACAAAGGTTGTTGTAGCAATTGATAATGCCCGGTACGGGTACTGGCGTCGCCAGGTCGAAGACTACTACAAACGAAATCGTGCAATAGCTCGCGAAGAAGCAGAAGAGGCAAATCAATTTGACTGGGAAGGTTATTTTGAAGGTCTTGGTGTTGTCATTCAAGAACTTAAAGATTACATGCCTTACACGGTTATCGATGTTCGCCATTGTGAGGCCGATGATGTTATTGCAGTTCTCTCACAATATATGAGCTCTATTGGCTGGAAAGTTCGCATCATTTCATCAGATGGCGACTTCACACAGCTTCACAAATTGAAAAATGTCGATCAATATTCACCTATGCAGAAGAAATTTGTTAAAGTGAAAACTGGCAGCCCAGAAGAAGATTGTTTGACAAAAGTCATGAAAGGCGATCGCAAAGACTGTGTTGCATCGATTAAAGTTCGTGGTGATTTCTGGTTAAATTACAATGTCGGTGTGGAACGTACGCCTCAAACTTCGCCTAAGTTTGTAACTGAACTTGTAGGCAAATCTGATGAAGAAATCTATCAAATGTTTTACGATGAAATCTTCAAAAAGTTGTCTCACAAAAAGGCTGGTCCTGATCATGCGGCCAAGTTTCTATCGCTTCAAGGCAAAGAGTTTGAGCCTGGAGATTTCGATCCTAATCTGACAAGCAAATTGATTGCAGAATTGTGGATGGATCGCTTTCGCCGAAATCGCGTTCTTATTGATTTTGATCACATTCGTGAAGACATTCGTGAAGCGATCCTAGAAGAATATCGTACATTTACTCCTGCTCCACGTGGCAAAATGTACTCGTATTTCGTGAAATCTAAACTCACCAAACTTATTCCGCACATTAATAATTTTTAATGTGCTTTATAAAATTTTGTTATAAAATAAACTCATACCAAATCAAGAGGTAATTCCAAAATGGCTAAGCATCCAAAAGTTGAATATAACGCAGCAATTCATGGCAAACAATTGGAGCACATGATCAAACAATGTTCGGATCATCGAGCAATTATCGAAGGTGCAAACGAAGCTATTCGTGAAATTCGCAAAACCGCTCAAGATGAACTCGGATATCCTGGTGCAAAATTCAACAAAATGCTGAATCTCTTCCATAAAGATCAGCGTGAAGACTTTGAAAATGCTTCTGAAGAATTGCAAGAAGATTATGATGCAGTCTTCAAAAAATAATGATGCAGCTACTTCAGAATTGCCTCCAACGGCAATTCTGAAACAAACTGTGGCTGCTGAAATCGAAGCGTTGGTCCAATCGGAGAACCTTTCATATCTTGAAGCCGTTACATGGTGGATGGAAGAACGTTCTATTCCTGAAAATCAATTTGCGAAATATATCCCTGAAGCAATCATTGAGACACTGAAGGCTGAAGTGGTTGACGATCGCATTCTTAAACCTTCTCTTACCAAAGAGAATAAGACAAGTAATCTGGACTTTTTGTATGGTTAAGTTATTGTTGCCACACAACAATAATATCAAAATTGATGGGAAGAGTGTATTTAACTTGTATCTTCAATTGAAAAACCATTTCAACGGGCGTAGAGATGTAATCAAATGTGAATGGCGTATGAAAGTTTCTGATAGTTCATACGCCAACCGAAAGGACAGATTTTTCTTTGAACGACTGTCCACCCGGTTCACATTAAAGGAGTTGTGTTTAATTTTCATAGGGAACCTTGTGAGTAACCAAAACGCATGGATTGGTGAAATCTCGGATGCAGACCCTATTGAATTTTATAACGTATACCTCTCTCGTTTGAGAGGTATCAAATCCCGATTTCATGACGATGTGAAGAACATTTACTACTTTGCAAAAAAGATTGAAGCAAAGTCATTAAACGATATTTTTGTTTATAATGAATCTACACAGACATCATACATCTTTAAGTTACTTCAAGGTGGAATAATATCTTTTGAAACTTTTATTATGCTCGACAGCTTTTTGAATATTATTGAGAAACATGACCAATATGACAACATCATCTGGTCTAGTTATTCGGTACGTTTGAAAGCGTACTCAAAAATATTCACTTGTGATCCAAGTGAATGTGCCAAGCAGTTCAAATTGACTATCAAGTCGACTGCGTATTGAGTATAAATAAATCAAAGATCTTCATTCCATAGGCATACATGGTTTTGAAGCTAATTAGTTAAGGTATGTCACCAACTGAAAAATCTGAAAGGAAAACTTATGTCAACTTCAATGTTCCAACGTCGCGACCCTAAATTACTTCAAGCTCAACTTCAAGCTATGAAACCTGGTAATTCGTTTAACGAAGGCGATGCGAAAGAATGGAAACTTTCTCTTGATACAGCAGGCAATGGTACTGCAGTAATTCGCTTCCTTCCTGGTCGTACTCCAGAATCATTACCATTTGTTAAGCTTGTAAACCACGGCTTCAAAATGGGTTCAAAATGGTACATCGAAAACTGTACATCTACTCATGGTGATTTCGAATCTTGCCCAGTATGTAAACACATCAGCGAAAACGATTTGTTTAACAGCGACAACGCAATGTACCAAAAACTTAAACGTAAAACTTCTTTCTGGGCCAATATCTTGGTTGTCAAAGATCCTACTCATCCTGAAAATGATGGCAAAGTGTTCAAATACCGCTTTGGTTCAAAAATCATGGACAAGATCAACGGTATGATCGAAGTTGATGAAACTATGGGTGAAGTTCCGGTAGATGTAACTTGTCCGTTTGAAGGTGCTAACTTCATCATGAAAGTGAAAAAAGTTTCAGGCTTTAGCAACTATGATGACTGCCGCTTCCAAAATCAAACCAAAATCCCTGGTATTGACGATGCCGCATTCCAAACTAAACTTGCAGAAGACATGGTCGATATTGATGCAATTGTTGCAAAAGATCAATTCAATTCTTTTGATAAAAACTCTGAATCGTTCAAACGAATCATGGGTACTTCAGTTATGGGTGGTGGAGCTGCCGAAGCCGCTAAGAAAGCTGATGCTGTTGGTGACGAACTTGATAATTTCGAAAACCAAATGGCACAGTACGAATCAAAGCCAGCACCGACTGCAGAACCTGAAGCAAATCAAACTGCTCCAGCTGTAGACGATCCATTCGATTTAGATGAATTGATGGGTACTAAAGTTTAATATTTGATCAAAAGGACTCCGAAGAGTCCTTTTGCGGTATAAAATAGTTTACATCCATACAAACCAGTGATATAATGGTCCTATCAAATCATACAACACAATGAGTAAATCATCATGGAAATTCAAGTAAACTTATTTTATTCTGCTGCAAAAAACAACGAACCAGTAGATCGCATCCTCCTTACAAATGTTGAAGACACTAAAAAGGTAGTCGACAGCATCATCCATTTCAAAGTAAGTGACACATGCATTACTTGTACTGATACTGATCTTACATGGGGACAATTCCTCGAATACCGTGGAGCTGATTCAGTTTCGTTCGAAGTGCCACGGAAATACACCGATGCACTCCATTTGTACATCAAAATGATTCGAATGGTATTCATTAAATGATCGTATATCGATTAATGTGTAAAGAAGAGGCAGACGGGATATGTGAAAACTTCCCTCTGTCTTGGAACTCAAAGTTCAAGTGGTTCACCGATAATATCCACTTTCTTGAACGGGTAGCTGATGGGAAATTTAACAATTCTCACAGCACTAAAAAGTATACACACCTCGCAAAGTATTTGGTCAAATTTCCGGATTATTTGCAACGAGTATCTACTCACGAGTTGATGCTCAATAGACATGCCGCGCCTAAAGCGCAGTTCCAATTAATTTCACTTATGGAAGCCCAAAATGGATAACTTAGCTCAACGTTCTGATCACGACCAAGCAATTCAAGATATTCTCAATCGTGATTCAGTCATGTTCCCTTCAGCGCCACCGAAGTATGAAGATGAACAGAAAGAATTTAAAGCAATGCTTCGTAAAGACTGTAAAGCCTGGTTCATGGAAATTCGACGTGCAAAAGGCGATACAGGTTTAGCACTAAAGATTTTGAACTTTTTAGTGTTTGGAACAGCAGCCGCACTCGCTTGTATCAAAGAGTTACCTATGGCTCCTGGACACAATTTCAACAAGAAATACAAAGTTTGTCTAGGTGGTTATGCTCCATTAAGCTCGACTACACGAATTGTTGTATCACTTCGCGACGGAAAACCTTCCCAATCGGAAGCATTCTTCCTTACAACTTCAAAGATTAACCACAGCGGGAATTAATATGCTTCAATTAGTTTATGCGTACGGCAAACAAAACGGTGAATTCGGTGCTGGCGACGGGCTACCATGGCCACACATCCGTGAAGATTTCTTAAACTTTCGCAAGCGCACACTTGGCACTTCATTGATCATGGGCTCAAATACATTTGCATCATTGCCTAGTAAACTGTTGGATCGTGTGCACTATGTTCTTACAGATCGTGATCGTCCCGGCCCAATGACTAAAAATGGGCTATGTCCTGATATTCCTATTTGCGAAGGCAACTTGGCGAGCATTCTTGAAAATGCGCATAAGTATCGAACCGAATATTCTGTTATCGGTGGAATAGCAATGCTTGAAAAGGCGTTACCGTATGCAAATCGAGTTGTAGCAACAGAAATTGTTTACAACAAAGCCAAAGGCAATAAGCCAACGGTGTTCATTTCACCTGCTCTTCGTAACTTACACGAGTCGCCAGAATGGGAAGTTACAGAGAAAAATGTTGTGCATGGTGATGATTGGATCATCATTGAACGTGTGCTAATTCGCAAAATGAAATATAATGAATCATCAGTAGGAGTATGACATGCAACAATATCACGATTTAATGCAAAAAATTTTAGATGAAGGCGACCTAATTGAAACTGAACGCACGGGAACGGGCACATTATCTATTTTTGGTGAACAGCTTAAATTTGATTTAGCTGATTATTTTCCTGCTATCACTACCAAAAAACTGGCCTGGAAAGCAGTAGTTTCCGAATTACTTTGGTTCCTAAAAGGATCATCAAACCTCAATGAACTTCGTGCGATTCTTCATGGCGAAGAAAATCGATTTAATGAAGAGAAGAAAACGATTTGGGACGGAAACTACAATAAGCAAGCCAAAGACCTCGGATACACAGATGGCGAAATGGGCGATATCTACGGTGCCCAATGGCGTAGCTTTGGGCGTAAAACCTTACAAATAGAAGATGAAAATTGCAAAGTTGTATGTTATGACGATTATGAAGTCAAAGGCGTTGACCAAGTAAAATTAGTGTTAGATGAAGCAAAACGCAATCCTTCTTCTCGACGTCTAATAGTCCAAGCATGGAATCCTGATGTAGTATGGAATTCTAAAAAGACAAAAGTTGGTCATACGATGATTATTGGTGGAAACGAAGCAGCTCTTCCACCATGTCATTTGATGTACCAATTGCGTATCGTGAACGGGCGCCTTGATATGTCATGGTCGCAAAGGTCAAACGACATATTCCTCGGAGTGTGTTTCAATATCGCATCATATGCTCTACTTCAACACATTTTCGCTCGAATTCTTGGTCTTAAAGTAGGTAAATTGACCGGGTTCCTCGGTGATTGCCATATCTACTTGAATCACGTGGATCAAGTGAAGCTCCAATTATCTCGTGACCATTTGTCGAAACCTCAGCTCGAAATCAATCCAGCTCTCAAAACTCTCGAAGATTTCGAAAACGCAACAGTAGACGATTTCAAACTAGTTGGTCTTATTACACACGGGGCAATCAAAGCTGACATGGCAGTCTAATTTTTACTACTTGGCTGCTTCGGCAGCCTTTAGGAGTTTATGATGAAAAAATTCATGTGGAAGTTTGTCAACTGCTGGGATGTAGGTGTCCCTATTTCTGCAATAGGCGGAGCAGGTGTATGGTACTTTACAAATATTCAACTCCTCGGATGGATTTCTGCTGCAATCATTCTGACAATTTTCAGTGTAGTCAATTTTTATGCTAAATCGTGAGATGCGTCTTTGGCGATCTCACGAGGTCTGCCGAGTTGTAAATAAATACAACTCCGACTTTGACATTAATATTCAACGCGGAACAATCTGGGGCAACCCGTTTGGAGATGATCCAAATCCTGTTGAGAAGCACCGAAAATATTTCATAGAACAGGTTAAAATGGGTATCATCACCAAAGATCATTTAGAAGTTTTAAGAGGTATGCGTCTCGGATGTACATGTAAACCTAAAGCCTGCCACGGTGACATCATTGCTGCAGTGGTCAACAGAATTTTTAAAGACGAATTTAGATTAGAGGATTTATGAAAGTAATTAAATCGAGCGGCATTGCTCAAGACTTCATCCCAGCAAAAATCATTCAAGTTCTTGAATGGTCATGCGAAAAAACGACTATCAACCCATATGAACTCTTTGAATTGTGTCAACCATTTTTCAAAGATGAAATGACGACTACTGAAATCCAACGTGCAATTGTAAAAGTTTCTGCTGACTCAATTCAAATCGACCAAACTGATTATCAATACGTTGCATCTAATCTTGCACAATTCGGTCTTCGCAAAGAAGTCTATGGGCAATTCGATCCACCTCATTTGTATGATCATGTCGTCGCAAAAACTGATGTAGGAATCTATGACCCAGAAATTATTGAACGTTATACTCGTGAAGAATTTGATGCATTGAATGCAATGATTGATCATGATCGCGACTTCAATTTCACCTATGCCGGTACAATGCAAATGAAAGATAAGTATCTTGTAAAAGATCGCTCATCTGGTGAAATTTTTGAAACTCCGCAGTTCTTGTACATGCTCATTGGTATGTGCTTACACCAAAACGAAAACCCAGCAAAACGTTTGCAATACATCAAAGATTTTTATGATGCTGCATCGCAATTCAAAATTAGTTTGCCAACTCCTATTCTTGCAGGTGTCCGGACTCCAACACGTCAATTCAGTTCGTGTGTATTGATTGAAACTGGCGACGATTTAGAATCAATTACTGAAACCACATCAGCTATTGTAAAATATGTGTCTAAACGAGCAGGTATTGGCATCAGTGGAGGAGCAATCCGAGCTGAAGGTTCTAAGATTGGTCCTGGTGAAGTTAAGCACACCGGTGTTACACCATTCTGGAAACTTAAAAATGCTGCTGTACACTCTTGTTCACAGGGTGGTATTCGTAAAGGTTCGGCAACTTGCTACTGGCCGATTTGGCACCTTGAATGTGAGAACTTGATGGTTCTCAAGAACAACAAAGGTATTGAAGAAAACCGTATCCGTCACATGGACTATGGAATTCAATTGAACAATCTTATGATTGAACGATATCTTACCAATGACTACGTGACACTGTTCAGCACAGAAATCAATGGTGGAAAACTTCTTGAATCGTACTATGCAGACGAAGAATTATTCCGCACAATGTATGAAGAACTTGAACGAAATCCTGCTATTCGCAAGAAACGTATCAAGGCTACGGAATTATTCCAAGGCTTGTTCATGACTGAACGTGCAAACACTGCTCGTTTATACCCGCAACACGTTGACAACACTAATAATTTCGGCCCATGGATTCGTTCTATTGCTCCAGTTAAAATGTCTAACTTATGCGCTGAAATCGCATTACACACTGTTGCATTAGGTACATACCAAACACAGCGTCTCACTGTCGCTTCAGGCGATATCGTATCATTCATTGAAAAATACGGTTCAAAACGTGTTGTGTTACCATCAGTTGAAGATGGATTCACACGTGTTAAGAAGGGCTATCGTGCTAAAGAAGGTGAAATTGCATTCAACGTGCAAGAAGACCTAGGTGAAATTGCACTCTGTACATTGTCTGCATGGGTTCTTGACAACTTTGACTGGCGTGACCAGGAAGAAGTAAATCGTATCGGTATGGTGATGGTACGAGCATTGGATAACTTACTTGACTATCAAGATTATCCGCACCAAAACGCTCTCAAGGCTAAAGAATATCGTTCACTCGGTATCGGCGTAACGAACTATGCAGCTTGGTTAGCTTCAAATGCGTCTTCATATGAAGATGATCACGAAACCACCCATGAATTATTTGAACGCTTGCAATATGCCTTAATCAATGCATCTATCGATTTGGCTGAAGAAAAAGGACCAAGTCCTCAACTTCACAAAACCAAGTACGGTCGTGGTGAATTGCCTATTGATTGGTACTGCAAAAACGTTGATGAACTTGCTCCACCCGTTTATGTACTTGATTGGGAAGCAACTCGCACTCGATTGAAAATCATTGGTATGCGAAACGTTACACTTTCTGCTCAAATGCCATGTGAAAGTTCAAGCCAAGTTTCAAACTCAACAAATGGTATCGAACGCCCACTTAAACCTGTTTCGTACAAACAGTCAAAAGATGGTTCTTTTAACCAGGTTGTACCGAATTACGAAGTCAACCAAATGTTCTATGAATTCGCTTGGGAGTCGGCAGCGAAATTCGGAAACAAAGGTTACCTAGCTAAGATGGCTGTGATCCAGAAATGGACAGACCAAGCGATCTCGCTCAACACGTACTATGTACCAGCAAGTTATGAAAATGGCAAAGTGCCGATGTCTGCCATGATGGATGACATGTTGTATTGCTTCTACTACGGCAACAAAAACATGTACTATCACAACACAGACGATGGGTCAGGCTCAGACGATTCAAATGACGCTGATTGCGAAAGCTGTAAGCTTTAATGATGTAAAATAATCATGTAATGAACCCTAATTAGGGTTCATTCTGGAGAAATTTATGTTTGAAAATATCATGTCAAATGGAAAAATAAAGCCATTAAATGAACAGAAACTCTTGAGTATGTGTTCAGATGATGACTTGGCTTTAGTGGCGACATACCCTAAGGAGCTACCATTGGCATATGTCGTCCATTTGCACAATACTAATACACCGTTGGACCGAATAAAATGTCCAATTTGTTCAAAATTCATTTCATTAAAGACATTTAAAAAAGGCATACTGCCTGCAACATGTTCTAAATCCTGTTCATCTACTTTTAACAAGCCTAAACGTGATAAATCCATTGTCGATCGATTTGGTACACTTGAAGCTAAAAATGCATATGTCGCTGAAAAACAAAGAATTAATTCTCTTATGAAACACGGGATGTCATTTCAAGCCACACCAGAATTTAGAGTTAAAGTAAAAGCTACGTTAACTGAGCGGTATGGTGTTGCACACAACAGCAAATTAGAAAGTGTAAAGGCTAAGCGCATGGTTTGCGATAACGGTTCAATAGTAAACGTTATGCAAACTCAAGCAGCTAAATCAAAACGAGCAGCTAAAATTGAATCATTTTCGGATGAACGCAAACACGAAATAGGATCAAAAATTTCACAAGGTATAAAGGCGTCATACCATTACATTAATCGGGATGTGCTAAGCACCCCAAAGGGCTCTATATCATCTTTGGCGGAGGCTGCGAAATGTTCACCTATGACTGCATATCGAGCACTAATTGCGTCTGGGCAATTATCAAAGTCCTTTACAGAAAAAGAAATTGCGGACTATGTTAAATCGTTAGGGTTTGGCGTAGTTGAAAATACTCGAAAGATCATTTCTCCAAAGGAACTCGACATCTATGTCCCAGAAGCAAATTTAGCGATAGAATATAACGGGCTCTATTGGCATAGTTCTGGGGCGATAGACACTGATAAAACTCAATCAAAATACCATTTAGCTAAAACATCTCAATGCGAAGCTATGGGCATCAATTTGCTCCACATATTTGAGAATGAGTGGATAGATCCAATCAAAAGGGAAATATGGAAATCGATAATTTCTCACAAACTTGGGAAATCGACTCGAGTCTATGCGCGGAAATGTCGAGTTGCACAAATAAGTTCAGGCCAAGCGTATGAATTCTGTAACGATAACCATTTGCAAGGCGGGATCTATGGATCTATGTACCTTGGTCTATTTCATGGCGATGCACTTGTACAGGTTGCTATTTTAGGAAAATCTAGATTCAATACAAAAATCCGACTCGAACTTCTCCGATTGTGCTCGCTCAAATTCACTTGTGTGGTTGGAGGTGCGTCAAAATTAACTAAAGGGCTTCACTTTATTTCATACGGAAATCGCAGGTGGTGCTCATCGCTTTCAAATGTGTATGATATTATAGGTACTAAATTATCATACTCGGCACCATGTTATTGGTATATCGTTAATGGTGATTTGAAACACAGATCAAGCTTCATGAAACATAAACTCCACTCTAAACTATCATCATTTAATCCAAATTTATCTGAAGTCCAAAATTGTTATGCAAATGGCCTTAGACGAATTTGGGACTGTGGTAACATCATATACGAGGTAAATAATGACAACCATTTTTAATCAGGCCAAATTCAATATAGATCAGCCAATGTTCTTTGGGCCTGATACAGGTGTTGCTCGTTACGAGATTGTAAAACATCAAAAGTTTGAAGAGCTGACCACAAAGCAATTGTCGTTTTTTTGGCGCCCCGAGGAGGTCAACCTAACAACCGACAAATCTCAATTTGATAAGTTATGGGCCCCGTATCAAATTCAATTTACGGATAACTTAGGTTATCAAATACTTATGGACTCAGTTCAAGGTCGCGCCCCAGCCATTGTTCTTGCATCTATTTGTTCTGATGTTGCTTTAGAAACATGGATCATGACATGGACATTTAGTGAAACAATTCACTCTCGTTCATATACTCACATCATTCGCAACTTGTTCTCTGATCCTTCAAAAATCTTTGACGGCGTACTTGCGAACAAAGAGATTATGGCTCGCGCTACAAGCATTTGCGAACGATATGATTTGCTCCACAAATTGATTATTTTGTATCAAGCAGATAAAATTCGTGGAGTTGCAACGCCTGAACAACTTCGTGAAGTTAAGAAAGCGCTGTACATGTGTTTACATGCAATCAATGCACTCGAAGCAATTCGTTTCTATGTATCATTCATTTCTACCTGGAATTTCTTCGAAAATATGAAGATCATGGAAGGTAACATGAAGATCATGCAATTTATTGCACGAGACGAAAACTTGCATCACCAAGGTACTCGTTACATCCTTCAACAAATGAATAAAGGTATCGACGGGACAGAATGGCGCGAAATTGCACTTGAATGCAAAGCCGAAGCTGAAGAGTTATTCATTGAAGTTCGTAACCAAGAACGAGCATGGGCATCATATGTTTATCGTGATGGCTGCCCTCCTGGTTTAACTGTTGAATTAGTTCATGATTTCATTGACTATCAACTAGTACCTGCAATGAACAACGTCGGCTTGACCTGCCCAGTCCAACGCCCTAAGCGCCACCCATTACCTTGGGTCAATAAGTACTTAATGGCGTCATCTGTTCAAGTTGCAAAACAAGAAGCAGAATTGAGCTCATACTTAATCTCACAAATTGATAATGATGTTGATGATAATATCATTGCACAATTCCGTGCCAAATACCTTCCTAAACGTTCACAATAATGGAGCCTATTATGATTACCTTATACAGTAAAGACAATTGTCCACAGTGTACACAGGCCAAACAATTCCTAACGGTTAAAGGCATCCGCTTTGAAGTTAAGATGCTTGATGAAGATTACACGTTAGACGAACTGAAAGCATCAGCACCGGGTCGTTCAAGCTTCCCAGTAGTTTTTGTCAATGGTGTAGCAGTTGGTGCTGGATACCCAGACGTTCGCAAAGTTGCATTAGCCAAGTAACACTATCGGTTACAAATCCATTAGAAGATTTGTAACCGAGTTTCTCTAAGTTATTGATTTTTGACGTCTTCGAGAAAAGTGCTCTAGAAAAAAGTAATAAATAACTACGTTAGTTATTCAAACTAAGGTTATTCCGACCGGTGCCCGGTCGGATAGAGCGGCGAAGCAACTTGAAAATTGAAATCTTGGATCATTGGCACAATGAGACATGCATTCACGAAGTGAATGGAAATCAAAATAAAAGGTCCTCAACGAAAGTTTTGGGCCTTTTTTTGTTTACAATCTTATTCATTTGTGATATAATGAATTAACAAACTAGTGAGAACAGAACATGGAAAAATTATATTCGGAACTACTTGCGCTATGCACACCTGGCGATTTTTTGAAATTCTTCTACAAAGATTTCACTACACCACTTGGCACAAACGTTCGTATCTTTGCGTACAACTATGCGTCGTATGAAGATTGGGTTCGTCCTGGTGCTCTTGAATGCCGCGGAATTATGTTTGAAATGGATGGCGATAAGCCTGTTCAAATCCTTTCACGACCAATGGAAAAATTCTTTAACTTAAATGAAACTCCATTCACAATGGGACTCGATCTTTCTACAATTAGCCACTTTATGGCAAAGGAAGATGGTTCACTCATTTCAACATTCTTGGACAAAGGAACACTCGGGACAAAGTCTAAAGGCTCTATTTTTTCTAGCCAAGCCATTGAATCCAAACAAGTTTTCTTAGACTACAAATACGCTGATTTACATGCTCGTTGTCTTGAACTTGCAGTAGATGGATTCACATGCAACTTTGAATATGTGTCACCTACAAACCGAATTGTTGTAGCTTATCCTGAAAAAGCTTTAGTTTTACTCAACATTCGTAACAATCTTACTGGTGAATATGTTGACTGGCAAACCATTCAGAAAGACCCTGTTTTACGTAAGTATTATGTAGGCACTTGGGTTATTGATGAGGGCCAAGACCCTAATTTGCTCATCGAAGAAATTCGAAAGTTGACTACGATTGAAGGCTATGTGTTCCGTATGGAATCTGGGCTCCACTTTAAGCTCAAAACTGAATGGTACTCTAACCTACATCGTGTCAAGGACACACTTTCTAATAATGAAGCGTTATTCGGCACGGTTGTTGCAGCTGGTTCGGATGACTTGAAATCATTATTTGATGACCCATGGTCTCAAACAAAGATCGAAGTATTCGAGACCATTTTCTTTGACTACTTACGACGATCTATTGATGTGTTGAATTCATATCATGCATCAAATCGCGGAGCATCGCAAAAAGACTATGCAGTCAATGGTCAAACACATTTTGCAGCAATTGGACGTCCTGAGTTATTCGGAATTTCAATGATGTTATTCAATGGACGTCTAGATCAGGAACAAATGGTCAAAGAAATCAATAAAGTATTCTTGAAAAATTGTAAGAAATTTATCCCTCAAGAATACATCGTAGCTACAAAGGATTCTGAATAATGGATAAGGCTCTGGTTGTTTCGATCTTGGCGTTATGCTATATGACCTACCAAATGGGAGTGATGTCTGAACGACTTGACAAACAAACTGCAATGGTCTGGGAGCAACATCTCGAAATCGCAGATTTGCGCCTAAAGGTCAAAACTATTGTAGCGCCGGAGCCTAAAATTATTAATGTCCCTAGAGCAAAACTTAACTTAAAACTGTTTACAACTGAATAGTTTTGTAGTATAATAGACACATATTAACCGAAATGGAAAAATCATTATGAACCATACTGCACAGTCACTTACACAAGAAGTTCTCACTAAAATGTTTGGCGATTCAAGCGACTGGTACTCTGTCCTGAAAAATGGCAAGCGAGTTGGGAGTTTCGCTGACTTGCGTAAAGCCGTTCTAGACAAGCAAGAACGGGATCGTAAAAAGGCCAAACGCGCAGAAGAACAATCTACGCTAAATAAGCACAACACCAAACGCTCTATTGAAGACACAAAGCGATTCTTTGAATCTTCAATCAAAAATGGCAAAGTGTTTATCAATCGCACACAGCCTAACATCCATATCAATGATTGCAAATGTTACATTGTTTGTGGTCCCACAAACAAAATTCGTCTAGGTATTATGCATCATACGAAGTCCTTTGATGAAATGCAAAATGAAGCCGGGATTAAAGGACTTCCTAACATGTCAAAAAATCATATTTTGTTCGACAACATTGACCTTGATGAAGCAAAAGCGTTAATTGATCTACTATGTGGTAAATGATGAGGCTACTATGACTGAGTTTGATATCGTCTGTATGGTAGGCATCGCATTTTTGCTAGGTATTGTTGGAGGAACTATTGCTCTCCTTAAGTTCACTTGCAATCACTCATGGGAAACCATAGACGATTTGCGAAAAGCTCACCCGATCAAAGGTTATTCGAAAGTTTACGTATTACGCTGCAAGAATTGCGGTAAATTGAAACATAAGGAAGTCAAATGAAAAAGCATTTAATTTTAACTATTGGCGCACCAGGTTCTGGAAAATCCACATGGGCTCTTGAACAGGCTGCAAAGTCTCGTAAAGGCAACAAGACTATTGTCTTGAATCGTGACGATGTTCGTGCAATGCTGTTCGGAGGAAAGTACAAGTATTCTCGCGAAAATGAAGGCCTTGTCATGAACAACATTGTCAACACTACCAAAATTGCATTGATGGACAATGAAACTAATCGAATCATCATTGCCGACACGAATTTAAATGCACAGACTCGTAAGTTGTTCCGTTCATTAGTTGCAGATGCCGAAGCAATGAGTGGCGAATCGCCTGAAAAAGATTTCCAAGTCTTAGAAGAAGTTTTCGATGTGCCTTGGGTTGAGCTAGAAAAACGCAACTTGACTCGCGGCACTAAAGCTGTACCGAAACCTGTGTTACGATCTATGTATCTAAACATGGAAAAATATTTAGGACGCCATGTCGAATATGTACCTAATCCAAAGTTACCTAAAGCTGTTATTTTTGACTTAGACGGCACATTAGCAGACAATAGCCATCGTAATGCATTCGAATATTGGAAGCTGGACAAAGATAAGCCAGTAGAATTCGTTGTCAACCTTGCTAAAATGTACAGCAAAGCAGGCTATGAAATCGTATGTGTATCTGGGCGTAATGCAGGTGACGCAAAAGACAACAAAAAATTCCATCGTATGACTAAAGAGTGGCTAGACGCTCACAATATCCCATGGGATAAACTACACATGCGAGCTTGGGATGATCGTCGTAAAGATGATGTGACCAAAGAAGAAATCTTCTGGAACAAAATCGCATACGAATACAATGTTGAATGCGCATTCGATGATCGCGACAGGGTATGTGAGCTATGGCGCCGTATCGGTGTCAACTGTTGCCAAGTTGCATTTGGGGAATTTTAATGATTAGTGCAGCAGAAGCTCGAAAATTATCCGACACACATTGGGAAGCTAAAAATTCCAACGCCGTAGTAAATAATTCTATTGACAATGTAATGCGAGCTATTAACAAAGCTGCGTCTCAAGGAAACGTTTCATGTACATTTGCCTATGGCGAAATAGAGGATTTCATTTGGGTTGATGCTACTTATGGAGCCGACAACACTTCACCTCCGCGAGTGATAGAGATGCGCAAACGCAAAAACCAATTTGTTGCTGCTTTAGAAGTATTAGGATACAAATTAACATTTGACCAGCAAAGTCCTCCATGGACATCGAGTTGGACTCTAAAAATTTGTTGGAAAGATGCCAATGATTGAAATTACTGGCGGTACAGCCGGCCTCTTGATGATGCTAGCTGTTTTAATTGTTATGCTTATAACTCTTGTTTTTGATCGTAAGAAACAAGAGGATGCTCAAAAACGTTTTGAAGAGGATTTCTACGGATGAAATATTCAGCATGTGTATTGATTGAACGTGATGGTAAATTCTTAGGTGTTAGCCGTAAAGATGATCCTAATGACTTCGGGCTACCTGGTGGTAAAATGGACCCAGGTGAAACTATTTCACAATGTGCAAAACGTGAATGTTTAGAAGAAACGGGTGTTGTTGCATCGATCCTTGATTTAGATGACCCATTTGTTGCAATCGAAGGCGAATATGAAGTCAGCACATTTCATGCTATCGCTGCTACAGAAAAACGTACAGCAATATCTGCACAAGAAACAGGTGTGGTAAAATGGGTAACAGCTGATGAGCTAATCAATAGCTACTTCGGTGAATACAACGCAGCAATGCTTTGTCATTTCGGATAACGTTAAAAAATTCGAAATTTACTACACCGGTACTCGGAGCAAAAATGTTCCAGATATCGTATATGCTTCATCAAAACTTGAAGCAACCAAGAAATTTATTCGAGATAATCTCGGCATGTTATATGTCCAAAAGGTAGTAGAACTATGAGCGTTTTATATTCAAAATTATTTGAACTTTCAAATGAAGCTGGCCCGGTTATGAGCGAAGAGCTTTGCCTAGAGTTCATCGATGTCTTAGATGAGCGCACTAATGCTAAAAAACTTATGCAAGAACATAACTGTGATGCATTCCTTTTAATGGTTCCAGGTTATTGCACTGGTGGACGAATCTTCTTTGATAAGAATTGTCGATTCCCAGATGGTACGCTTGTACGTACATCAACCGTTCAAGATGTAAAACTCGTTGATGCTGGTTTTACAGTCATGCAAACTCGAAACACTCGTTACCTGACGCTAGGTTGATTGCTTTAAGACCATTTGAAATATAATGATCTTAACATCATGGAGAATGAAATGAAACATCTTGTACAAGTTACACAATCTTTAGAACTCAATTCTGATCAGCTATCTCGAGCAGTTCATTCTGCGGTACTATCTACTTTAGGCGATTACCGATTTGTTGATGGTAAATTGTTAAAAATTGAAGACGTTAGCCGCTCACGAAGCGAATGGCGTGAAGTCCCGTTAGATTCTATCAATGCGTATAAGTTAATACAAATTAAAGCTGCGATGAATGTACGTGCAAATATTGACGTTGTTCTTGGCCTTGATTCACCTAAAGGAATGTAAAATGCGTTCAACTACATTTTTGCAAATCGCATATTTAGTTTCACAAGAATCAAATTGTGTATCCTGGAAGGTTGGTGCAGTCATTGCAAAAAATGGACGTATCATTTCAACTGGGTACAACGGCTCACCTGCTGGAGGAGTAAACTGCTGTGACCACTCAAAAGAACAAGGATGGCTTGGATTCATTAACATGCACACTCCGCAACATCAACGAACCTACCTCAAACCCGAATGTCGGAGCGATCACAGTGCATGGTCCTCCGCCAATGAAATTCATGCGGAACTCAATGCAATATTATACGCAGCGAAAAATGGCCTCGCAATTGACGGTGCAACAATGTACGTCACTCTTAGCCCTTGTGCTGATTGCGCAAAAGCTATTGCCAACTCCGGCATCAGACAATTGGTCTACTCTGAGAAATACGATCGAAACTCGCCAGGCTGGGAAAAAATTCTCAAAGATGCAGGTATCGAAGTATTCCAAATCCCCAAAAGCCAGTTACAAACGCTTGACTGGACACATATCGTAAATTATGGAGGCCTCTAATGGCAAAGTTACTTTTAGTAGAATCTGACGCAATTCGCTTACGTGAATATCTCAAAGTTCTACTTTCTGTTGGTATTCACACTGTCGTATTCGAAAAGAAAGATGGGACAATTCGTAATTTAGTTGGAACTCGTGATCCTAACTGCATCTCTAAAGAGTTGTTTGAAAACTTTTCTGCAAAGAAAGCTCAAGGCGGAGTTCGCATTGAAAGTACTACAAGTTTACCAATTATGGACACTGAAATTAATCAATGGCGTTCATTCCCGTTTGATTCGCTCATTAGTGTAGATGGTATAAATATCAATACTATTCTAACTCAAGCTCAAGTCAACATTGAAGGATAATCAAATGTCAAAACGAATCGTAGCACTAGGTAATCACGTGGTTCTTAAAGCTGTGGCAAAATCTGCAGGCCGTGAACAAGTCACCCAAAGCGGTTTTATTCTCCCGCCTACCGAAAAAAGTGAAATGCCTACACATTGTGTAATTCATGACATTGGCGCATCGGTTCCAGAAGGCATGTTTAAAATTGGTGATATGACACCATTCCCACTAGGTGAAAAATTAAATGTTCCTCACCCAGATGTGATCTCAGGGATATGCAAACCCGATGAACGTGATGACAAATACATGTCAACTCATTATAGCAACATCTCTTGCGTATATGAATAAGTGATTGGGCCTTCGGGCCCTTTTGCGGTATAAATAGTTCTATAAACCTTTTATAGAAGACTATCGCCATGGACGAAAAAATCCAACACATCTTGAATATCCAACGCCAAGCTTGGAATCGAGGCCATGAAAATTATGGTACGACTTTAGATGTTCTAGCTTCGGCTAAACATTATCTTGAATATTTCAAACATTTAAATCCTGCACAGAAACGCGCATTAGAAGCAATTAACCGAGTTGATGAAATCAAATATGCTAAACGTTTGTGTAGTCGAGCTCACAAAGCCGTTCGCCATTTGGTGGTATCATTAAAATGAGCAAATTCAAGAAGTTGTATTTTGAAGACAGCCAAGACGCAGGTTATTCTACAACACTTGAAACTCCACGCCAATTAGGTCCAAAAGATTTAATATTTGTAGAAAACAACAAAACTCGAGCCATAGGTGAAGAAGTTATCAGCTATTCAGGAGAAGTTCTGAAAGGGAGCAAAATCCTCAAAAATGACGATGAATTTTTCCAATACTCACACTATGAAGGCGAAGTAGAAGTTCATATTGAATCTGTTGAACTATACCGAAATTTATGGCTGTCGATTCACATCCCGGCGTCATCATTGCCACTTTAATTAAAAGGACTGTTTACACAACAGTCCTTTTGTGGTATAATAGTCATATCAAATCATACAACACAATGAGTAAATCATTATGAGCAACTATGTATCAATCCAAGAGTTAGACTTAGAAAACGCACACGTTGTTGGTCTCGATCGTTGCATTATCGAGGTCGTAGGCGAATCTCTTGTTTGTTACAACGAATTCGAAATGATCGAAGCTCAGTACCCTATCGATCTCAATAGCCAGTATCGCATCTCTCGTGGTTTACCTCCTCAAGTTGGCTTACTCAATGGGCTACCAGTTCCGTATGAAGTTGACGAAGACGATGAAAATTATTTTGAAGATGACACGCCGGTTGAAATCTTAGAAGAGTACTCATACGTTACAACCATGCACTTCACTCTTGTTATTCGGAATGAACAATGAAAACTATTGACATAAACAGCTATATGCCTGGTAACGCTGGAATTCTCAGCAATTTATACAACAAGCCATTCTTGATGGATGGCAATTACTTCGGATCAATCGAAGGGTTATTGCAAGGACTTCGTGTCAAAGACATCGATACACAAAAAGAAGTCTTTGCAATGTATGGGATTGAAGCCAAACGTCAAGGCTATTCGCACCCGGTAAAGAATGACACATTCTATTACAAAGGTCGCCCGATGAATCGCTACAGCGATCGTTATGCCAGCATTATTGCTAAAGCGTATGAAGCCTGCTTTGCCCAAAATGAAGAGTTTCAAATGGCAATTTATGAAACTCGAAATGACACACTCATTCACACAATCGGCAAAGATGTCAAAGCCGATACTATTTGGACCAACACCGAATTTTTAGGTACATTATCGTTCCTTAAATTGAAATACGATGTTTTCTTGGAGAAATCATATGGCTCACTCTGAACATACAAAATTAGTCGAATTGATTGCGCATTTGCGCAATCAATTGAACCATTCTTCAAATTCACTATCTCGCGCTTGCGCTGGCCCTATCGGTTAAGGAAAAATTGAAATGAAATTTACTCGTCTTGATGGAATTCGCCCTGTTGTTTTAATCGATGTAGATGGCTGTTGTGTCAAATGGCAATCTGGCTTACCATACTACATGCAAAAGCATGGTCTTGATACTTCTAAAGCATTAGAAATGATGCTATCAGAAAAATTCATTGCACCTGAAAAGTTATTTGGGATGAGCAATGAAATTTCAATGAAGTTCCTAAAGGACTACAACAAATCAAAATTTATTCGCTACTTAGCTCCATACGATGACGCTTTGCGAATGATCAATGAGATGAAAGAGCATTGGGATTTCGTAGCTGTTACAGCTCTTGGCAAAGACAATGAAACAGTAATGAACCGTGTTTTCAATCTTAACTCATTATTTCCTGGTGCATTCAAAGACGTTTTCGTATGTGGTGCAACCGAAGAAAAAGATGGCATTATTCGTGATGCATACATCAAACATCCTAATGTTGTAATGTTTATCGATGATTTAGGCAAAAACCTAGATGCAGCGTATCGTGTCATCCCTGATGTACCACGTTATCATCTTATTCGAGGCCATCGCGAAAAACCATTGTACAGCGCAATAGAATGCACTGATCTAGTTGAAATTAAAAATCACTATATCTTGCAAACCTTGCCTTAGCACGAGGCTAATATGAAAACTTTACTTGAAGCTTTAGAAATTCTTGAAACAAACCTCAAGAAAGGCAAAAAGTTTTATCTGGTTGAGTGCGGAATTTGTGAGAATGTTTCAAAAATCTCAGCGAAATTTCACCACTTTGAAATCAAGCAATTGGCGCAGAATTGGAAACACTATTCAGGTGACCCAGCGTATCCAATTGGCAAAGGCCAAGATGAATATCTACTCCATAAAACAAATGAAACTTTATGGAAAGACGAACAGCTTAAACTCCGTCTCAATTTCATTAAATTTATGAAAAGTGAATTAGCTAAGAAATAAGCAGTTTACATGCTCAAGTGTTTGTAGTATAATGGTACTACAAACACAATCCCGTTTTAATTTCGGAGTTCTACATGATTTTAGACGTTTTAAATTCATTAGCTGCAACAGATTCGACTAACGAGAAGTTAGCAATCTTAAAGGCTAACATGCGCAATGGCCTACTCGAAACAGTCTATCGCCTTGCATACCACCCTCGCCTACAGTATGGTATCAAAAAGATTCCTTACTTTGACGCCCAATCTTCTGACACCGAAACCACGCTGCCTGATGCGTTGTGTTTCATTGAAACAATTTTAGCAACTCGTTTAATGACCGGCAACAAAGCTATCGCAGAACTTCAGCGTTTACTCAATGGCTTACCTGAAGCTGATGCAGAAGTTGTACGTCGTGTAATCAAACGCGATCTTGAATGTGGTGCATCATCAACACTTGCAAACAAAGTTTGGAAAAATTTAATTCCTAAACAACCGCAAATGCTTGCATCATCGATGTCTGAAAAGGCATTGAGTGAAATCACATACCCTGCGTTTGCTCAACTCAAAGCTGATGGCGCTCGTTGTTTTGCAGAAATTCGTGGTGAAGCCATCGATGATGTGAAACTTTTGTCTCGAGCAGGTAATGAATATCTCGGTCTAACTGCACTTAAATATGAACTCATTTCTGCAACTCGTGAATATCGTGAAAAACATGGACCAGTAATGGTCGATGGCGAAATCGTTGCAATGAAACGTTCGGTTGCAGTCAAGGCATCAAAATCTCTTGAAGAAATGTTTGATTCAACATTGGAACAGGTGACAGGCCAAGAAAAACCTGCAGACCAAAAAGATGTTGTACTTCGCAGCGAAACTAATGGCATCGCAAACAAATCTCTTAAAGGTACAATCACTCCTCAAGAAGCTGAACTAATGAGCTTCCAAGTCTGGGATTTAGTACCATTAAATGTGGTGTACGCTGAAAAAACAGGTCCTAAGAGCCTACCATACGATCAGCGCTTTGAAGCTCTAGCAGCACTGTTCAAATACTCAAACAAAGTTTTCATCATTGAAAATACAATTGTCAACAATTTAGCCGAAGCCAAAGCGATTTACAAAGAGTATGTTCTTCAAGGCCTCGAAGGTATCATTCTCAAAAATATCGAAGCACTCTGGGAAAATAAACGTTCTAAGAACTTGGTGAAGTTCAAAGAAGAAATTTCCATTGATCTTCGTATTGTAGGTGTTCAAGTCCACAGTAAAGATGCTAACAAACTTGGTGCAGTCTTACTCGAATCTGACGATCGTAAAATTCGAGTTCGTTGTGGATCAGGCTTCACTGATACTAACGCAATCAAAGTTAAAGGTATTTGGGTCCCGATTCCTTTCGACGAATTAGATGAACTGAATCGCACAAAACTCATGCTTGAAGAAGATGAGCTTATTGGTACTATCGCAGAAATCAAATGCAATGGTTGGATTGCTGCAGAAGGTCGTACTGATAGTGTAAGCTTATTCTTGCCAATCATCAAACAGCTTCGACGTGACAAAGACGAAACAAATTCAATCGGTGATGTATTCCCGGAAGCAGCAAAATATCTAGATCAATTCTAAAATGCCACAAATGGAGCCCTAGGGCTCCATTTTGCGGTTAGAGGACAAATTTTTCAGGTAGATCTTGATTTGTTATTGCAGCCAGTAGTTCCATGGCTTCATATGGAACCTCTTTCTTAGCCTCATATAACGTTGAGAAAAGACCACGAACAGGTTTAATTTCACCTGTTTCCATCAGCACATCGCCATCAAAAACTTGTGTGTCTTCAGTCAATTGATCTGGCGGCACAATTGACGCTTCAACTAGAATTTGTACGCTAGATTTAGTAGTAGGTGATACGGTATTTGCGTACATAGAATTAATCCGTAAGATCGTTCCACGTGGCAAGATAACTTCGCCTTCTTCTGGGTATGCGGATAGTTCGCCAGGTACAATAACCTTGATCTTTTCTGCGCCTGTGATAACAAATGAGTACATGTATCCTGCATCGTCACGGACACCTAAATCATCTTCAAGAGTTTGCACAAACTCTTGTGTATCCGATTTTGATGGTACAGCAGATGCATCTACCTGTGTTGACGCGCCATATCCAGAAAATGTTCCTCCAGAAAAGATGATAGGGCGTAATGAAGTAGAAACGAAATTTTTGAATACGAAATATTTGTCTTTAGCCGCTCGATTAATTTCCGCTGAACTTGAAGCATGCCCTCGATATAAAATCGTACCTTTAGGCAGTGTCAATCCTTTTGCAAAGGCTTCATCAAGATTTTCAATATGTTTGGTTGTGGACGCGGTTTTAGGCCTAGTGCCTAAAAGGTAATTATTAATGTCCTTAAATGACTGCCCGCAATAGCTTGAAATACTTTTGCGAACTTCGGGGGCTAAATCCATGTGTAAGTCTGTAATACCGTATCGGTTAGTCAATGTATCAGCGGCCTCATTGAGCATATTGCCAACTTGACGAAGTACAAATAATCTAGCTGTCGGATTTGAATGCATTATAGGATCTGCAACAAGAATTGCCGCAATATCTTTCATGGTATTATACGCTTGGCTCGGCTTAACATCGTTGCTAAAAATTGAAGAAATTGAACGTGTTAACAAGTCAAGTGAAGCTTGATATTCGGTAGGCAAGTCATAAGTTGAACCCACAGTCTTGTCTAGAATGTCTTTGTATTTTCGTTCTATGCTCTCTGCAAGTTTGCGTTCTTGTTCATCAGACAGTTTAGCCAATTGTACATTCAATAAATTTGATGCATTTTTGTCTTCTTCACCTTCTGAAGCATGCAGAGGAGGTTCTGCAATAAATGTTTGATATTCTTTTTCTGCTGCAGCAGTCCGTTTGACCTGAGAATCTGGTGCCATGATCGCATCTTGCGCGGTAATCGCAGCAGAACGTGAAATTTTGGTCTTCATCATTATGCTTTTGTCTGTGATAGCTTCTGAATTTGAAGTGATCTCTAACGCAATTGCCTCCGGCTTAGACACTTGTTTGCCGCTTTCGGTGTCAATAAACGCTTCGCCAACTTTAGTATCTACTTTAGTAAAACGATCTGAAACCGCAGGCAGGCCTTTGGACTCTAATCCGGTAGATTTCTTGTACAGCACAACATACGCATGTTTAGGTGAGACACCATTAATTTCGTCTAGCGTCGTGAATGTCGGGAATCGCTTGCGTGCGATAACTTTAATGATACGTTGGATTTGCGCATGTCGCCCTTTCATTTTCTTTGCAGGAAAACGGAACATCACAGACTCGAGATGTTGCTCTTTGATTTTGTCTTTGACTAACGAAAGGATTGTGTTGATGACTGCAATAGGATCATCGGACAAGCCATTCTTCAATTCAGCCAAGTTACCTTTTTCTGACAGTCCGAACAAAATAATTTGCATAGCTTTGTCAGAAACCTTTAGTGGTTTGACATTTTCACCCAATTCTAATGTACCTGCGAACCGTACAACAATTGGAATATTTTCTGGTGTTTGAATCGCAAATGTCTGGAATGGTTTTTGCTTTACATTCAAAACCGACACCGGGAGTTGATACGAGCTGTTTTCGTCAAACGCTTCAGTCATCAAAATTTGATCTACATCATATGTCATAAGTATTTCCTCTTTATTCTATTTATCGCAATCGACTTGTCGGCACCGTTGTTAATACTCCACTCATTGCATCCTTTTGATATGCAATAGCTTTGTCTTCCATCCATTCTTTTGCTGCAGTTTCACTAACAGCTCCTGAACTCATTGTGCGATATGCGAATGTCATGTCGAATGTAGTGATTTGGTTATTGTCTTCATACGAGACTTGAGGGCCTCCAACAATAACGGGTATGCATCCACTAAACATGTACGCCGTGTGCGGCAAGCCATTTCGTTTGTGCAAATTGATTTGTATATCAGCTTCAACATCGATAGGGAGTGCACGCAAGCCGGTCACTGGGTCCTCAACTGAGTTGACCCAATCGTTCATTGCACGATGATTGGCTGCATCAGAATCCATACGGAATGTAATTACAAGTGGTTCAAAATCTCGGCCCATCAATTTAATGTTTGGGGCGTTGTGTTGGCGATCCATTTCATAATTTAAATGGTTGTCAGGGATTTTGCATGATTGAACCATTAACCCCGATGTAGGGAATATTGACTCTAAAAATTCGAGTAAATATGTACCAACATTGAGCTCGCCTAAAAGCGATTGGACCACTCGATTGGACATTGCTCCCATCAAGATTTTCTCTACGCCAGCTTTACGAATAACTTTTTGAGCACCAATTGTCACCGTTGATGTAATGATATTTTGGAGACCAGCATCAGTTACACCCATGGCTTCTAGAGTGCCCGCGATGCTATCTTCATATTTGTTGCTGATAGTACCTAAATACTGCTGTGATTTTGAGGCGGGTTTAGTGGCAAAATACATCGAAAAGAGGTTAGTCCGTTGGAAGTCATTATTAGCCACTTGGCTCCCAAACTCATCGAGAGTGAGAGCCATTGCGGTATTTGTCATAGTGGACTTTCTCCATAAATTGTAGCACGATTAAGTGTAAGAATTTCTCGGAATGTTACTTCTAACACAAATGATGATGGCATATTTGGAGCAGCAGCAAGCCCGTTAAATTGTCCATCTGGTGCCTTATCAAATCGAATATTCGAAATTTGCGCCGGACCAAAGACGTCTGCAAGTCCATCAAACTTCGATGCAGTGCCGAAGTTTTGAATCGTCCAAACGGTTGGGTTACTTACTACAATGACGTTTGATAAAAACGATGTAACAGATTCCATTGTTGTTGATTGGACATTAGAGCCGGTGGCTTCATTCAAAGGATTAATAAATGTCTTTCGATACCATTTGTCGATTTCATCTTTGACACCTTTTGCAAAGGCTGACTTACCGGTCATGCCATATGAAAGGTAGTTAAAGATTTCGTAAATTTTGACAATTTGAGTAAGGTCGTCATATGTACGAGGCGTTAATTCCCATGTGTATGTTTTGACACGATTTTCAGCACCAGCATACATCGAACGAGACGTGTTATAAATCTGTTCGCCATGGTCAGCCATTGCGCCTTTTGTCACACTTTCAATTGTACCAAAAACTGCAGTAGATGCAACGTTAGATAAAATCCCAGTTGCTGTTCCGCCACCTCGACTAATTAATGATTCTCCGACATCATTGAACTTGTGCCCAGTTACATCAGTGTCAGTTTTAGAACGTGGCATTAAAATATTTGCTACCGGATTTTTGATTGTATTAGGATCATTTGGGTTGCCGCCTGTCACAGCTTGAATTGCCTTTGTTACACTTTTTGATGAACGCAAAACTTTTGCTGCATTTTGAGCCTTAGTTCGCATTGAACGCAAATCATTCGTAGTTCGAGATTTGTATTCAAATGCGGTGAAAAGCAACCCGTTTGAATATGACTGGCCTACGCCAACATCCGCGGTATTAGCCACAGATGCAGAACGTTCAGCAGGATATTGTGCGGTCAAGATTTTTGTTTCACTTTCTTGAGATCGCATACTTTGGCCAGCAGAAATATCACTGCCAGCCTTAGATACTAAGTCTGTAATTTCTTCAATTTGCATGATGTCCTCAATTTACCTTTGTAGCACCATATACACCTGGAGCAGTAGTGCTCGTAACAGGGGCTTGAACATGGACATTCTTGTTGGTTTTGGCAACGTTTGTTTGAATGACCGTATTGCCTGCAGGTGAAGCATTTTTATTTGCAGCTCGTTGAGCTTCGGCAACTTTGATGTTTTTCACCGTTCCACTATCTTGAGAGTTAGCAGATTTTTCAGGTGCAACAGATGCTTTACCACCTTTACCTTTAGATATTGCAGCAACTTGTGCTTCCAATTCTGCTTTGACTGCAGGAGATTTTGCAAGTTCAGGCTTGCTAATGTATGCTTGTGCTTCTTTTTTGTATTTATCAAACTGAGCGGCTTGATCCTTTTTATTTGGGTCATAGTTGTCAGCGATATTTTTAAAACGAGCAACAGCTTCACGAGCTTCGTTTGTTGCAGCAGTAACTTTGACTTGATCATCGTGACTCAAGTTTTTAGTTGCGGCTTTGTCCTTTTTCTCTGCTTGGATTTGGTTGTACTCATTGTCAGTCAAAGCCCAGCCTTTACGCATCTTGTCTGGCAAGAATGATGTTAAACCACGTTGTGTTGGCGTAAGTCCATCTTTCTTTTCACGACGAATTTGCTCCTCCGCGAGTTTTTTCTGATTCTCGTCGCTCAGTTTGTTGTTAGTCTTGCCTTGATATCGTTGCAAGCCTTCTGCTTCAACAGCTTTAGCTGCTTTGCCTAGCCCAACTTTATCAAGAATAGTTGATAACACTTTAGTGAACAAACGATCTAAAATACCGGAGAGTGTCATTAGGCCATCTTTGATTGTGGTACCTAAAGCTTTTGCAAGAGATGGCCAATCGCCTGATTCCCAAGCATTACGAATGCCCATGAAATCACCACGCATACCTTCGAATGCGGTTGTCAGATCACTAAAACTTGAAGCCCAGCCTTTGAATCCTTCCCACCAACCTTTGAATATTGTTGTCCACTCTTCTACTTTGGCCATGATTTTTTCGCCCCAAGCAGCCCAAGCAGCCTTAAGTAAGTCAATACTTAAAATGATGCCAAAAATAGCTGCACCCATCAGAGCTGCATCAGCGATTTGCTTAACACTCATTTTGAAGAGCAAATTAGAAATTTTGTCTACAATGCCGATAGATTTATTGAAGCCTGCTTTGACAACGCTGCCAACGCCTTTAACCGCAGCAATCATTGGAATCGTAGATTCGTTTGGTGCTCCTTTGACGCCTTCTTTGCTGCCTTTATCTTCAGACTTGCTTAAAAGGTCATCAGATGGTTTTTTCTCAACGGGCATCGGTTGGGGCATCCAAGCTTGCTTTTTAGGCTGCTCTTCAGACTGTGCATCCAAACGATCTGCTAGCACTTCAGCTGTACTATTATCTCTTACAACAGGTGGTGCATCTGGTGATGCGGCATCATACTTGACTTTCAATCGTTCAGATAACACACTCAATTTTGCAGAAATTTCATCTGCTGTATTGCTCAAGTATTTTGTTTCTTCTAGTTGCTCTTTGCCCGTGACAAGTTGTTGATCTTCAATATCATTGAGCTGTTTTGCATACTCATTTGCCAATTGAGCTTCATAATCTTTTAGGTTAACATCCTTATCATCAGGTGTTTTGCCAGGCTCATAGTCAGAAAGAGTTGCATCTAAATCTTTGATTGAGGTTTGAAGCTCTTTGTTTTGTGCCTTGAGCTCATCAAGATAGCTCATTTCCTGTTTAGGAGGGCGCCGAAGAGTCGACAGCCCTGATGCACTTTTAGGTGTTTCACTCACTTAAAAACTCCACGATATTTCGCAATCCCTTTATTGTACCATTAGGACCTGGCATATGGATTGTAGTTGAAATTTGTTCGGCCCAGTGCGCAACAAATGCAGGCATATCTAGGAAATCAGGTACTTCTACCTTTGTCTCTCCAGAACGCACAAAAACACAGCATTCGCCAAGCATAAGATCAATAGGACCCTGCATCATTTCCATATTCGGTGATTTGAATTTGTACGTTAGCCCGTTATACTCGAATTTGAGCTTTTGGCAAATTGATGCAGAATCCACATGGTACTCGATGCCATCAACAGTTTTCGAATTCGGGACACGATCGTTATATGTAAGCACATGTAACATTACGAGATCTCGCTCGGCCATTGACAATGCAGGATGGATTGATTGCAATAAGTCCTTTAAGCTCTGTTCATGAGATTTATCTACATCAAACATCATACGATGGCGAAGACCTAGACGAGGAATTTTTACTTCTTTATTTGCAAGTGCCAATAATTTGTGTTTTGGCGTGATTTCTAATGTAGCTGTCATGTTATGCTCCTGCGCTATAACCTTTACGGGCTCTGTATATTGTATACGTTAAATTATCTTTGCGATTAGGCTGGACTCCGCTCTGCACAAAATCTGATACCCATTGTGTACCATTAAAGATTGCGATGTGTCCGTATTTTTGGCCAGCCGGTGTATTGGTTTTCATGAAAATAGAAATGTCGCCTTTCTTGACATTTTTGACGTTTTGACCCACTGCAATCCAGCCCATATTTTCAAGAGGTTTTGCCATTTGATTTGCGTGTCCAAGGCCGCCAGCAAAGAAACTTTGAAGTTGCGCTGCTTGCAGTGCTTTACGAACGTATAACGCACAATTACCTGTTGCCTTTCGCCCTTGTGCGTTGATTGTCACTACACTTGCGAGTTTATCCAAATCCCATTGAGCACCAGATTTGCTCGCCATGGCATCAGGTGTAACTGTGTCCGACGGTGCAGTTATTGTTTCGATTTCATTTTTAATTTTTTCGATTTCCACTGGTACTAAATCCTTGCCGTTAGTGAACATATAGAGGTGTGTTTCTGAGCTGTTGTTTGAAATGACATGTACTACTTCATCAATGTAAAAATCTGTTGCAAATTGATTTTTTCGATCACCGAATACAAGCTTCTGACCAGGAAGATAAGAGAAATCTCCAATCATCTTGCATGTAGCATAACCGTCATATTGTGCCATAGTCAATAGACGAAAGGCTTCTTCATATCCATTCCGATACGTCATCTCCGAATACCCACCCGAGCGTGAAACTACAATTGAGTTGAGACCATCACCTACGCTGATACGTTGAATTTCTTTATCATTGAATGAATGACTATACACTGTAACAGATTCTAAAGGTTGACGAACATTTGCATTATTTTTAGTCAGCCAAGTAAAATCATATGCTAGCCCAAATTCCATTTCCTGGACATACTGCCCGATTTGGTTAATGTCGCCTACCGCAAGAGTTCGAATTTCTTGTTTTGTTAATGCTTGGTAATCTGAAACGTGAATACCATTCATGTCTTCCCAAACAAATGCATGTGTTTCTGATTCAACTGATAAACCTACTTCACGAATGTATTCCATGTAGTCCGCAATTGTACTGGTCCATGCAACACGTGGAACGTAGACATTGAGGCCTTCAACTTTAGTAGCAAGATTTGCTCGTTTCGAATAGATCGACTTGATCATTGTTTCTAAAGATTCAGTGCCATTGGCAAAGAATGCTCGTGAAAATTTGACATCCTCGACATGATGTAAAGGTCTTAAGTTGACTGCAATAATATTGTCGCCTTTCTCATCAACCGAAACCGATGTACTACCACAGCCGTAGATTCGTGTAGTGACATCCTTTGAGTTTGCAGTTGAAAGAGAAATTTGGATGATCTGTTCGCCATTCATCCGCAAGTGTAAATTTTTGCCATCATAGAATTGTAAAATTCCTTCGTTACGCCCGTATAGACCATCACGCATTGTCAAAGTAGTAAAGGTCGCAGCCAATTCTACAAATCGGTTTTCAAGCCATGCGCTGTAATCTTCATACAACTTTATACTTGCATTAGGGTAACCAGGACGCTGTTGATCTGTCATTTTTTATTATCCTTTTCAATTAATGAAAGTGCGATTGATCGCTCAATTGGCAACATATTCATTATTGACTCAATAGAATATTTATGTTTCGCTAGGATATGATTAATCTCATAAAATGGAAACACTTCGTCTGGATTTATTAGAAGTTTAAAAATTGAACACAGGTCATCGTACACGAGTGTTGTTGATTCACAGCACCGAAGATTCATTTCATAATGAAATGGCTTCATAGCCTGGATAATTTTTTCAAATGCATCGAATTCGATCAAATTTAAAACTTCGTCTCGTTTTTCTTGGGGCAGATTTCCCCATTCAAACCTGTTGCCATTTTGATAAACCGCTTTGACACTGTTTAGAGCCATTTCAGCTGGGTCATCCGAAACTTCGTCTGGAAAATTGAATTCTAAGCTAATGCCATCTTGGAGCTCAACAACAGGATTTGTCAAAGGTTTTGGCGAAAGGTTGAATAAACGTTTCTGTTCCTTTCCACAAATAGGGCATTCATACACAATAGGGACTTTAGTCTTGCCTATGGAGCCGAGAAATGCAGACAGAAAAATATGATGGCGTCGAGACTTAGTGTAATTAGGGAAATAATCAAGAGTCATCTCATCAATGAGCTCTTCTTGTTCATTCAAATCCTTGTCAGTAAGGTCATTGCGTACAAGAAGGAAATCACGATAATCCGAGACTGTAAAGGGTTTAAAGCGATGGACACCATCAGGTAATTTACATCGAATGATATTAGCCATAAAAGTTCTCCATTTATAAGCTATTTATAAATAATAGTAAAGAGGATTAACTTATGAAGCTAGATTTAGGCAGAACTAAAGTTTCTATCGTTCCATACACATTACGAGATCATATTGCCATTCTCGCGTCTCGAATTAATTCCGATTCCGATTTAATGAAGAAGGCGTATTCAGATGTGTTGGCTAAGTGTGTAGATCAAAAAATGAACAAACATGAGAGTGAATTAGCTCTGATTCATTTGATCGCAAAAAGTGATCACCAAGACGAAGTGTACCAAGACTTTACATGTGATTGTGGATACACGCAAAAGGCGAAGATTGATATTGATAAGACATACATTGATGTTGATGAAAGCTCTATTGAAACACCGTATGCTTTTGAAAATTACAAAGTCAAGTTCAAGTGGCCAAAGTTATGGGCAGATGACAACGTCGGCTCAATGGTAGCAGAATCTATAGAGGCAATCTATATTGGGAATGATCGAATTACGGTTGAAGACCTTACAGATTTAGAACTAGATGACTTGTATGATGCATTCACTGAAGATCATATTAATTCTATCACAAAAATCTTATTAGCGCCTAAAGTTGTGTTGGTGCAACAAGTCAAATGCGAAAAGTGTGGCAAGGCCCATGTTAATGTGATAAAAGGCCTAAAGGAGTTTATTGACATTTTATGACAAATATTAACCACTTATATAGTGACCTGTCACCAGAGCTAAACATGGCTTGGAACAGAGATGTTGCTGGCTCTACAGGAGCCAGAGCAGTTAAAAATTCGTTATTGGGTATCGTCACTACAAAAAAGGGCTCAAGACCTTTTGATCCAAATTTTGGATGCGATATCGGTGATAGCCTCTTTGAAAATATGACACCACTCACTGCAAACACTATTGAGAAAAGCATCACTGCCGCGATACACACGTATGAACCTCGAATTGTAAGGTTGAACGTTGCGGTAGACGCAAACTATGATGGTAACTCAGTTATTGTGACTATTTTGTTCAGTATTTTAGATAACCCAGATACGTTGGAACAACTTAAGTTTCGCATGAGAGGAGGTCGATGATCAAAAAATGATCATCTAAACCTGCACTAATTGTGCTGAATAAAAAATTGTAATATTATACATATAATGGTTCACTCCACCGATATCCAATGGGTCAGAATATCTATCAGAAGTATTAGATCATTTAATAATCTATTGCGCAATAGCATCTGTGAGTTTTCTAGAAGTAGTATAATATTGCATATAATGGTTCACTGGCTAAATTCCAACGGGTCAGAATATCTATCAGAAATAAAGGAATCCACAATGGAACATAAAATTTGTGTTGTTTGTAAACAGCCAATCGATGACGCACTAGTTGTCGAATCAATTAAAGGGCCTGTCCATCCTGGACAGTGTTATCAACATGTAGAAGATATGCCAATGACTGAGTCAGGCGATACTCTTTTAGCAGAAACCGAATTGCTTCTATGAAGTTGAAGTCTATTCTTACGAAAGTAGTAAAGTTGGCTTTGCCAACGCGCGAAGCGCACAAGACTGATGTAATGAAGAAATGTGGTTGTCCGTGTCATGAAGGTCAGCCATGGATTTCACACTTTGTTCCGTGTTGCAAATACACAAGGACAACAACTCAAAAAATAGGGCTTCGGCCCTATTTTGCTGTTTACTTTGCTGCAATGATATGATATAATGGTCGTATCAAATCATACAACACAATGAGTAAATTGATATGGGTAAAGTTAGTTCTTTTCGTTCATCGGAAGTTAAATTAACAACTGACAATGATTTCATCACGAGTGTTATTGCTGAACGCTGGGTGGTCCAATTCATTGGTGCTCCTGGAATTGAAATTCAAACTAAAGATGGAATCAAAACCATTACAAATAACCATTACGTTTGCCCGTATCGCAAATTTCCTTTTGGATGGGCAATTGATCCTTGGAAATCAAAATTCCTTGTGAAAGATTTTGATTTTGAACGTGGTGTAGTTACAGTTGATGGAATTATGCACGATATTGAATTCTACGTAGACGAGAAGGAGTACGACTAATGGTTTACAAAATGCAAATGCCATCAGAAAACCAGTACGATCTTATTGCGGAAGCTTTGGACGGATCTGAAGAAACATATAGTAAAGCTCTAGTAACAGAGCTTAAAGCCCACGGATTGGATGAGAATCTTCAACATTCTCCAACATTCTTAGATCGCCTTGAAGAACTTGTATTCTGTTGCGAACAATGCGACACCTGGCGAGAAACCGGTGTACGAGTTTATAACGAGATCGCAGATATGAAAATGTGCGAATCATGCGACGAGTCATTTGGAGGATAACATGGGATATTTTGTAATTGGAATTTTTGTCGGCATCATCGTATGTTTAGCGATCAACCATATTTTGAAGAGCGAAGATTATTCAAAAGGCGGAGGCTCTAGTAATTCACGAGAAAGTGCACTGGTTGGGCCACTTGTTGAATTTGTATTCAAGAAAGACGGGCAGTACTTTGTGCAAGTAGATGGAGTCTATCAGGCAAAGTCAGTAGTTGAACGTGTACCAATGAATCAGGTAGACACGTTCTTGACATCTAATTATAATTGTTGGTTATCTGATTACAACCGTGGACGTTACAAGACCATGCTCATTGCCAAAGAGTCATTTGCATGTAATCTTCACTTAGGAAATTCAGTCTACCTCAAGTTACGAGTTGACTTTGAATAAACCGCAAAATGGAGCCCTAGGGCTCCATTTTTGAGTTGTAAAACTTTGCCACCATCTTGCCTAAATGACCTGGCGGGAAACCTTTTTCTGTTGCTCTCTTACAGTCAAAGCCACAAGATTGCCAGGCTCATCTGTTCCGCCCATGCACTTAGGAATTATGTGGTGCATTTCAATCTTGTGGCCATCTGATTCGCCTTTAGACCAAGAGCGCTTTACTCCGCGCTCTATAATCTCGTTGTATATTCTCAAATAATCCATTAAAGGTACACGTCCTTGATAACATAGTCAAATTGTTCTTGACCATATCTTTCGATGCGATCAATCCCGTGTTTCAATAAATAATTGACGTTTTTGCGGGTTTTTACTCCATTTTTCTCGACAGTTATTGACATATCGTCAATAATGTCCCAGACCATTGCAGTACTCTTTGAACCGTGCTTACGCAATACACGTCCAATTGTTTGGAGTACAATTATTTTCGATTTTACTCCGTGTGCAAAAATCACATGGTGTAGATTTTTGACAGAAATACCAGTCGAGAATACTCCATACGATGCAATGATGATAACACCAGTGTTTTCTTCAGCAAGACGTTTCAGCCGTGTTCGTTCATCTGGTGAAACTTCGCCTGAAACATAATGGACATTGTCATATCCAAGAGCTTTGATTGCATCCAAAATTTTCTTGCCGTGTTCGATGTGTTTGAACATGACGAAGGCATTTTCTTTGCGTGAAGCAAGGCGAACAGCTAAATTAGCGACCCATGATGTACGACGCCCAAAGTTTGTTATCGCTTTGATTTCGGATGCATAGTCGATTCCGGCTACAGCAGTTGAAACTGCTTCAGGATATTTCAACACAATTGCATTGATTTTGAGATTGGAGATTTGTCCGGATTCCATCAAACCTTTAGTTGTGACTGGACAGAAAATTTCACCAAACAATCCAACGTATTGCATAAGATTGGCTTTGCCATCACGAAGCGATCCGGACAACCCAATTTTATATTCACAGAACACCATTTTGTTGATGATGTTTGAGATCGATTGGCCAATAGCAAGGTGCATCTCATCGCATAAAAGCATGCCGAATTGATCGAACCACTTTTTAGGTTTTTTGATTGCAGATTGCCATGTCGAAATAACAACACGCTCATTTTTCTGGTTCTTACCAGCACGCACTTCAGCAATCTCTGATTCATTGAATAGGCGATAGTCAATTAGATCATCTTTCATTTGTTCAACTAAGCCTACAGTAGGGACTAAGATGAGCACAGACCGATCTGAATTTTCAGTGACAAATTTTGTCAACATCGCTTGGATCAATGATTTACCGGCTGATGTAGGCAAATTAAGAATTCGACGTTTGTTGACTAAACCTTCATGCACCGCTTGAAGTTGGAACCAGTGAGGATAAATCTCGGTAGAGCCTGAATAATATTTGCGAGAGTCGACCCATTTTATGAAGTTCTCATATGTTAGGCCATTTGTATGTTTAACATCCTGGTCAATAGAAATTGAACACATGTTGTTAGTTGCGAATTTGACTACTTGTGCAAGTAGACCAAAAGGAAGTAAGCCGTTAGGCTCTAGTAATTTCAGTTTACCGTCCCAATTCCCGTAAATGAATTTAGGCGAGAATTGATAACCATCGACAAAAAATGAGAAGTGTTCTCTAAGTTCTTTAAAAATCGATTGTTTGGCAGTAATTTTGATATGACTATAATCGTAAAATTCTACGTTAATATCACTCATGATTAGTACCTTAACAAATTGTATAGATTTATTTATACAATGATATAAATAGAATAAAATACACGCCCATACCAGGAGAATCCACATGTTGGACATTGAATACATCTCAGAACTAGAACAAATGGAAAACAAAAAAGATGCAAAAGACGCTTTGGCCAAGTATGCATCTCAATTTGGTATCCAACTTAAAAAGACTCGAGCATTTGATAATATGGTCAAAGATCTTGAAGAAGGCCTAAAGGCGCTTGCAAATGAACCGATGCCTGAACAAAATGAAGGCATGACAATTCATGACATGGTGGCTAACATCGTTGAAACTGGCGTTGCGCAAGAAGCAAAAGTAGAATCTGTTGTTGATAACGTCGTTGAAGTGGCAATTGACCCTGTTGAAACAGCAAGTGAAGTAAAAATTGGCATCGAAATCACAGGTGCTATTTCAAGCGACAACAAAGAAGAACTCGACAAGCTGTTTGAACTGCCTAAAAACTTCTCGCCTACTCTCATTAAACTCGGTTCAAATCCTGGGTATTGTACATTGCCTTGGTGGATCTATGAATGGATTCGTGATAATGAAAACTGGAAGGAAGCTCCTAATTCCTTTCCTCACGCGTACGGCGTAGACACTTTGTATAGTTTAATTTACTATATTAGACGAGACGGATTCGTTAAAGTCCGTGAAACTCGTAATTCAAGCTTTATTACACTAAAATAAGGAAATTTGGCCTAAATCGCTGTCACAGCGCACCGAATTTCAATTTTCACATTATCAATTAAGGATAGCGATTAAATGAGTGTTACACTACCTGCAACCAAACAAGCCAAAGTTGGCGATACAGTTGCATTAGAACCAACTATCACACCAGACGTTGTCGAAGGTGCCACGTTTCAGTGGTTTAAAAATGGCGAAGAGATAGTAGATAAAACTGAACGATCAATTACATTTGAACCAGTTGAACAAACCGATTCTGGTGTGTACACCGTATCAGTTACTGTCGATTCAGAACCAACCGTTTCAACCCCATGTACATTGACAGTCACTGCAGAGCCAGAACCGGAGCCTGACCCTACTGCCAGTGATTGGTACATTCATGATCTTCGTCCTGCACGTGATCGTGGGTTCACATGGATAGGATGGTGGGTTCTTGACGAAATCCAAACTGCTTTAAAAGAAGACTTTGACTGGGTCGCTGATCCTGAAAATCCACGATTTAAGCACCAAAACGTGTTAAAGGCGCTAGCCGATAACAAAGACAAATGGGAAGATATTGAAATTCAAGAATCTCGTAATGGGTACATCTTGTTACTTTCTGATTTGACTCCTTAAGCCGCAATGGGACTCGTTAGAGTCCCATTTTTGGTTTTAAACCAATTTAGGCAATTTGACACCGAGCAAAACTGACATCTTACTTTGTGCTGCAAATTGATCGATATCCGACGCATCGATAACTCGTGCAGTCTCGTTATCGATACCCATTGTGTATGGGTTTACACATAATGCATAACGAACCATTAGTGCAATTCGTGGTTGTAGATCTGATGCATCGTTAATTACTTTGTACGTACCGATGTGATCTGTAGGATCTGCGGACTTTGATAACCCTTCAGCGAATGGTGCATAGAACAGTGAACCCACCATTTCACTATCGCCAAATTCAGCCTTAACGCCAACAACAACATATTCTACAGGGTTGTTGTTGTCACAATAAAGTACAAGACCATTTTTAAGTACGCCATACGCAGCATACGGTTGATCGTCTTTCTTTTCTAACCAACCTGATGCAGCTAACAGAGCTGCAACTCGAGATGAAGCCACAACATACGTTGCAGAATATGATGTCTGGCGTTGTATATTTGCGTTCATTTCACAGATAAATCGATACAACTCACGGCCCGTTTCAACAGAAGAACGTGACGCATCTGATAGGTCAAGGACGCCTTTGTCTGAAACACCTTTGACTTTAAATCTATTAGAAACTGTTACTAATGATTGCAAGATGTCTTTGTTGATTTCTTCTGCCATTTGGGTAGCAAGTAAATCTTCAATGGTTGTAGGTGCATCAAAACCTGCGGCTTCCATATCTTGTGCAAGTTCTACCGTGAATTCGGTTTTGAACTTACGAGATTTCACTTCGGCTTGCCATTTGTTGATTTCAAACGATGCTTCAGCGATGTCGGGTTCTTCGCCTTCAAAGTACTCGGTATCTGCTGCTTCAGGCACCATTCGAATGGTAGATGCTGCAACAGCTTCAGAAAGGATGTCAAATTCATCAGTTTCAGTTGTACCGGTAAATGGATCTGCAACGAGAGATTTGAAAACCACATCTTGATACTTGAACAATTCGCCTTTGGCCAAAGATACACCTACGGCCATTTCTTTCATGGTCTTGCGTGCTTCTTTGCCAATTGCACCAGAATATGTTGCACCAGTAACAAATGATAATTCTTTGTTAGGGTTTAGGTACTTTACGCCGTAGAGCGCAGCGGTATTTTTGGATGTGTATTGAGTTGCGACCAAATCTTGATAAATCAAATTAGTCGTTGCTCGAGTTAATGCTAATAGCGCTGGACGAGCTGGTTGGCTGTCCATAGATGTTGTCGATTCTGACAACAATTTATCAATATGTTTCATGATTGGTCTCTTATGTGTAGGACTATACTAATATTTATACATGTGCTATTTTAAATGTTATAAACGCAAAAAGGAGAGCTGATGCTCTCCTTTTTGTTAAGGTAATACCTTAGATCCCTTTAACATAGACCTTACGGAAATATGCGTTTTTACCAGCAGAGTTTTCGATGGTTGGCATACCATTGCTGATACGACGATTACCGGCTGGAGCTTGTTCAGCAGAGTTAGCGAACGGGTTGATACCAACTGCGTAACGTGTTTTGAAGCCCATTACTGGTTGGAAGTTTTTCGGGTCAGAACCACGTAGTGGAGTCAATGGAACGTATGGGCTGTAGTAGATACCAGCATCCAATTCGCTTGAACCTTTGAAACCGATCGTGAAGTAGTCTTGACGAGCGTATTGGTCGATGTAGATGCGGTAGCGACCACCAAGTACACCAGCAAATGTTGCTTTAGTTGTGTCATAGTTCATGCCAGTAGCAAGACCTTGAGCAGCTGGGCTTACACGTTCATCAACTTGTGCAAGTGCCATTACAACGTTACGAGACGCGATAATGAAGTTACCCATACCACGACCAGTTTGACGAGCAATTTCTGATGCTTCTTTGTCGATTTGGATCAATAACGCTTTATACGCTTCACCAGCCCAACGTGCACCTTTAACGTCGATAGGGTCTTGGAAGTCAAATACACCGGCTTTAGAACCAGGAGTCTGTGTCCAACCAGTTTTACCTACTTGAGCAGAGAAGTTGATCCAATCGATGATTTCACGGTTGATTTCAAGCATGATTTCTGTTGCAAGGATACCTGCAAGTTCAGCATCAGCATCCATACCATGAACTGCTTTCAAGTCTTGTGCAAGTTCAATTGAGTATTGAGCTTTCAATTGGCGAGATTTTACTTCGCAAGATTGCTTGTCAATACGGAAGCCCATTTCGTTCCACTGATTACCAGTTGAACCATTGAAACCTTCCTGAAGTTCAGCAACCGAAGTAGCCATACCTTCACCAATTTCTGCAACGGTACCAGCTTCAAGCAATTTCTTAACTTCTACGTCAAGCAATTCAGGAGTGGTTGCAGCAGCATCAACTGTTACACCTTTAACTGTTTGTACATATACACGACCCGTGTCTGTGAAGTCATGGCGTTTGATATCACCGATTGCAAGTACATCACCAGCTGCGATAGTTGTAAATGCTTCTGCAGCGCCTTGACCAGAGTGCATAGTGTCAGGGCTGAACATTGGGTGAAGAGCTTCTTTAGCACCAGCTGCAAGCGGATCTTTACCGTACACAGAGCGTAACGAGAAGATTTGACCTGTAGGACCAGATAAAGGCTGTACACCACAGATATCGAATGCGATTAGGTGTGGAATTGCACGACGTACCATACCCATAACGGCAGGACCAATTTGAGTTACAGCACCAGAGGTTTGACCAGCTGCGATATTTGTAGCATCGTAACCATGGTCACCGCCAATTTCTGCTTCTGTCAAGAAACCGCTAAAGGCTTTGACAATTTCAGTGTCGCGATATTCAGTACCAGTTTCAAAATCTTTTTCTTGGTTTTCAAAGATTTTTGAAAGGATTTTATGTTTTGATTGGTCGATTTCAGGCAAGCCTTCAGCTTCAAGCAATGGGACCCATTTTGCAATAAGTTTTTCAGATTCAGTAAGAACTTTTGCTGGAGCTTCTGCTTCTTGAGCGATAGCGATTGCGCCTTCAACGATAGTGTTTTCAGTTGTCATGTGGTATTACCTTATTAAAATTAGATGCGTTTAGCTGCTGCTACGTATTTGTTGACTGGTGAATCTGTTTTTGGAGCCGGTGCTGGCTTAGTTGCTGGAACTGATTCAACAACGTAGTTTAAACCTGAAGCAGATTCGTTAATTGTATTTATACTCGGTGCTGCTTCGTTCAAAGTAGCTGCTTGAGTTGCTTTAGAACCTTTAGCCATTTCTACAATTGCTGTAAGCTTAGCATCAAATTCTGTGTTGTAGTTCAACCCTTCGATCAAATTAGCAACTTTTTCTTTTTGATTTTCTGACAAATCAATAGTAGCTTTGTCTACTGCAACAGAACGTTTAAGTTCAGTCAATTCGTCTTTTGATTCATTCAATGAAGTGAATAGGCGAGCAGCTTCAGCTTTGTTTTCAGTAAGCTCTTCTTCAAGCTCTGCAACAACATCAACAGATTCTTCAGGCAAAATAACGTTGTGTTCAACCACAAGAGTTTTCAAACCTTCAAACATCGATTCGAATAGGTCAGCTTTGATGTTACGATTGATTGCAACAACGTTTTCAGATAACCATTCAGCTGCAGTGTGAGTAGCAAGTTGGTCAGCAGATTCAACTAGACGAGCTTCAATTTCAGCACGTTTTGCTTCAACAGATTCTTCGATCTTTGTTTCAGCAGATTCTGCAATGGTAGCAATATGAGATTCAGCAAGCTCAACTGCTTTGGCCTTTACGGCTTGTTCAAAAACGGTTTTGAAATTCGCTTCCATTTCAGGAGAAAAGTTTGCAGATTCAAAGATGCCGTCTAATTCTACAGAAACCTCAATTTCTTGAGCTTCCTTAAGTAATTGTTGTTTAAGCATTTCGGTGTCCTGTTTTAATATAAGTTTATTTATACTTTGATAAATTAGCGAAAAATGCGTCGAAATTTGGACCAGCTTTAACTTCTGGGACATCTTCAACAGATTCATTGATTTGACGAGGTTTTACCCACGCGTCCGGTGCACTAGGGCCCCAAACTACGTCGACACCGACAGTCAAACGATAACCTTCTTGGACAATTGTATATCCACGGCCAGAATCTTTAACCGATCCTAAACCACGACTTGATACACCTGGCTTCCAGCCTGCACGAATATTTGCAGCGAGTTTGTCACCTGGACCATTATCGCCTTCAATTACACGAGCACGTCCCATAACATTTTTGCCTTCCCACCACATATCTTCAATAATGATAGCGGCTTGCATCGGGTCAACGTTAGCTCTTGGAGGATGATTTAACTCGCCAAGAGCTTGATTTGAGTGCACTTGTTCAACTATGTACTTATCAACAGCAGCTTCTAAAATCGTTTTAGGATATAGGCGGCGATTGCGATTTACCACATCAGCCTGCAAGAAAATTCCTTCAATGTATAAGCCTGGTGGCAAATCACTATCAGATTCTTGAAGTTGTGTAGATGGTACATCAGTGACTTCGGTTGGTTGACCCCAATGCTCAACGAGCAATTGTTCAGTCATTTTACTTTAGCCCATACATAGTTTTACGTTTACCTTTGGCTTTCTTCGTCAATTTTTCTTTGCGAATTTGGCCGGATGGATTTGCTTTCTTAGACTTTACAGCCTTACGAGCAATCTGACGACGGGCCGATTTTGACAGTCCGGTAGTTTGATACGCTTGACGTTCACGAGTTTTTGCATCTTTTTTGCGAGATAATTCGCCTTTTGCATTAACATGTTTGACCATGAACTCATTAAGTGGCACTTCCATGTGCAACGAACCCATGGCAGCAGCCATATCAGGTTCATCCGTAGCAAGATTCTCTACAAGTTTTGTAATTTCTTCTGCAGAGAATATTGTTAATGCATCTAAACGAGTTTTTGCTTCAGATAAAAGATTCGAAACCGCGTCAAAGTCCAATTCGGCTTCAACAATTAATTTCATAGGTCACATCCTTCTCTTTGCATTATTTTGTGTCCTGTTCGCCTTCATCAGGCTCGTTTTCGTCATCATCGTCATTAGGCTCTTCGCCTTCAACCATGACTGAGCGTGCAATTTCTAATTTGCGTTCTTGTAGCACCGCTTCAACTTTTCCCTTCATAGATTCAGCAAAACATTGTTTGAACTTTACTAGGTCGTTGGAAGCAATGGCATTGACTAATACGTCGCTCATTATATTTCCTCTGGTTCTGGTGGGTTATATATCTTATCTGAAAGCTCGCTATCAATGAGTTTGCGTTCAGCTCTGATTTCCTCTTCTGACATATGAAGGTATTCTTTCATAGCAGTTTCGTTTGATATGTACTTGCCAATGTAAGGCTCGACCAACGTGAGGCTGTTAATTCTTCGTTCCATTAACTCAGTTTGCTTCATTTCCGTGAAGTAAGAGTTTTTGTGGAAAACGATCTTAATATTATTTATTTCGTCATTCCACTCATCTTCCGTCAAAATGTTGCGTAAAGCTAAATTACTACGAAGCGGATTTGTGAAAACTTCATCAAATTTGTGTTGAAGGTCGTGGATAAATTTATCAAAATTGAGTTCATCACGAGAAATCGCGGTACTCATATCAAACACATTTTGGGTTTGTTCATCCGGGATTCGAGATAATGGTACGCGAAGTGCCATGTACAATGCTTTACGGAAGTACAAAATGTCATCCATTTCGTTCATACCTGTCATTCCAGGCAAGGTATCAACTTCTGTTACAGCTTTACCATCACGGCGTTGCAACCAATAATCTTCAGTCAGTGCCATCATATTTTGCTGGTTTTTGACTTTACCTGTACGAGCATCATATGAAACACGATTTCGATGTGAGTTGATGATGTGCTGCATATGTTGGGCAGCTTTTCGAGCAGGCATGTTACCGGTATCGATATAAAACACACGACGATCTGGTGCACGGGTGATACGATAAATCATCATCGCATCTTCTAACAATTTTAATTGGTTTGCAGGTTTTACAGCGCGATGCAAATAGCCAATGATATTTTTACCACAACAATCAGTCAGCCCGGAATGAGCATAAACCATTGCAGTGTAAGGGATTTTAACTTTTGTTCCAGGGGCAAAATTTTGGGTGCCACACTGATAAAATTCATTTTTTGTGTCGTAGATAAAGTATTCACGATATCCTTTGACAACTTTTACGCCTGCTTCCATGTAAGTTTCAACTTCACGGATAAATTGGACATTTCGAGGGTCAAGGCGACGAAGCTCAACGATGCCATCCTTTGGGCGTTTAGGGTTAATAATTTTATGGAAGAATACTCGAGAATCCACATACCAACGTTTAAAATGGTCAGAGCCTTTGCGCTCAAAATTCAAGAGATTCAACACTTCGGAAAATTCGGTTAGGATTCGGTCTTTGGTGTTTTGCGTAAAATTTGTTTGATCAAGGTCGAGTGATACTACGTCATATCCAGTTTCGTACACAATTGCATCAGACACAATCTCTTGAACTGCATTGTCAACTTCATAGTTGTTAAGCATGCTTCGATATGTGTTGATAAGCTCTGTGGTAGATGTTGCGTTAGGGTCTTGGCTTCCATAAAGTTGTTGGAATACGCCGTTGTACGCTGCATCAGAAGATTCAATTTCTGTTGCGCCATCATCGTTTTTTGGAGCGGTAATCGATTCGGCCTTGTCATTAATGACCTTATCATATACAGTATCGTCGAGCCCTTGCCAATAAGAGAACATTTTTAAGTTGCTCAAATCTTGCATAAGTGTCTCCTACAGATGTAGTCCCGATTGATATGATATTATTTATACCAATCGGGAGACGGGATTACAGGTGATAATCTACAGCAAATGTAGTTTCAAACGTTTCAACTTCATTGTTTGTGTCCCAGTCAAGGGCAATTTCACCCACAAGAGTTGGCCAGATGCCGTACAATGTATGCTCTTTCGAAACAGTTTTACCATCTCGGGCGTATTGTTTGACAGTAGCGGTTTTCTTATATTCCGATGGCTTGCCACCAGTAATTTCTGGGCCTTGAGCATGACAAATATTTTGCCAATCTAACATTTGCTGGCGAGTTTCGTGTGCATCATCGCCATAAATGGTAATGGTCCAATCATCAAATGTTCGGTCACCGGCAACTTTAATTTTCTTGTTCTGGAAGCCTACGGGGATTTGATCCACTGTTGCAGGTGGAATAGGTGCTGCTTTACACTTAAAACTGAAATTCTGGCCGAGATATGGAAGCTCGACTAGGAACAAGTTTGGACGAGCAAAGTCACCTGATTCAAAGGCGCGTAGGATGTCTGTTAATTCCATGATATATCCTTTAATGAGGGGCCGAAGCCCCATTTATTATTGTTGACGTCCGATAATTTCATCAAAGTCTGCACCTGTTGCTGTAGCAACAAAGTTCAACGTGATGAAGTTAATAGCTCGTGCTGGTTTGATATAGAACGTAGCAACAAATTCATTACGGTCAATGACTGCTGGAGTGTTGTTAGTTTCATCACAAACTACTCGGAATCCATATACACCGCCTAACGCTTGGATACCTTGAAGATATTGTGTAGTCTCCATACGGAACGAACTGCGTGTGAACGCATCGTTAATTTCCCATAAACGATATTTTGAAGATTCGCCAATATTTTTCTTGATCATGTTAAACAAACGACGAACGTTAACACGGTCAAACGGGGTTGGAGTATTAGTCGCAGTTTTGTCGCCATACAAAATGAATCCACTTCCACCAGTTGAACCGATGACAGGGTTAATTGCAAGCTGGAACATACGATCGCGATGAGATTTGCGAGGCTCAATTGCGAGTTTAACTACATTCAGGATTTGTCCGCGGTTGTAACCTGCCGGTGGCATCCAAGGCTGTGCAATATCATCAGTACGAGCACAAAGACCAGCGATATCTGCAGCTAATGGAACCCAACGGTTTACGTCATTATACTTGTCATATTGGTACTTGTAGTTGCCATCAATGAAAGCATAAGTTGAGTTGATATTCATATTAGCAGTTGTATATGCGCCGGTGCCTTCACGCCAGTCAACTAAGTTGTCTACAGCTCGAGTCAAGCCAATATTGACAATTGTGCCACGTGGAGGAGAAATCAAAACTAAACAATCACGTCGTTCATCAGCGATCGAAACTACATGCTTTTGAACTGTTGATGCAATTTCGTCAGTTTCTCCAGCACAAGCACCAGCAATCATGAGATTAACATGGAGTGTTTCAGAATCTGCGAAATGATCCCAAGCTTGCATCAAATCGCCTGCGGTAACATCAGCGTTAGCAGATATACCACCACTTAAACGAATAATGCCTGAGAAGCCTTTAGGGAACCCTAGAGCGGTACCAAAGATGTAACGGCTTGAACCACGAGCGAAGTAGTCATCCATAAAGATGTTGTTCGAGTACATGTCTTTGTCGTCACGTTTCGTAGAAACAGTGTGAGTTTCTACTACTTCACCATTGCGACGAACAATAAATGCGTATTGGTCATCGGTTTGCGGCCCATAACCTAAAACTGCACGTGCTATCGATGGGCGTGTACCACCGTTAGGATAAATTTGCAAAGGTTCGGTGCTTGTATAACTCGCTTTAGAAACAATTTCAATTTCTAATTGGTCACCTGTTTCACCAGGATAAAGCGCAACTACACCTGGCATGTTGTATGCTTTAAGTTTAGATTGGAATTCTACGCTTTGAACAACTTCATCTGAATTGTCAGGATCGGTCAAAAGTATCCCAGAATCAGTTTCGATTGAGCCTACATTAATGGCACCTGAAATACCCGATGCAGCAGAAGTAATTTCTGCTGTCCATGAATCACCTAAAGCAGGATATTGTCCAATGGATTTTGCATAGGCAATAATTTTTTCTGAAGGTACAAAGACACGTAAGATTTTACCATCTTTATCTACGGCAGTAACAGTACCAGCGTCTTCAACAACGATAGATGTGTATTTGATAGTAACTTTATCGCCGACTTCATAGTTTGAACCTGGAGCGGTGATAGTGGTTTTAACGTTACCTGCAATAGGGCTAGCATTTTTTGCAACATCTTCATTTACTGCACGAACAACGCGAAGGTCATTACCATACTGTAAGAAGTTTGCTGCTGACATGAAGTAATCAGAGGTTTGGTTGTCCGGAAGTCCAAAGATGTCAACAAGTTCAACTTCATTTGTCACTTGAATAACTTGGAATGCAGGACCCCATTGAAATTTCCCGGCAATCGCTGCACGGCCTGTGGCATTTTGCACCACTGTACTTTGTGTGGTATTTTCCTTAAGCTCAATACCTGGAGATAATAAAGTCATATTGACTCCTAGTTAATTCTTTTCAATATTTATACGAATGAAACACCATGAGATTCTGGTTCGCCTACGCCGTTATCCACAAAAACTACAGGGGCGTAGTCGTCATTCATGTCTTCAAGCTCTTGACGGAATACATCAAATGCTAAACGAATGTCGTCTCGATCGGTAAACTCAGAGAATTTTTGTTGTGTGCTCAACCATGCAAAAATCACAAGGCTCATCACGCAGTCATCATGGAAACCATCTTCTGCAGCCCAAGAAACACCCTTTTCTATGAAAACACGAAGTTCTTGTACAGTTTTGCGATGATTCAACAACAATTTGTCTTTTTCAATAAGGTCTTTAAGCGTTGAACAGCCTACGGCCTTTGTTCGCTTCGTTTGCTTCATACCTAGATCAACAAATGAATCACAAATAACATTTTCGTACTCAAGATCTGAGTACAACGTTTTTGCAATGGATACTCCAGTGCTGTTAAGTTCGATATAAATCGGTGCTTCATTATAATCTAACAAATGTTTCAAGATTATGTCTGGCAGGATCAAATGCGAAATAGTGTTACTATGTAACACTGCAACCTGCTCCCATTGTTCATCTGTGACATCTATGATGTTCATACAATGATAATCTTGACCACGTCCTTCTGCAGAATCGAGTGTTGCAATATATTTGCGTGTAGGGTCGGGTTCTTTGTATTTATAAAACGTGCTATCGCCGACATTTATAGGAGTTTCCAATTTAAGATTGCAAGTTTCATGCCTGAGACTCAAGGTGCCTTGTCCACCAGCAAATACGCCTACGTGTTCTTGGCGGAATTGTTCTACAGATGAGCCACCAATAGTTGTGAATGAAAAGTGCCAGCCATCATCAAATACGTCTTTGTCATCATACAAACGTTCCTTTACCGCGTTCCACTCTGATTCGTATGGAACAAAACCTGAAATACCTTCAACAGCTGCAGTCCAAATATCGTAGAAGTGATTCATACCATTTGGAGTTGTTGTGATGATAATTTTTGAGTGACGTCCTGATGAAATTACAGGTTGAATGGCTAACCAAGCATCATTGAAGTTTGGAATGAACGCACATTCATCGATGTAGATTAGTGAGAACGAGTTACCACGCACGGCATCAGGCGACGCAGCGTAAGCAGAAATAGCTGAACCATTGTCGAGTTCAATAGAGCCTTTGTTCCATTCAACAATACCCGGTTGCAAGAAATCTGGCAGCAATTCAATTGCTTGTTTTGTACGATCTAAAACTTCGGCAGACATTGACCCTTTGTGGGCCAAGATGCCGATATTTTTATCTTTGTTGAAACATGCAAACCATGCAAGGAAAATAGCTACAACAGTGGTTTTACCAAGCTGGCGCGACAGTTTCGAAACTGACATACGATTTTCGGCCATGATTTTAAGCATATCTTTTTGATAATCTCGAAGCTGTACTTTAATCGTACCATAGTCGATGTGTGTAATAGCGCAATACGTTTCAGCAAAATACACAATGTCGTCACGGCAACGAATCCATTCAGAAATCATATCTTGATTCCACTGGATTTTGATGTTAGCACGCTTCAAGTTTGGCAAGCCTAAATAACGAGAGCGTTTGTTAGATTTGTCTTTAAACGTCGTGAAATTTGAAGGGTCTTCACCTTGCAAACGAATTTTGACAATAGGATTTAGACGCTGATAATCCGAGAATTTTTCTGGGTACCATTTCTCGTCCCATTGAGACTTGAAGAATTTGATGCCGTCTTCTACTTTCATTTCTAATGCACTTGGGTGCTTAATTGTCAATGAATGTGCATTTAATGGATGGTTTTTAGCCAGCTCTTGTTGTAGATTTGTAGTTGTCATTATTTACTCCGTATGCCCAAGTGTACTTTTGTACAAGTTAGGAATATCTGTAGGGACCATCCACGGTGCGGCTTGGCGAATGTTGTCTTTGCCATCATGATACAAATAATTTAAAGACGGTCCTCTTAGACTATTAGGATTTTCTGCTCGGAACATGATGCAACTATAGTGCTTAGTTGACATGTATTGAGTATTGTCACGAGAAATGAGATCAGCCCCAATCACAGGAGGTAAAGCATTGATGATAGCACGAATCTCACCTCGCATTTCTACCAATCGCATTTTAGGCGAACACATAATAACACTGGTGCTGTTATGTGTAAAGATCAGCTTATGAGCAAAAAATGCACATACGTATGAGTTGTTTTTAGCATACTTATCCTTGAAATAATCAAAGTCATCACGGCATTGTTTAAAATCTTCGATAATTTCCTTTGTGTATATAACTTCAGATGTGCTCATTGTTCGCTCACTATTGACTTGTTTTTAGTCTCAAATGCATCGCCTACTTGGTCCATCAAATCTGTCGGTCCTCCGACAAATGTGGCCTGTGCAATATTGACTTGGTTATTGGTTGTATCACCTTGCTTACCTGCGGTGATAGTTTCAGTGGTGATTTCTTTCATCTCTTTGTGGAGCTTCAAGATTTCTTTATTCGTTGTCGTCATTTGACCCATAAGTGTCGCAAAAACTTCCATATGCCGAGGGCTATCTGCGTTCTTTGCAGTTTCAAGGAATATTTTGCCTGCTTCAAATAACATTTGTTGCTGATAGTGTAAATTTTTACGAACTACACTATAATCGGACTCTAAATCCGGTGTACGATTTGTAGGATTGCTTGTTATTTCATTAAGCACTGTTGGTTGATACACTTCGATCGTATCACCATCTAAACCTGGCAAATCTGTTGTGTCCAAAATCTCTGCTAGGATTTGATCATCATCCATTAGTTTCTCCGCGGTGCAGAAGGCTCAGTACCAGTTGGAATTTTGACATTTTCAGATTGAGTTTGCAGGATTTCACCTTGCCAATCTTCTCGTGTCGAATCTGGTGGAGCTACTTGTGTATCGATCGATTCGAATGTAGCCCCGCTATTATCGAGGGTCTTTTCATTTGCAAATAGATCGATGTAAATTGTATGGATTTCACCTTTGATTTCTGCTACCGGTGGGTAGAGCCATCCATTAACTTCAAAGATAAAGTTTGTTTCTAATCTACGTCGAGTAGTGTTGTCAGTCTCAAGCTGATTATCCAATGCAAGAGATTGCAGCACTACTCGGATGTTTCGGTCAAAAACGATGTCATTCCCAAATAATTCTTTCATTTGTGTGCTGAAATGAGGTTGGAAATACGGCCAAATCTGTTCAATGATTTGGAACATGTCGTCTTGGTGACGAGTATAAATGCCCAGTTCAAAAATCATTCGAACTGGTACAGGGTTGTACTGTGAAATTAACTTTGTAGACTCTTTTTCATTTGCAAGAGTTCTGTTTGTAAGTGCGGTTTTGTATGGTGCATTATAAACAATGTCGACCATGTTTAGGCACATGCGTGGCAAAATCGTTTCCAATTTCGCCACTGGCCCGTCTTTATTTACTGACGTAATAGAGTCCAATTTCATCGCAAATCGTTCTTTAGACGCGTATGTAATAGGAACTCGAATTAGTTCGAGTTTCCCATCATCTTGTTTGCGCATAACTTGGACATGTGAAAACAAATCACCCATCAAAACAATGTAACGACGAAGAGATGAGTTGTACCAGTGACCGAAAATTTTGATTCTCCTTGTGTGCGCAATTATCGAAATGTCGTCGGTTTTTAGCATGATTCGCTATCATAACCTTACAATGAGGACATTCAACCAAACGCTTTGGTTTGCCTTTATGGGAGGCAACTAATTTTTCCAAGTGTTCAGGACTCAATTTCTTTCCTCTGTGCCTATCTCCAATTTTGGCCTTAAACTCAGCGGAATGTGTTTTACCATAAAAACTATTGAGTGCACCGACACGCAATTTTCCTCTGGCACTTTGAACCTTTGCCATTGCCCTTCTTGCTGCAATAGCCTCGTTTTCAAATGACTTCATAGACGCATCAGACAGATTTCCAAACCTTTGACCTACGCTACTGAACATGAAATGGTACGCTAGTATCATTTTAGGATCTTCAGTGGATGCCAGTAATTTATGAGCGTTCAAATGCTGGTAAAACTCAATTCTAACAATATTTGAAGGCTCTCTTTCAAACTCTGGGAATAACGATTTAGGCAAGACATGATGGCGCTCGGAATATTCATCCCCAGTGTATGGAACAACTAACTTCAAATATTTTTAGCAGTTTTAGGCTTCAACCAATTTCTAACCTTTCTCCTAATTCTGACTTCCACAGTATTCTCCAGTTTAATTTATTTATTCGCTCATAAAATCATTGTCAAATGGCGATGTGTGCCCCATAACTCCTCGATTATTGACAACTTCATATGGTTCGATGATTTCCTGGCCTTCAATATTGATATCGTTAGACTCTTCGTATTGATGTTCATTGATATCGTGGCGCCCATTGACTTCTGCTATAGGAGCTAAATCGAGTTCACTAAACTCAGGAATATTGATGTCATCATTTCGTTGCAAAACTGGGTTGATTTTTTCACCAGAGTAGATGAATTTCTTGGCAGTTATTCTACGCATCGCGTTGGAGCCAACCTGGTAAAATGGGTTGTAAGGCTCGACCCACACAATCTCAAACAACGATTTGTCCATTTCAAAGTAGATCAAATCTCCTTCAAGAGGTTCAGAACCATTGACTTGGTATTTAAACAAGTTTGGATTCACAATAAGTGTGATTTCATCTTCTACCTGCATACCAAACTTGCTGAAGAACGTATTGGAGCCGCCATATTGCTCAAATGAATCAAGATATGCCGCGAATTTCCAAGTCTTGGAGAATGACCGCATAGGGTCTTCTCCAAATAAGACATCTTTGTTTTTCCACTCAGATGGCATGTAATAACATTCAACGCCTCGCATTTGGATGCTTTCTGCAACCAAAGCATCTTGAAGTGTTTGAGTGTTAGCATAATTATAGAAGTTGACATACGGATTGAGGACTTCGGTTGAATTTGTCTTATTGTAGCCGGTTCCATCTTCCAATTTTGCAAATAAACTGCTATCAAATGTAGTCATTTAATTACCCCATCATTATGCCAGGTGGCGCTTCAAGTAATTCGAGCTCTTCTCGCAAGCGTTCTTTTTCTATTCGGGCTTCATCGATAAGGCGTTCGCCGTTGATAGTTACTCCACCTGCTAATTGAAGGCCTTGGTGACGAGCAAGAATTTGCCCATTCAATTCTTTGACTAACGCGGTGGCGTAGTCTTTGACCCATCGATTATTGAAAGCACCTTGTGAAGTTCCTTTAGGCTCCCCGACTGTATAGCCTGTAACATTACGATTTGCGTTATTGTACACATCAGATGCAGACCAAGGACTTTGCTCACCTGAAACATATCCATAGCCAACATATGTACCTACAGCAGGACCAACATCAACGAATGATTTTGTCCAAACTTCAAGGAAAATAAAATCGCCTTGTTTGAAGTTGCCTGAGATTTTTAATTGTGCAGTGTCATCATTGAACCAGTAGTCTGGCACGGGGTTGAACATATTTTGCAAAATTGTCCAGTACTGCATAATCGTAGTGTAGTAGCTCAAATTTGCGCCATAGGCGTTGGGACCAAATGATTGCGCAGAAGAGCACCCATTAACTCCAGCCATACCAAGAATAAAATCAGTGACCCATGGATATGTAGCAGAACCATCCATAGTCAATAACGCTCCCATGTTGCCACGCATGATCTGTGTGACCGCAAAAATGTTTTCATCTTTAAGGTCAAAGACGCCATTTTTGTATTGGTCTTCAGAACCAACATGCACAAACATGTAAGTCTTGTTCAGCCCGTTGTAGTGATATTCGCCATACAGTTCTAAAGCACGTTGAATACATTGATAAATTTGAGTTTCCGTGACTTCAACATTAATAATTGGAGCACCCATGCGCATCAAAATGTCATCTTTGAGCTGTTTAGGGTTTTTAGGTTGTGTGAACATTAGAAATCCTCTAAGGGCCGAAGCCCTTTTATTATTTAGAGTTGATAGTGCCAGAAACAAGAGTTGCAAAACGTGTGATGCCATCAGCAGTGAAGCCAGTCTCATCTAAGAACAACGTCGCATTAAGTGGAATTATTCCACTCTCTGAATCAGTGTTGATGACAGGAACAGCAAATTTTGCAGAAACTTCTTTGATTGCAGTAACAAATTGTTCATATTTCACACCATTTGCATCAGCAGCAGGATATCGATTATGGTCTGCAAATTTTGTACTCTTGTAACCTGTTGTAATGAACACCCGAGATTTAGATGTAGGAGTCACAACCAAACTAAGCAACTTATGGAGTTCTGCATAGAACGTTGTACCAGACGTGTCTTCGATTGCACCTAATGTAGTGTCTGTGCCATAATCCCACGGCCCAACATTGATAAGAATAACATCTGACTTTATCGCTTCGGCAAAATCAGTATGAGATGCAATCTCACTAATCCCAGCCGAGCTTTTAACCGATTTACCTTGTAATGCATTAAGTTTTGAAACTATTTGAACATCGGTTGAAGTGAATGTTCCATCGCTAAGGCTTGAGAACGATTTACCGGTGTAAGGCATACGAGCTATAATTGTGTTTATTGCGGAGTTAGTTTGCGTAAGCTCTGTACGTAATGCCTTTGTAGAAAGTATGAGTCCTGCTTTATCGACTGGGTCTACAGCAGTAGAGTCACCATTGAGTGTTTTAGAATGAGATGCAACCGATCCTTGAAGACCAGTTGTTGATGAGCCTAATACTACTTGAATTTCCTGAATTGCACTAGAGTTGAGTTCAAGCTGTGTATCATGTTCAGATAAACGCCCAAGGATTGATGTAGGAGCAGGAGAAGCTCCACCAATTTCAGTCTTGATTGATTCAATGGCTAATGTGTTGATATCGGCCTTAGACGCAACTGTTGCCACATCAAGTTTGACCTGTGCTACTCCATCGCTCAATGTGTCAACTCGTTGATCGATTTCGATAAGATCATCGACAACACCAGAAGCACCATTGATCTGAGTGTCTAGTTTTGAAATATTTGATGTGTTAGTTTCTACACGTGTTGTAATACTTCCAGGACCAATAGCGAGTTTTATTTCAGCGATGCTAGCAACGTTTGCAGAGGAAACAGTTTCAACAGTTCCAAGGCGAGTGTAAATAGAAGGTGTCCCTTCAGGAGGAGACACACCGAGTTCATGGCGAACCTTAGAACTTTCAATATGCATACCAGAAAGATCGGCTGCATCTAATCGAGAATTGATAACAGAAATGTCATCGCGGTTTTTGACCGTCTGTGAAGTAGCACTTTCAAGACGTGAAATCAATCCACTTGAAGGGGTACCGGGAGATGGCAACCCGTTGATGTCTTCATTTGCTTTATTGCCGACAGTATTTTTAAGATGCTCCAAACTGTCATGAATTGGGACATCATCGGTATCACCTAATCGAGCAAGAATCTCATCGTTTGATTGCCCAAGAACTTGAAGAATTCCATCTTGAGCAGCATTTTTTTCATTTATTGCAGCAATCTCGGATGTATGTAAATTGATTGTATCAATTACTCCACTCTCGCCCAAAGCTGCTAAATCCTCTTTGATCTTTTCGATTTCTACATTAGATGCAGCGTTTTCGCCAGCCAATAATGAAATATTTTCGCTAAGAATGACAATATTTTTCTGAAGTTGTACGCCAAATCGATTGGCAACACCTTCGTTGCCATACTTAGTTTCTGTGCCAGTCAAAAGGACACCGTTAGCAATCCATGCTAATCGAGCTTGTCCTTCACCAGGCAATCCATCTACAAATGGTAATTCTTTAAGAATAGTTGTCAATTAAGCCACCTTTATAATATAATTTAAAGACATGTTCCATGGACGATTTTCACCGCCCATTAGCTCGGCGGAGTTAAGTGTTGAGTATTCTCTACGGATGCTATCTGATTCAATCTCAGTGCCATCATTGGTGAACATCCATGAGTTATCAAAGTCGGCCGGATTGTGGTCACCCATAAAACGATTACCTTGTGTCCCACCGAATGTGTATCCTGAGCCACTGCGGTTTGATTCGCCCCAAGTAGTCACATGTTTGTGCTTGATCACTTGTTGCTTTTGGACTTCACCTACTGCTCCGCCTGACACATCATTGCCTAGCAATGGTTTATTCTTGGAATCTACTCCTCTAGCAGCAAGAATATCTCGCCCTTCACCTACACCTCGAACGAACAAACCACGCATATCTGGGCCGTAGAAGACATCACCAGAGCCGCCGAATTTATAGCCTATTAGAGCAAAAAACTCAGGATATTGAGCCTTAGACAATTGTGGGCCATTAGCAATTTTCCACTTTCCACCTACAGGGTCAGTATCGCCTAGATACATTTGAGTGCTGCCAATAGGCATAGAATCCATGACATGCTGTTCAGATGCGATTTTAGAGCCATTTAATTGAGCCTGGCCGGTAAAATTAACAGGCCCGGTGACAGTTTGTTGAGTCATTGCTGTAGTGAATAATACATCAGCATTACTGGCTAATGCTGAGCCAGGAGCTTGCGAAATTGTCTTTGTTAATTTCACTGTTCCTGCATTATCTATTGTAGCTGAATAAGTTTTGAACCCTTTAGCTGAGATGTATAACCCGTCATCGACACCGAGGTTTGCAGCAACTTGAGAAGCAGCCTGAACGACACCTTTATTTGTCAAACTACCGACAGTTCGCATCAATGTATAAGGTGAAATAGCATAGCCTTCACGTAGTAAGCCTTGTTGAACCTGCCCAATAGTTGCAAGTTGAACTAGGCCTTGTGCCTGTTCTGTTGCAGGAGTAGGTACTGGCAAATTTGATGTCGCTGCTGCAATAGCTTGCTTGACCTTCAACGGCGTCATTGCTGTGGTATCATCTGCACCTGCAATAGCAGCTACGCTAGTTGAAATTTTTATTGTGCCTAAACGAGTTTCAAGAGCAGTTCGATTATCCCAATTCCAATCTAAAGTGTATTTCAATGAACTAGGGACGATACCCTTTGTTGTGTTTGTACCAGTTTGCGCTTCAACATCCGTAGCTAAAAACAGCACGCCCTTTTGAGTGGTTGAAGCATCTGGGTGCTGTAAACGAGCTGCTAATGTAGCAGGCGTGACCGCTTTAAGTGCATCAATTCCAGCAATAACTTCATCTGCAGTAGCAAGTGTGATAACGCCGGCCTTTGTAGTTGTCGAGTACGAAGTCGGCGAAGTAAGATTTAACGCATCTTGAACAGTGACAACAGATTCCGGGAATTGAGTACTAGTCGGATCAAAGCTCGTATAACGAGCCTCATCTGAAATATGTTTGTATGTATTATTTAATGGAGTTTCAGCCATTATTATGCCTCACGTTCAAAGTAGTACAATGTAATAGGTGTAGCAGCGCCGTCAAGTGTTTTTGTTTCAGTTCCGATGCGTCGCCATACTCCATATCCGGGTTTTGCAGGAGATGCAATTGTTTGCGTCACCTTAACTCCGAATGTAGAAGTTTGAGGCAAGATATGTGTTTGCCCATCAATGTATCGAATTTGTAAAATGTCTAATGTAGACCCGAAACCTACTGAACTAAACACATGGTTCTGCGATGCAGCAGTTTCTAATGCAATTTTTACTTTAGATGCAACTTCTTCGCCCGTGTCACCTTGAGTTACAGTTACCGGAAAACCATAAAAGTCAATTATCGCCGTTGATCCAACAGTAGCGCCCGGAATAGATACATTCCCGACAAATGTGAAATCGTCAACTTGAGATATTGCAGCAGGGCTTACACCAGTAGTGTTGATTATGCAAGCTCCTTTAGGCATCTCAAACATTGCAACACAGTCATCAATCGCTGACTGTGTGTTTGCATAATGGATTCCTTGCAGAGTTTGATTTATCGTAGGACTACCATATGGCTGGTTGTTCCCGATTATGATTGATTCGTGTTTTGTTGCAAACTTATGAAAGCTTGCATCACGAGAAATATTGCGAGATAATGTTAAATTGTTGCTCATAGAATTCTCATCCAACGGTAAACGGTGACATATGGGTCCAACGTGCTGAGCGCTTTAGGAGGAACATGCTGTGAATTGGTCTTCGCATAGTCTTCACGATATTTGTTGTACGCTGGACCTTGGTCGTCAGGGTCAAATTGACATCCACCCACAATAACAGATCCATTGTTATCAGCAATAAGCACCTTTTCATCAGTTTGAGTTGCAGGTAAATGATCGTTAGTTATTGTTGCTGTTCTTGCACCGCCGGTCCCACCTGCAGTATGAGTTGGGTTGCCATTTGAATCGATGTCGTTATTATTTAATCCAAATTGTGTATCATTGATGTCATCAGTCCAGCCAACTAACACTCGACGTGTACCCCATAACATCCAAGTTCCTAACATGTATGTTGCTGGGTTATTTGGGTTGATACCATTCTCATAAATTGTGCCTACAGGATACACAATGTCAAATATATCCGCAGGTGTACTAACTCGAACTTGTGTTTCAGGAGCAGGTTCAACGTTTGGCCATGCGGGATTTTCAAAATCTGTTAAACGAACACGTCCATTGAATTGATATGTTGGACCACGCTGAATGTAATGATTATCAGTCTCATCGATAATTTCATCAATTTCTAGTGTAGTACCAATGTCGTTGTTGAACCATTTTATTGTCACAACATCGCCATGTTCAAATGGAGTTCCGAATTGGATACTTTCAATTGAGCCTGTGTCTTCTGACACAGTGTATGAATAGTCAATATTCGACAATGTCCATGTACCACCAAGTGCTTGACAATCAGTGTTGGTCTTCGCATCAGCGCCTTCACACTTGTACAGTGGTAAGCCAGCATTACCGGATTCGTTAAGTATCACGCCATTGCGATATACTTCAAATGTGTTAGGATTGATCAATCCACTATTTGATGATTGTGTATATCCTAATTGCTCGACAGTGATGCTATCTAATGTTGCGAGATCGGCAACAAGGCGTGTACCGTCCAATGATTGTTCATCAGTAAGTTTGTCATCCAAAATCATACAATCTAGGCGGTTGTATGTTGAGCGCCACTGCGAAACGCCATCAACATATGTTGTGATGACAACACTATCGCCAAGTTTAGCAGGATCACGCAAACGAATGCTACGCCCGTCTAATTTGACAATGTCTGAACCTGTACCAGGTGAACCGAAATCTGAGTTATCGCTAAAGTCCGTGCCGTAGTAAAGCATGTTACCACGATGATAGACTTGAGTGTTGATCAAGTTGAAATCCGCTGTACCAAAGACATCAATAAAATCTGTTTGGCCTTCGGTGCACAAAAATTCCTTTTTGTAGACAGATGTAGCGCTTTCACTTGAGGTGCGGTTAAGCAATTTATTCGGGTTGAATTCCCAACGTCCTGGTGCACAATATACGAATTCCAAATCTTGGAGATTTGTTGCAAATAGTTGAGAATCACCAGAGCCTTTAAGGGTGTCACCTATAGCTGGAGAAACAGTTACGCCGTTTGCTTGCCAAGTACCAAATGTATCACGAATTTTTACTGGTTTGTTGTAATCGGCAACACTACCTTTAGGCAATTTAACATGAATGTTGCCGCCGGTTGTATCAATAGCATATGACTTGCCGAATGCCGCATCTAGTACATTTCCTTTTGATGATTCAATAGTGTCCCAGGCTCCAGCAGGGAATAACCGATTCCCGTCACCGAGTTCATTATATGTATCATCGAAGTTGTTTTTGATTTTTTCACCGCCTGCACGAAGATAATCGCCAGTGCCGTCATCAACTACCTCACCGATGTTTAAAATTTCTTTCATTATGCAGATCCAATTTTCTGTGTAGTTATGCTTTTAACCGAAACTCTCATGTTTGCAACGCCAGTAGGCGTCACGACCATTTGAACAACTTCGGCGTTACTTAAATTGTATTTAATGTCTAGAATTTCATCATCTTCATTTGCATTGCCAACTCGCATCACAGCAAATTCTGTGCTATGCACGTTTTTGAGACGAGTATCAATCAACAAATTGACTTCAGACTGGCGTAGTTTTGTGCCATCAGCAGATGAAGCAGTAACCAAAAGCTTAATTGAATTGTATTGAGACATATGCGCAATTGGAATAACAGTTTGACCTGTTGCAGAGATTGGGCGCGTCACTTCAATTGCAGTTTCAGTTGACCCGAAAAGTGAGCTCAATTTATAGTTCCAAATCGGAACATTGTTTTCGTTGCTTATGCACCAACATTCAATTTTTGCATACGGGTGTGTTACAGTCAAGGCGCCTTGGATACCTGCAAATGAACCGCCTGTGGCTTGGATGACAATAGGATTATTGATAGAACAAGTCCCATTAGAATTGATGAACACAACATATTCACCAGGTTTGCCTTCTGCCAACGTAGGGTTCGCTGCGCCGTTTTGTGTATCGACGTCCCAAAGTGTTCCCATCGCAACTGGAGAACGAAAATCATATGCACTAACCTTTTGGAAATATCCTTGGGCGTGTAATGTTTGGAATTGTGTTTGAGTTCCACGATCGTAGAATCTCACGTCACCAAATGTATTGTAGATATTTGTGCCTAGAGAATTTAACTTTGTGCCACCATCAAATAGGATGTCACCTGTAGAGCCATTCCCGATGACACCTACATCAATTTCAGTTTTTGGAGTCTGTACGTACATACCTATTCCTCTTATAATATTTTCTATTTATACGAAAAAGAGGGCACAAGGCCCTCTTTTAAAATTCAAAAATAATTGCAACTTCTTCTGTTTGATCCATTGATCGAATTACCGGTTGGCGATTCTCAATGTAGACCATTTCCCCAGAGTGCCGAGCAAGCCCGTCTTTGCTATAATGATCCTTTGTTGCTTTAACATTAGGGTCGTTAGGCAAAGTCTTAGCCTCTAAAGGATTCATGATCAGAGATAACTGACGAAAGCCTTTGTTACCTAGCACGGATGCTTCAGGGAAATAAACCGAATCAAGATAAGCTTTAAATCTCATCATAACAGCTTTGATTCTAAATACTAAGCCAAAATCATTTTGTTGCCATGTCAAATTGTCTTTGTAGCCCCATCGTTTAGGATCGGCTGCAATTTCATCTGGCCATGGAACAACGATGTACTCGTTTGTGCATCGGTTAATCGATACATCTGGTGGAATCTCGTACAAGTATTCCCAAAGGTAGCCATCACGTGTGTCAACAAGTCCTTCAGTGTCTCCACGTCCACTTGGCACAAAATTTGATTCAATGCTTGGGGTCCATTTTCCACCAAGCATAGTACACTCAGCTTTGGTAGTTATGCTAGAAATCGAACATACACCTGTGCTTGGTACATCAACAACACGATACACCATCCAACCTTCAGCACCTGGCGCTCGGTTATTTGGCATCGTATTTGTTACTACAATTTCACCTACTTTGAATGTACGTGGATTTGGATAACGTGGATCACCCCAGTCTTTACGTGGAACAATCGCATCAAGATACGATTGTTGAATTTTCACTGCCCCGAGGATGTTGGTCCATACATCTTGGACACCTTGTGGATTGTCTACTGGATATGGTGGAGCAAAGCCAGCATCAGACTCATTTGACGCCCATGGAGTATCTCGCCCAAAGGACAAATAAATCGCATTCTCGTCAGGCCCATCACCGACGAGATTGTAAAAATTCAGCATTTTTTCTGTACGAAATTTTGAAGTAATAATCGCACGATAGACCATTGAACTGTCATTCATCTACTTTCACCTGTGTTGGGTTTTGTGGGTCACGTGGATTTCCTACATCTGACTTGAGACGCATATCTACAAGATTTCTAAACTGTGCAAATGTAACAGCAGATTGATCAAATAGTGGACTCATAGGACGTCGACGTTCGTCGGCATCAAGACCATAATATGTTCCAGGATTGTCAGCCATATATGTTGGGCGAAGTGGAAAATCAACTCCTTTATTTGGAGCATCCAAATAAATCGGTTCACCTGTAGTAGGATCACGATCAATTTTTCCATCTGGACCAAATTTTGCAACTCGGTCCGGCCACACAGAAGGTAGCCCAGCATCCCACTTGTAATTCTTTAGAGTATTTATGATAGTCTCTACATGCTTCATGCTTAGACCGGCGTTAATAAACATTGAAATGAGTGTGATGCCTATGAATCCAAATCCAACAGGATGCACAAATCGTAAAACATCATCTCGATATCGAGATGAAGGCAGCGCAGATTTGATTTTCATAACATAGTATGAACGCCCTCGGTTGATGTACTCTATTGTGTTAGACGACATGTCTTTACCACGAACACCTTGGACAATAGTTCCTTCAAAACTTGTGCGCTCAGATTTAATTTCCTGGCCTGCGATAAAACGCCCAAGAAGGTTGTGGATGGTGATTTTCCATTGCAATTTACCTTTGCTGTAGTGCCGTTCAATGTATGTAACGTTTGAACGTCCTGTGGCTGTGTAAATTGTCCGCCCAGCTAAGTCTTCGTTGATGTTGTCAGACTCAACAATGATGTCATACTCAAGCCCATTTGCAGATTCAATGTCGATTTCCACATCTTCATTGTATAATACTTTGAATAAGAATTTGTATGATGCTTCAATACCTTTTGTAGAGTAGAAGTCATTCTTACGTGTTTCAAAGAATCGTGCAACAAAATCGCGTTTTTCTTTGTTCAAGTAGATGTTGCGTTTATAAATCTCTGACCACAAATATTCCCATGAATGTTCTTCTTTAGGATATTTGTCACGAATCAAATTTGTCAAATTGTTGTAGACAGTGCCATAGCCATCCGAGATATACTGTAAGTAGTACTCACAGAACTTTTCAAAATTTGATCCTTCCATGATGTAGCTTTCAGGAACAATTTTTGTTAAGAATGGACGTAGGTCAGGGTTGTTGTAGCCATTGCTATCATCAGGTGTCCATGGATCTTCACGAGTTTGGTTCTGCATAAATGCGTTCAAAAACACATTCGATGGCTTCCAAACAATTCGGACGGAATCTTTTACGCGATAGTTAAATTCGTAGTAGCCTACAAGTTCACCGCTGTGTTTGTAAAACACTACACCATTAGCGTACTTCGTAAAGTTCTTGAACTCAATGTTCGGAGAACTTACTGTACAATCACCAGTGTTCCAAACTTCTTTCATAAATCGGTTTGGCGATGTGACAGGGTACGGGTCAATAGGATATTCATGTGTGATGTCTGAATAAACCATTACTACACGATTTGAGTTGTCGATCCAGCAACGTGTACCAGAATTTGTGCATTTAGAAAAATACGGTTCAGCGTAATACTTCATACGCCCAGGAGCCCATTTGTCCCACCCGTCGAATCCATTGGCCCTAAAGCTCATCATCAACAAGTGTTTGTCATGGATCCATTGTTGCACATATTCCTCTTTCACTGCATAGTTAACCGCATCAGGATATTTAGCTGGCAACTCGGTGTCAGGCACGATATTTTCTTGAAGGACTTTGTAATTACTAGACGAGATAAATAGCTCTTCGTCATCACATGACATGTTGGTGTAACCAACTTCAATACGACGACGCTCTTCTTCTGTATTACCGAAAATTCGTACCCACTTTCCAGTGTCATGGTCTTCTAACATGTAGACGCCTTTGTCTAATGAGTCTACAATATTTTCTTGAACTCTTGGGTCTTGGCGGAATTCTTTGACTTCACCAACAACTAGAGCAAATATTTTGCCATTGACACAATCCATTTTCCATGTGACGGCTTTGTTATTGCCTGTGATGGATTGAGACTCTTTTTCAAATAGTTTTTCGCCGAATGTAGGTGAAACTGGATTGCCATCAATTGGAGCATTTTTTGTTTTAGCAAAACGGACTTTATCACGCGCTACTACATAAATGAAGTCTTCGTTACAAGTTATCGCTTCTGCAATTTGTGAAACATCTGCAGGCAAACGTGCGTAAGTACCAAAAATGTTTACATCAAAGCCGAGTTGTAAAGTATCGCCGATTTTAGCGAATGTGATGTCATCGCTAGAGAATCGCACTTCATCAGATGACCAACGAACGTCGGTTGATTTTCGCCCATAGAATATACGGTCCCAACCAAGTACATAATTTGTAGTAGTTGATTGGTAGAAGACGGTCTTTGACAATGGCCAGCCTACACGGTCATTCATCAATTTGACCGCTTGCCATGTTTGCCCTCGGTCATTTGAAACTTTGACTAGGGGTTGCCAACGTTCAAACAAGTAAAGGATTCCATCATCTTCCATCAAATACATGCGATTGATGTCGCGACAAATAGGTGTCACGTCGCCTTGAATTTCGTGGTACTCATTTTCTTTGATGATGAAATTTGAAATTTGGCTCACATGTGAGTATGCATCGGAGTACATAAATGATTCATTTGTCAACGCTGCATAAATCACATCAGTGTTGAAATCCACATACGAGTTGTTGCCTTTTGTGAATTTTTCTTCAATGAATTTTTTGTTGAGTGTCAATTCATTCATCACTTCAAATGCATACGCATTCTGTGCAAATGTTTCAAATTCGTCTGTGTACACCCAATCGGACTGCTCGAAGCCTTCTGATGCTACCGATATTCTGAATGTGTATTTTGACAATGGCGACAAGTCAGTAGAGAACCACATATTTTCTGCGGTGTAGCCGAGCGGAGCCCAGGTCAAAAGACCTGAGGTATCAGCTTTAGCCATTTCTACTAAGTAGTAGAAATTCTCACCAACATCATCCCAAGTCAACTGTAGGTTGTTAGCCGACAATTTGCTAATAGCCAAACTTGTGATTTGTGGTGCTTTAATCATTGTGTAACCGCCTGTAATCTAATTGTTGTGTACTGAGGACGAAGATCATTTTCAAATACAATTAATGACCCGTCTTTTGTGAAAATGTTGTCAGCAGATGGTCTAGCAGAAAGTTCGATTTGTTGAACTTCAAAACGATCAGACGAAACATCGATTGCACCAAGATTCCAATACGTGTAGTCTTTAGTGTAGTCTACATTTCCGACTTCATAATACAATATCTGAGCGCCATTTGGTTCACGTTCAAAATCGTCGCCTGTATAAGGAACAATATGTGCGGGAATATCGCCTGGCATAAATGGCCCAATAAGGATCTTGCCTTGGTTCTGCGTATCTGCACTTGTTGAAACAAATTTGACCATGTAGTCATCTGCTTCAGCATCAATAGGGCTAAATGGAAATTCGTTAGAAACGATCGAACCAGGTACAACAGAGTTGTAGTATTTGATGCCACTTTCAGGAGTAACGAAGAAGTTTTGAATTTCTCGCACAAGTTCAATTGAAGCACTTGACCCGATAATTGAGTGATCAGCATTATCGATAAATTTCAACATTTTCGATTTTGCAAATGACTTGTTGAACATCTCTACATCTTCAATGTAGTATCGATCAATCTGATCTATGACTTTACTATTTAACCATTGCTCGGATTCTTGCAACTTGTTAATAGCGTATGTCACGTTGATATTGTGTTTGACAAACAAATAGTTAGGTGAAATTACTGAAGGAGTAATCGGCGCCAAGTTGTACTCTTTCAAGTAGTTTTGAATGTCTTCACGTTGAACAGCTGTCAAGTACAATCCAGACTTTGGTTTAATTGCAATGAATGCATATCCAGGCTTGTCGGTATCAGTGAAAGTCTGTACGGCTTGTGTGATTGAACCGAATCGTTCAGATACAAAGGCGTCATAGTCTGATGCTGTTACACAACGCATTTGTGCTTCGCGTTTGACAACAGCCATTTCACGAATTCGTTCGATGTCTTCAGGGTTACCACCACCATCAGCACCAACATAGTCAGGATCATTGTTGAAGTTTTCAATTACTTCATTGATAGTGATATATTGTAACGTGTCTGCATAAGTGAAGTCACGAGCACCATTAGCTCGAGCGCCATCAGTACGAATGTACTCAATTGCAATAGATGCGTTACGAATAGGCTTAAGGCCACCGATATAATTTGCAGCAATAGCACCATTTAATGTGTTTAAAGACTGTTCGCCTTCACCAAAATAAATTTCTGTGAAGCCATCGATTGTTTCACGAATGTAATAAATCGAACTTGTTGAGCCAGCATTGACCATTGACTTGCGAGTCCAGTCAGTCCACTCCGCACCATCAACGAAAACTCGAATGTGGTTACGATCAATATTTTCATCTCGAATGATGATAGGATCTGTAGGGCTGAACAACGTCTCGGTTCGTACAATTCGACCCTGTGCAAGATTGACGATTGGCCAGTACTCTGACTCGAGGTCTTTTACCGCAACAACATCTTCTGTAACAACAAATGGATACGGGTCTGCACTTGTTTCACGAGCATAAGCTAAAAATTTAGTGCCACGTGGAATTCGGATGTTTGTCGGATTAATTGAGTTTGAAACTCGAAGCTGAATAGTATTAGTTGCAGCTGTCATGCTAGCAGGCAAATAAGAATTATCTTGTGCAGCCTGAACTACTGATGAACGTAAGTTGGCTGTGCGTAAAAATGATTCATACACCGCAGTGTTAGAATATTGCTGGATGTATAGCATTGAGTACGCTAACAAATCGAGCAAGACGTTTATGCGTGAGCCTGCGAAATCATAGTCAAGAAATTCTTTTTGTGTAGATAACCAGTTTGTAAGACTTTTCTTGTTTTCTTCAAACGTAGCTCCTACGAACACGTCGGGAATCGCGTTAACTGTTCGTGCTAATTGTCCATTAATAGGAGTTTGAGTTGCCATGTGTACCTCTTAATTTGAAAACAATTTTGGGCTACCTTGAGCAACGGTATCCCCGTCAGTAAGCATATCGCCAATTCTAACAACTGGGATGCCATTGACGAATAATTTTGTGCTTGTTGCTATACATATGCCTACAGGTGAGTGCCCATGATAATTTGCGGCATCGCCATTGATCAAAACAGCCTGCCCAGCAACGAAAAGTTTTGATTGCGTTGCTGGGATATTTGTAGGACCATATGAGCCGTGGCCAGTAGTCATGCAGTTATTGTATGAAACAGCAGGCATAATTCACCTCACATAGTTTATGAATTGTTGCCTAAACACATTCCAATCTCCGCGTATCGGCTGAGTATAGACTTTAGTAATATTTATTTCGGTTGATGGATCAGTTATTTCAGTGTATGTTAGTCTAACAGAAATTTTGAAATCTTCAAGCATAACTCTTGGAGCATTGTACTCATAGAGCTGGACAGTGCCTTTAGGAGGCAACGAAGCAAACGAATCAGCTTCGCCATATTCAAGTCCATCTCGATATTTCAATGAGCCAGGAGGAAGTGTGAACAAGTTTTCGAACTTTCCGCTGAATGTGGCCCCATTTATCAAAATGTATTCTGGGAAGTCGCTTTCAATTATTTCTAGCTTTACTAAGACTTCTTGGTCTGTCAAATCGCTTTCAAACGTGAAAGATGAATACTCACCTTCACGTATGTCATCTAATCGTTCGAGTTGAGGTAAAATGTCTGCCATATTACACCACATCAAATTTAGGAGTTGTCCATGTAACGGCACCAGATGTAACCGAATATGTGCCACCAACAGTCATAGAATAATTACCTGTCACGTTTGAAGTTGCATTACCATCAACCTTTATGTCTGCATTTCCTGAGACTTTGACATCAGCGTTTCCTGTAACAATTATTTTTACATTTCCGCCAACTTCAATTGTACCGTCGCCGGTAATTTTCTTGACTTCATTTGCACTAACTTCAATTGTGTTGTCGCCAGCAATCTTTAAGTTGTTCTTACCTTCAATTTGACGTATAACATCAGAGAAATTAATGTAAGTTTCTATACCACCTACGTTGACCTTTCGTTGTCCTGACGTAAGTTCATTTCGATTACCTTCGGCCAAATGATACAAATCGCCTGTACACTTGTCAGTTTTTCTGCCATCTGGTGCAACTTCAACATAGGAACCTGACGGGTGACGAATTCGATATCGTTCTTGACCAGGTGTGTTGTCAAATTCTTGGCTATGGCCGCCTTCGGTTGTCAATGCCTGCACATAAGGATACGTGCCCATGTATGAACTTTTTGGCTCTTCAAATAGTACAGGAGATTCTTCTTCCTCATATGGGCCGCTTAGATCGTCAGGGATTCCATCAAACGCCGTGTTGGTTGGTGGTGCTGGCTCAATTTCTGTATCAGAAGGATCAAATGGATTAAACCCATCAAAGAAATTGTCAACGATATCGTTTAACCCAGGAGCAAATGCTGCTGCCTTCATCGTTGATTTGCCACCAGGCACAGGTTTAGGACGTATCCCGTAAGCTCCTAAATTCCCGGTCTTGATGACCATTGAAATCCTATTTGCTCGTCCTGGTGTTTGTCTTGCCCAGAGCGACGCTTTGAGGTTTGCAGCAGCTTCATCCCACTTGCTAGCAAGCATAAGCGCAAGAGATTGTTTAAATTTGGCAAGACCGCCAACACCAAGCTGGAAGGCCATATTTTCTAGAGCCATTTGGCGAGATCGATTGGCCTTCATATACACTGGGCCAATCGTCCGATTTTTCTTTATTTCAGATTGTGTCTTTGCAAGATCAGACTTAAACAATCGTGAAATGTCAGAACTTGAAATTGTTGAACCTACACTATGGCCTAAATCTGCAGAAAGTTGACGAAGAATTACATTCATGTCTCTTGTCTTTTTAGGAAGAATCAAGTGCCCGATACCAATAGTCGGGTAGCCTAGTGTGTCCCAATACACCGCATTTTTTGTACCTTCATCGCCAATGAGCATCTTTTCAATTGTGTACTCGGGATTGTCATCAGGGCCTGTCATATTAGCTGCACCAGGAAATAATCCTACGGATCCATTTGAATCCTGAGATGCGTTAGCGCCAGCAGCATCGCCATAAGCTCCACCGGCATTTAGTGCAGAACTATCAGGACCTGCATAGTCGGGATATTGCCCCATTGGGTCACTGAATCCTTCTTCCGAGTTAGGGATGACAGTTTGATTCCCGGAATACGAGCCTAATACGAGCCCGTTGGTTTTATACTTGTCGAGCCAGATTCCAAAAACTCCTGAGCCTGGCAAAAGGCCGGTAACGGCACCAGAAACTCCTGAAACGGCTGGCGTAGTTACTGGCAACAAGACAGACATCCACGGGAGGTCTTCTACAGGCAAACCAGAAAATTCACCTTGGATACGTGAAAATGGATGTACGCCTACAGCACGTACGCGTACACGTCCTTGTTGCATCGGGTCCATTCGATCTTCTACAACACCGATGAACCAATTTAAATTATCAGCCTGTAAACGCACTGTTGTTCTCCAATTCTTTGATTAGATCTGAGATGAAACGATCAATATCCGATGGTGCAATGATTTTTATTTCACGTTTATGTTCGTTTTGAAGTAATGCATCTTCGTATAAACTGACTGCGGCAAGAGCTCCTTTGTATTGTGGATACAAACGATTTTTATCGCCTTTGTCATACCACACACCAGGCTCATCGTCATACCAGACTAAGTTGAAATACTTTTCATTTTTTAAATCAACATGGTATGCTACAGCATCTGGGTCCTTATGGAACTGTGCAACAGATTGGTAGCAAGCATCTTGAGATTTGATCCAATCATGAAATGGATCATAGATGTCGTTTGCCATTGTAAGAACCCAATACAATTGTGAGTTGTTGTAGAGCTCATAGGCCAATGCCTCAGGACGAGGTGCACCCTGAATGTAGTGTGTTACAAGGTTATAGTTTGCCGCAACTCGTTTGAAGTAAGCAGTGTAATTTTTGAAAATGTTGGCCATTAAGATTTCTTTTGCATTTGGGTCCAACGTCTTTGCTGAATAACTTATTGGATCGTAAAACGAAATAATCATAGTTGCTCCAATTTATAAATAGTGATAACTGAAAATATTTATATGGAGACATTATGGCACATAGTGGTCGATTCGTCCCAAAGAACAAAATGAAATATCGTGGACATGTTGATAAGATAACATATCGTTCAAGTTGGGAATTGTTTTACATGAAATGGTGCGATTCAAATGACAAAGTAACTGCTTGGTCAAGTGAAGAAGCAGTCATACCATATTTCTCTCATGCTGATGGGCGCAAACGTCGTTATTTCATGGACATCTGGTTCAAAATTGAAGGTGGTCAAGAATTCTTCATTGAAATTAAACCGAAGAAAGAAACTGTTAGACCAGTGCCACCGCAAAATCTTACAGCAGCGTCTAAGAAAAGGTTCGCTCAGGAGATTTACACATTCATGGTAAATCAAGACAAGTGGAAGGCTGCAAAGGCATTAGCCGATAAGCGTGGAATTATTTTTAGAGTCCTGACCGAAGACGGGCTCCGCAAAATGGGTGCAAAGATATGAGCATATTTCAAATTGATGAAGCAGCACAAATCAAAAAGGCTAACCCTAAAATCACTCGCCAAGAATTAGCGTGGGTTAATATTGGAGTTCGTTGGCGTAAAGCAAAGGCTAAAGGTGCTTCAGCAAAGTCATTCGCAGAAGAAAACGAAATAAATTATGAAACATTTCGTCGAAGCATGTTGCGGTATAAATCTCAAATCGACTTGGCATATCAAGCAGAAATAGCAAAAAATAAGCCTAAAGGGAAGCTTACAAAGTCTGAAAAGGATGCTATTCTCATCAACAGTTTTCGCCAGTCTATGCGAGAAAAAATTAAAAATGATGGTGCAGCAGCCAACAACAAATCAGAGAAATGGTTCAAAGAAACATTGGCTAAAGGTGTCCGAGGACACTCAGTTGTAGCTCCTGTTCCCGGAAAATTGTATGCATTCATCTATGATGCTAAGCACAAAGACAAACTTCCATTTTGGGACAAATATCCACTCATCATTTTCCTTGGTGCATCACGTTCAAAAACTGCTGGAACCGCGTTATTGCATGGCTTAAACCTTCACTATATTCCGCCTAAAGCACGTCAACAATTCTTGGAAGAGTTGCTTAAAAATTATTCTTCTACTGGTACTATCACAAATTCTACCAAGTTAAAAATTGATTGGAGCAAAGTCAAAGGATTTAATGGTGCAGACAAAATGATCAAATCGTATCTGCCAGGACATGTCAAAGGACGGTTCGTTGAAATTAAACCTTCTGATTGGTCTAATGTAGTCCTGATGCCACTTCAATCTTTCCAAAGCCAAGGATCAAGATATTCAGCAAACAAAGTATGGAGATGATCAGTTTAAGGAGCACGACGTGCTCCGGCTGCGCCTTCATATTATTGTTTTGTATATTGATCAGAAAATAACCACTGGCTGATGACATACTATCAGATACATCAAACAGATATTCTGACCCATTAGATATTTAGCCAGTGAACCATTATATGCAATATTATACACTTTTCGAGATAGCATTCGCCGTCTGATAAATCAGTTCCTTTAAACATCTGATATATCTTCTCCCACCTAAATTAAGGGGTGTAATGGGGTGGACCCATTATATGCATAATATACTACTTTTTGAGATAGCATAATAGCTTTATCGAATGCAAAATCAAGTGTCTATTTTTTAATCACAGAGAGTTTCATGTCAGCTTATAATCAAACAAATAAGACCAACTTTGCGGTCGACATACCCGATGCAGGCATCACAAAGGCATTTGTACTCAACGTATCAAGTGCTTTAATTCCTGGCATCTCAATTCCTGTCACAAACATGCCAACTGGCCAAGGTGGCCTTGGGCGAGCAAATATTCCTGGTTCAACATTTGAATTTGAACCGTTAGTCGTTCGTGTGCTTATGGATGAAGACCTTCAAGCATGGGAAGACATTTATACTTGGATGCTTTCAATCAATAACTATCGAACGTTATACAATGAGGGCTGGGAACCAGGCGTTCTACCAGAATTTATCACGCTCCATATCTGGAACAACTCGAAAACTAAAATTTTGCTGTCTCTTCATTATTACGGCGCATGGCCATCTACAATGGGTGATTTAGAATTTGACTTCACCGATGAAGGCGACCCACCAGTGTACGCCAATGTAACATTTCAATACAAGTACTTTGCTGTTGAACGAAATGGTGTTATAATTGAAACACGGGAACGGATTGGTGATAAGCTAATTCGTAAAAAGTAACATTCACCTTTTGAGGTAGTCATGAAATTAATTGCAATTGTCGGGCAAAAGCGCTCTGGCAAAGATACTGCGGCCAATGTCATCTGTGATGAATTCGACACTGAACGATATCAATTAGCCCTTCCAATTAAATGGGCACTCAACGAAGCTTACAACGACCTCGGCTTGAAAAAATCTTCAGGCGTGATATTGTCATTCAACGATTTTGATGGTGAAGGAATTGATCGAGAGCAACCAATCTTGATTTCAAATTCAGACGCGTACAATTTAATGTACAGAGCGCTCAAATTGCTCCAGACTAATGGATGCAATTTAGTTCGTGCACTACCGCTATTACCAGATGGCGAAAATTTATTTGGCTTTGATGCAATTGCAAAACTTTGCACAGAATCAAATAATCAGCCTTGGTCAATTCGTCGAATGATGCAAGTATTAGGCACCGATATTGTGGTCAATCATATTGATCGTGAATTTTGGAACCGTTGCATGATGGCCACTTACATTGATTGCCGAAATAAAGATCGCGATCTATTTTTGGTCAAAGATGTTCGCCAAGAACATGAATTGTCTCTTATGCGCGATCTTGGTGCACTCATTATTTTTGTGAAACGCGATGATATAAATAAAAACATCGATACGCACATTACCGAAGCTGGTCTTACACCGGTTGAAGGTGACATCATCATTGAAAACAACGACTCAATAGAAATTTTCGAATCTAAAATCAAAGAGGTAATCTCATGTCAAATGAAGTAATTGAACTTAAAGCAAAAATGTTCGATCTTATTGAAACCAATCAAGCACTTGGTGCTAAAGGTCAGGAACTTGCATCAGCACTTCAAGCTATTGCAGAAACTCTAGGCTTAGTTCCTGATGAAGGTGGCAATCTTGCTCTTGCAGAAATTGTCAATGGCGTTCATGCATTGGTTGTTCCTAAAGATGCACAAACAGCAGAATAACGGGACTTATGCAGCAGTGAAATTCACTGCTGCCACTTTGGATATGCTTCAAGACATGCAACGCGAATTGCAGTTATTTGAACCTGTCCCTCGAGATAAATTGCACTCTACAATTTGTTTCTCACGTGTCAACATTCCTTATGCTGCGATAAATGAATCTCGGTTCATTGGCACAACTGGCGAACTCGAAATCTTTGAGCACAATGGCAAACGAGCATTAGTTTTATTGCTCGAATCCGATTATTTGAAAGAACGTCATAAATACTCTCGTATTCTTGGTGCAACATATGATTTTGATGAATATCGACCACACATCACATTAGCGTATGATATTGGTGCACGAGCTAAACCTGGGTACCACACACGAGGGTTACCCGTTGAGATCTCACATGAGTATTCTGAAGATCTTGATTTAAATTGGAAACCTTAAAATATTTTTAAAAAGCAGTTTACTTCTTTAAAAATAGTTGATATAATGGTCATATCAAAACAAATAACACATTGAGTAAATCGTTATGGAATTGTTAGTTAAGTTTTTAAAACATCTCAGTAAAATGGGTGCTGGAATTTCAGCCGCTATCGTTCTTATCACTGTTGTATTCGGAATTTTTATGACGAATGCCGAAATTAAGACGATGGGAATCTTAGCTATTCAAATTCTGATTGTCTCATGTGTTATCTGGACTGTGTACTATGGTCTAGAAAAACTTCGCATTAAACATGCACAAATTTAATTTCGTTCAATCCCTACTAAAGGAAAACATCATGGCTACTCGCATCGCTCTTACTGTATCTCGCGCTGTTGCACAAAACACTAACGTTAGCCGTTTTGTTCTTGACGCTGCTGCAATCATTGGTCTTGTTGAATACGTTAATGGTTTAGTTGCCGTCACATTCAAAGCTCGCAATGGCAACGTTATCCAAACTGTTGTTGACGAATCATTTGAAACGATCGCTGATGCAATCGAACAATCTGATTACGAACATGCAGCTCAATTGGGATTAGTTCAATAATTTGAATTACCTCGAGTTACCTCTTGATTGAGGTAACTTTTCAAGAAGTTCGGTGATGAGCTAGTTGGTTAAGCTTATGATGATGTACACATCATGTAAAACGGGTACTCCTGTTGTCATCAGTTCGAATCTGGTATTATCGTTCTTCTTGAAAAGTTACTTTAACGCTCAGTAGGTTAGTGGTAGACTTACAGACTCTAAATCTGGATGCAACGGTTCGAATCCGTTCTGAGTGACCCGCAGCAAAAAGGTTGGATCTTTACGCTGCGTCCATATTATCGGTGTTGATATGTTTTATTACACGTATAAAATTACTAATGTAGTAAATGGTAAAATTTATATTGGAGTCCATAAAACTTACGATTTAGACGATGACTATATGGGTTCTGGTATGATTATAAATCATCAACAAGGATCTAAGAATTCTCAATACGGTAAAATGTGGATACATTCTATTACAGAGAAACGATCTACCAAAATTGGCAAAGGCGAATTAATTCCAGATGGCTGGGTTAAAGGTAGAAAATTAAAATTTGACTAAAGAGGAAGTACCATGAAACATTAGGTTTGTCGTAAGTGTATCGATAAGACTTCGAAACGAAGCATATACGGAATTTTTAATTCTGGTGGCAAAGTTATGAGATTCACATTTTCAAAATCTCTAGCTAAGTTTTTATGTTCGTATGACAAGAGTTACACTTACAAGAAGTTACGTTTCAATGTTGGTGAAGTAGCCAACGAAAATTCAACTGGATGTGTCTTTGCAATTGTGTCATATACCGGAGCCGTTTTGAGAATGGCAACAACATATGATCGAGCTAAGATACTTTGTGATGATGAGCATCGCTTCGTATTTGAAGCTAAGGTGAAATTAAAATGAAAATTGTTGGTACTATCGGTCATTATTGTTCGGGTTGTGGTCAAACGGTTCGTTATTTTCCGTGCCCAAATTGTGGTTAATAAATAAAAATATCAAAACAACTGTTCCAATCACCTCTTGGCAATGTGTAAAGTGGACAACTCCCTCTCATTGTTTTTCACTTAGTGATTTCTAGAGGGTTTTATTACTACGCCTATGTTATCTGCGGATGATGTAGGAGATTGGAATAACCTATAGACATCCAATCTTGAAATCAAAACAGTGTCTAGCGTCGCAAGACGTGGTTATGGGCCTTTAGCTCAATTGGCAGAGCAGCCCACTCATAATGGGTTGGTTTTCGGTTCGAGTCCGGGAAGGCCCACCAGATTTTTAGTGCGATGGCAGAATGGTCATGCGGTGGATTGCAAATCCACGTCAATATGGGTTCGAGTCCCATTCGCACTTCCAAAAGCGGTATTAGCTCAGTTGGTAAGAGCGTCGTCCTTCCAAGTCGAAAGCCATCGGTTCGAGTCCGATATGCCGCTCCATATTACCATGGAGGAAGTCCCTAGCAGAGGTTGTAGTTGGTTCGATTCCAATGGAAGAATGGTTCACGTAAATCCATATAGGGATAACGGGTTCGAATCCCGTGAAATTTGGAAAGTAAACTCGACGTGGGTTGAGTGCTCCCTGCTAAGGATGCAGACTGTAAAAGGTTGGGGCTCGGTTCCTCTGCTTTCCGCCAATTTAGATATGAGAAATTTATAATGTCATTTTTACAACTTGTTATACGTTCATTGACAATGAAGCGCCTTGGATACATTTTTGAGTCTGAAGAGCAAGCTTCTGCTGCATTTAATTTGTATGCATATCAAATCCGGACGTTATGTCCAAATAATCGTGTCGAAATCGATTATATAAATAAGATTGTAAAGAACAACACATGCCGAACTGAAGAACACTATCTTTGTAAAGTAGAGTTCCTCAAATCCGATGTCGAATTCTTCCGTTGCCTCTCATACTTTGGAACGCCTTGTCAAATGACTAAGGAAAAGTATGAACAAATAAATGTTAAAAAGCAATTTACTTAATTTTTAATGTGATATAATGGCTATATCAAATATTATTTTGTAAGAGGAAACATCATGACTACTATCACTCGTGCTCTAGTAACACTGAAACACGGTAAAGACCAATTCACAGAAGCACTTCGTGAAGCTCGATTCTCTGGTGTATTCCGCAACGGGACCGAAATTTCTACAGGTACAGACACTGCGAAATTCAAAGAAGCATCTCGTAAAACTGTCCAGTCTTTGACTGACAAACTTGAAGCAGAATTCGAACTACGACGTAAAGTCAACAAGGCCAATGCGACCACAATGGTTAAAATTGGTGATAAAGAAATGACTATTGCCGATGCCTTAACGTATCGCACTCACATTCTGCCACAATTAAAAGCATTGCACCAACGCCTGGTCAAAGACCTTGCAGCAAATCGTGCATTGTACACAAATACTGAACGCGAATATGACATGAAGTTGTCTAAGTCACAAAATGATGAAGATCTCAAAGTGTTGTTAGAAAAACGCGAAAAGCCATCGATCCTTGACACCGAGGCTGAAATTGCCAAGCTCAAAACTCAAATTGATTTCTTCGGACTTGAATTTGATGCGATTTTGACAGAAAAGAATCCGTTAATCGTCATCGATTAACGTTTGCAACAAATTAATCGTCATGGGTAAAAACTGTAGAGGGTTGCAGCTGGTTTTCCTAAAACCAGCTGATAATTTTTCATTGTCTGAAAAACAATCTCTCAGGTGGTCGGATGATATTGTCACCGCCCATTTGACCAATGCAAAAGCTTAGAGTTTAGCTCTTAAAGTTCAAAGTTTTTATTTTGCAAAGGTTAAAGTTCAAATTTGATCCCATTATTAATCTTGACACAAAAGTTTAAACTCACTGTGTTCTTGTCAAGGCCTCATGACGGTGCCCCCATTTTAAGTGTATAAATAAAACTATACAAACCAAATCAATTTTGATTTGAGAGATTTATTTCGTTTGTGTAGAATGCCATCATAGCTCAGTTGGTAGAGCAGCGGTTTTGTAATCCGAAGGTCGTAGGTTCGATTCCTACTGATGGCACCAGAATTTTATTGGACGTTAGCTCAGTTGGTAGAGCAGAGGATTTTTAATCCTAAGGTCAATGGTTCGAACCCATTACGTCCAACCAGTTTTATTCCTCGATAGCTCAGTTGGTAGAGCAGCAGACTGTTACTCTGTTTGTCCCACGTTCGAACCGTGGTCGGGGAGCCAATTTAATGGTAGAGTGGCAGAGTCTGGCTTATTGCTCCGGTCTTGAAAACCGGCGATCCATTGCAAAATGGGTCCGTGGGTTCAAATCCCACCTCTATCTCCATTTAACGTCGAATAGCTCAGTTGGTAGAGCAACGGACCGATAATCCGCAGGTCGCTGGTTCGAATCCAGCTTCGACGACCATACAGCAGACATGGATTCGCCTCTTCTTGAAAGCACACTAATCCATGCATTTTATTATTCCGTGTGTGACTGGAGCTTGGTTATCAGTCTCGCTTTGGAGGCGAGAATACGTAGGTTCAAATCCTACCGCACGGACCAGTTTTAAGGTGATGGTTGGGTTGTTGGTCAAACCCATCGGACTGTAACTCCGACGCTAACGCTATCTAGGTTCGAATCCTAGCGTCACCACCAGTTTTATTGCGTCATTGGCCGAGTGGATTAGGCATCGGAATTCTAGTCCGACTCACATGGGTTCGATTCCTATATGGCGCTCCAATATTTTTGCTCTAATCGTCTAGTTGGACAGGACGCTAGCCTTTCACGTTAGAAACCGGAGTTCGAATCTCCGTTAGAGTACCATTTTAAAGACTATTAGCTCAATCGGGAGAGCACTGGCCTGTCACGCCAGAGGTAGCGAGATCGAAACTCGTATAGTCTGCCATTTTTATTGCGAAGTATTTTCAGTCTGGTAGAAAGAGAGGTTCATAACCTCTTATGCGCTCGTTCGAATCGGGCCTTCGCTTCCAAACATCGGTGCATTAGCTCAGTGGTAGAGCAGAGGATTCATATTCCTCGTGTCACATGTTCGAATCATGTATGCACCTCCATGGGGATTTAGCTGAGACAGATTAGCGCCTGCCTGAAGAGCAGGATTAGATTGGTGCAATTCCAATAGTCCCCGCCATTTAATGGGTCGATAGTGTAGTTGGAAACACTGCGGATTCCAAATCCGCCATCCTGGGTTCGAGTCCTAGTCGGCGCCGCCATTTGTTGAGTAATATGTTATGTTTAATCCTTCTGAACTTCGAATTGATACTTGGTGCTCTAAACAAACCACTTGGGGACCTTTACGTGTAGACGATACATGTAGATTAACTCATTTGCCTACAGGCCTTCACGTCGAATTCACCGAGCGATCAATCTACAAGGCTAAAGCAAAGTGCTTTGAAGCTCTTGAAGAACTTGTTGCTACTCATCATCTAGAGTTCTATACTCCTTCAGATTTAATTCAATAGGTCACATTTTGTGACCTTTTTTCGGTTTAAATGTTTACATCTTAATTTAATTGTGGTATAATTGCACTATCAGATAAATTATCAAGAGACTGATATGAAAAAATTAGCATTGGGTTTTGTTCTATTATCAATTATGGGCTGCAGCCAAGCCGATTATGAAACACTCTCGGGAGTAGTTCCAGCCGGCGAACCTACAACTTCGGCTCCAGAAAAGAAAGATTTTGTAGATTTGAATCGTTACAAAGATCGTCAAATTTCATTTGATCTTGAATTTGATTGGCAATATGATTTGGCAGAACGTTATGGATCAATTGCTTACAAAGCAATTGACATTTGTAGCACACGTAACGATTATCGATTAACGGATGGACTTGACACTTCAACTGAATACGGTGCTCATGTTCTTAACGAATACCACATGGCAATCAAATCTTGTGCAACAGCTTCGCTCGAGCCGTTCCCGCAAATTCGCGAAGAAGATCGCCTTAAAGTGCCTAATGAAGAATCAATCAATATTGGCCTAGAGCTTAAAGATGACGAAATCGAAGGCTACAACGAGTTGCCCGTAGTATCGTACAGCACTGACGATCCTCGTTATCCACAGGTTTTGAAAGCCTGCAAATCCAATAACTCTCAAATCGATGACCCAGTTGAATTCGCAGAAGCAGTTGAGTTCTGCGTACGTAAAGGAATGTAATCATGTTTGATGCAGGTTCATTTGTTATCGCTATGTTTATTGGATTATTTCTTGTACTTGATGGAGCATCAGACTTTTGGGTCCCTACTCCGGTCGGAAATCCTTCGCTAAAAATCGCTGCCGGTGTAGCACTTTTAGTTTGTGCATCAATCTTACTTGTTTTAGGAAATTGATATGAATCATTTACGTTTGCACCGCCGCTCAGAACTTGATTTGTTCATTGCGAATTGCTCTCAGGTAATTAATCGCTCGGTGTATGACAAATCTGACCACATTAAAAAGGCCAATGAAATCCTTAATAGCCAAGGGCTCCATGAGTGCTGGAAGCATTTTGCCGGGAATCGTACTCTTTGGGAAGACGGCTACAATATTTTCTTAGACCCATTAACCAAGGCCACATTCATGTATTATCGAAATCTTGATGCAAAAACGAGTCAAGCGAAATTGTCTCGCAAGATAAAGGAATCAAAATGATTATCACACGTGAATTCGATTCAACTCGAGATTATGATCTTCCGAAACTCTTGAAGACTGATGGGCTGGTAAAGGTTGAAGCTCTAGTAAATGATGCCCTTGTCGAAGTTAAGAATGTTTCACGGACTAGTGATGTATTCTTTGAAGACAACGAAGGCGAGAAACTCCATTCTTGGAATATCAAGAAAATTGTGTTAACATTTGTTGTAGATCCTACCTTTAAGTTAGGCGAAACTGTAACCTTTGATGAACCTGCTATTTTTGATCGCAAGAGCCTTGAGAAAGGTGCCTACATTTGCAAGTATATCGATGTCCGGAATATGCGAATAGCAATTGACATCTTAAATATCTACACTAACACCGGCGATATGGGTGGTATGTTCCTCTTCGATTTAAAGGAAAACTATCGTATGTTGTCAATTCAGAAAATCACCTAAGGAGAACATTATGTTCGGATTAAAGAAACCACAAACTACCGCACCGCACGCTCCATTTCATAAGATGTTTGCAGCTGTGCATCTTGTAACAGAATCTTCGGATCACTACAACATGCTCGTCGAGCATGCCAACGCACAAGAAATTCTCGACTATATCAAAAGTGAAATGGGCGATGAACTTGCATACGTATGCAACTGGTGGATTAGCGCAGAAGATGTATCTATCGCGGATTACGTTTCAAATAATCTCGAAGAGCTCATCAATGAAGTCCAAGACGCTGATGAATAACATCTAAAAATGTTCCACTTTATAAATATTACTATCTGTAGTATTGTAAAGTGGAACGATGTTTTATTACACATACAAGATCACTAATAGAGTTAATGGTCACTTTTACATTGGAGCTCACAAGACATCAAATTTAGACGATGGTTATATGGGCTCAGGTACCGTTTTAAAACGAGCCATGCTTAAACATGGACCTGAAAACTTTCACAAAGAGATACTGAAATTTCATAGTTCTCAGGATGAAATGTATGAACACGAAAAGGAGATAGTCAATGCCGATTTGGTTGTAAGAAAAGATGTGTACAACATAAAGCTAGGAGGTGTAGGAGGTTTTGATCATGTCAACGCTACTAACACACCAGAGTTTATCTTGGAGCGAAATCGCAAAGCCTCTAAAATTTTCCAGGAAAAGATGCAAGACCCAGAATTTTATCAATTCTGGTATTCACGTATGTTAGAAGGACAGGCAAAAGCACGAAATAAAAAGTTAAAAAAGGATGCCTAAATGGTATCCTTTTCGTGCATTATAGTATATAATGTATTCTTTTATGAATGTTACATTATGATCACCTACCGACTCAACCTGTATAAATAATCTTGATCAGCTTTAAAAGGATAATGTAGCGAATCAAACAATCTCTCGGAGACATCATGAAATTTTTAAAATCGTTGTTAGTAACGCTAACACTTCTAGTATCGCCCCAGTTGTTTGCTAAACCAGATTTTAGCCCACAACAAATCAAAAATATGCAAGCCGCATATAAGTACGGCTCCTCTAAACCATTGAAATTCAACGGTTCACGAGTTGATTTTGGATACATTATGGCTGCCATTATTTGGCAAGAAACTAGTGCAGGAATCAACTGCGGAACCGGAAGCCATGCAGTAGGTCACTACCAGAATTTAGTGACAACCGTGAAATCGCGCATGGCTCAGGACGGAGTCCACAAATCACGAGCTCAAATTGCTAATGAGCTTAAAAATCCTAGCACCTCGGCTCATTGGGCTCGAGTAGAAATGCAATCTTGGCTTGGAGTCCACAACGGCAACATCCAACGTGCATTAGCTTCATATAACGCAGGCTGGAAACACCAACGAGGTGCAAAGTACTCAGCCAACGTTTTACGTAAGGCTGATTATTTGAAGGCCAATAATATCCTTAAGGTCGAATAATGAAACCTTTTGCTCTTATCCTTGCGATGCTTTTAGCATCGCCTTTTTCTTTTGCTGAGTCTATTGAAGATCTTCGTACTACACAGGCAGCAGAATTTGTTTGTTTGACTGACAAAGAATGCGTAGACCTAGTCTCATTGCAGCTTGATGGTATGTATTACGAAGGTCTCAACGAACGAGACCCAGCATCGATCGGAACACTCATAAATCGAAAGGCCAGATCATTACGTACGTTTTGTCATCATGCACCTGACAAACGCCTATGTGAAACGTACAAAAATAAATTAATGCTTAAATACATGACAGGACTTTTAGATCGATGAAATTAAAGGCTATAATTTTAAGCCTACTCTTAGTAAGTCCTATTGCTATGGCATGGGAACAAGTTTCACCTCAAGTTTTTGCTGTGTATGGTACTAAAATCGACCACAGCAACTCTTCAATCACTGAACCCTTTGCAGAAATCTCATATAGCAAAGAGACCGATTCATTTGGCATCTCATTTATAGACAACAATGGTAAACGAAACATTGTGCCACAAGCAGTCTTTAACATGAGAACCTGTGGCACTAACACAATTGGTGCCATTTCAGGTCCTGAACTCGTAGACATCTCATCTCGAGACCAAATGGAAAACATTTTTATAGACTGTAGCCGACCTCTTCTTTTTCGTGTGTGGGATAACGCCAACGGGCATGTCACATACAAGTTTGAGAATGTTGGACCACTTCCAGAGTAACAATAATGAAAACTATGACATTGGTCATGTCTACTCTAATTATATCTAGTGGCATACTCATTTATAATTTGCCCGCGTTAAAAACTAAGGCATACGAACGTGAAGTCGATGCTCTCGCGTTTTCGTATAGAGTACACAAATCACAAATTTGTCCGAACCGGGCGATCTTGAAATCTTTGCGAACCGATTACTCTTCTACTATCCAGGTAAACAATCTCAACAAGCTCTTATGGGTCAATAATAATTTTGATGACCGCTTCATGCAAACTTGTTTAGCATCAGGCCCCCACAGAGGAGTGTATTGATGAAATCTATTTTATTTTTTGTTATGCTATCGATATCTTGTGGCATCGCTGCAAACCCTGTGACAAAGGAATTTAATAGTTACGTTGAAGGTGCACTAGAAGTATATTCACAATTCAAACGCCCAAGCAAGGCAGAATCTGAACGATTTTACACATTTGTGCAAGAGAAATGGAATGAAACATCATGCTCTAAATCATGTTCAGCTGAAGGCTACTCTGTAGCTAAACAATATGCCAAAGAGAAAAAGGTTGAAATTAAACCAAATCCAAGTTTACAATCAAAGTAGTTTGTAGTATAATGGTCATATCTTAACTCCTAACGGAAAATGAAATGAAAACTATCAACACTTCGTCTTGGCACTACAAATTAATCAAAAACGTCTTCCCAGATAGCTCAGGTGTCCCGCATTCAATTTGTGCATATCGTCGAGCACTTATCATTCGCATGCTCATGGTTGCGATTTTAGTAGTCCTGATCGGATCATTATTCCAGATGATGGGTGAACAATTTATCGGGAGCACTGCACCGTTTGTTGAATTTCTACGTGTAGAAAATGTCATTCTTGGCTACATCATTTCAACGATCTTTGGTGCACTCATCGCAGCCATACTCGGTGGTGCAACGATAGGAATTCTTATTGGGCTTGTCGCATTGGTTGTAACAATCCAAGAGTCTAAGAAGACAGAAGAATTTACGAATTCAATCAAAGAATCAGACAACGTAGCAATCAAATATGTTCTTGCAAAACATGCAAAATATTGCTACCAAATTCAATTTAAGGATGATAAATGATCCCATTTAAAGCACTCAAGCCGACCAAGTTTTATTGGGTCGGCACTCAAAAAGTTCAGTTCAAAGACAAAATTGGACAAAACACATTCTTAAAAGTAGCCATCGCAGAATTCACATTTCCTGATGGATCTAAAGTTGAAGTAGCAACACAACCGTTCACTGATGAATTAACGTTCAGCGCTGAACTTCCATTCGAATTAATTTTTGATAATGGAACCTGGAAAGCTCCGCTCCGCGAAGCAATCTAATTTCAAAAGGCGAAAATAAATTCGCCTTTTGTGCATTTAACAGTTTACTTTACCTGTAGATTTTGATATTATAGACATATCATCAAGAGGAAATCAAAATGAAAGAACGTTTGATAATGAAAGCATATTTTGGTTCTACATTATATGGAACTAACACACCACAATCTGACCTCGATATTAAAGGCCTTTACATCCCTTCATCTCGAGACATTTTGTTAGGTAAAGGTGCAACACACTACACTCATAACACTTCGGACAAAAACCAGAAGAACACTTCTGACGATATTGATCTTGAAATGTTTTCACTCCAATCGTTCATTGGTCTCGCAACAAAAGGCGAAACCATTGCACTTGACATGATTCATACGCCGTCTAGCATGATTGTCGACTATGATTTCATGGAGCCTTGGGATTTCATCTATCAAAACCGCTCTAAGTTCTACACCACTGATATGAAAGCGTATCTTGGGTATGTGAAGAGACAAGCCGCAAAGTATGGCACCAAAGGTACTCGAATGGCTGCACTGCGCCAAGTCTGGGATGCAATCAAACACTTCGCAGAATTTGCAGCAGTAGAGGAAGATACTTCATATCGTCCACGAGCATCATTACGTCCGACACGAGTAATAGAGTTCAAAGGACGACTACCGGTCAATGAGTTTTGCAAATTCTCAACTTGTCCTAAAACCGGCAATGAGTTTTATGAAGTGATGGGCTCTAAGCATCAATTAACAATTCGTATGTCGGAATTAAAGGATAAAATCCGTTCAGAGTGGGAAAAGTACGGTGAACGTGCTCGACTTGCCGAAAAGAATGAAGGTGTCGATTGGAAAGCTATGCATCATGCTATTCGAGGTGGTCTGCAGCTCAAAGAAATCTATGACACTGGCGATTTGCAATATCCTTTGAAAGATGCCGAATTCTTGAAACAAATCAAAGCCGGTGTCATTGATTTCAAAGAAGTCTCATCAATTCTTGAAGACTTGATTTCAGATGTTGATATCGCAGCTGCAGCAGCTAGCAAAAATGGCATGCCAAGCAAAGTCGATACAGATTTCTGGGATACATTCGTACTTCAAGTGTATCATCAACAAGTTGTCGGAGCATAACATGAACTACAAAGTCAACAATTATGTGTTCATCCCAGAACTCATGCGATTCTGCAAAATTACCTCTGTTGAAAATCGGGGAAGTCTACAAGTCGTACGAGTAATGAAAGGCAAAGATGAACTAGTTTGTAATGCACTCAAAGGCTCTAACTCGTTCGTAACTCGATCGATAGGCAGTTTCGTGCAAACTCCATTGACCTTTTATCGAGCCGGACAAATGATGAACCTCTTCGGAGCTATTGCAATTTGTGCAACTATTTTACACTTTTTGGATAAATGTTCAAAAGGACTGTTTACTTAGCAGTCCTTTTGTAGTATAATTACTCCTCTATCAAATCAAATAACATAATTTGATTTAACCTTTAAGTTTCAAATATGAGTAAATTATTATGGCTACAGTAGATATTAAAAAGGGTACTTATCGTGGAAACGAAATCACCGGTACATTTGAAATCGTAAATGTATGGTTCCCTGAAGATTTACATCCAGCTGAAACTCATAAAGGTGACGGTAAAGTTATCATCAAACAAAATGGTAAAGAACGTGGAATTTGGGTTTTCCATGGTGATTACACAATCAACGGAATTCTTCCTGGATCAATCAAAGTTGAATCTCCTTTAGCTTCTCCAGTTGTTGCAGAAACTCTTGAAGAAATTAAAGCTCGAATTAATAAACGCTTTGCAGTTATGGATATCATGACAAAAGGTCTTATTAATAAATCAATCCGATCTTTAATCATCTCAGGTGCACCTGGTATTGGTAAGACATACACATTAAACCGAGATTTAACTCAAGCTGATTCTGAAGGAAAAATCAATTACTCTATCGTAAATGGTAAAATGTCTCCTATCGGTTTATACATGAAATTGTATGAATGCTCTGGATCGGACAACGTACTAGTTCTTGATGATGTAGACGTTTTCTCAAATGAAGATTCACTTAACCTTCTTAAAGCTGCACTTGATACTTCTGAAACTCGCAAAGTATGTTGGGCAACTGCTTCTTCTTATCTTAAAGATGAAGGTATTCCATTTGAATTTGAATTTGAAGGTACAGTCGTTTTCATTACAAACACCGATATTGATCGTGAATTAGAACGTGGATCAAAACTTGCACCTCACCTTGATGCTTTAGTATCTCGTTCAGTTTATCTAGATCTTGGAGTTCACACAAACGAAGAAATTATGGTTCGAGTTGAAGATGTTATCCTTAACACATCTATGATGGAAAATGCAGGTCTTACTCGTAGCGAAACTTCAGAAGTACTAGAATGGATGAAAGCAAACGTACGACGCCTACGTAGTGTATCACTTCGTACAGCACTTTATCTTGCATCATTTGTTAAAACAGATCATAGCAACTGGGAAGATCTTGCAGAAGTTACTCAACTACGTTAATAATGAAAATGGTTCTGATCAAATCGATCAGAACCAAACTTTACAAGAGGAAATTGAAATGACAAACCAAGAATTTGAAGCAATCGCTAACGCAAAACGTGCAGAAATTACGGCATCAGATATCAAATGGGTCGAACAAAGTGTCTTAGATGCCGAAACTAAAATGGTTGAACGTATTAAAGCTAAGCCGTTCAACCATTCTTGGAGCATTCATATCGAACCAAAACCTGGGTGTACTCGCAAAGAAACATTTGAAATTATTAAACGCCACAAGCAGGATATGACAGATTTAAAAATCTGGTTCGAACATCTGCAATATAGTACTGATCGCTTGTTCTATCAATTTGAAATGCCTATGGAGCAAAAGAAATGATTAAGAAAATGCGAAGAATTCCGCACAACACCCGTGAAATGTTTGATTGGGGTATGATTTCATATAAGACATTTAAAAAGATTGAACACATGTCATTTGAAGACGGCAAGCAATATTGCGAAAATCTTGGCTTGTATCAAACATGGTCGCATTCAAGCGATCATATTATTGCATACATCCGTGAAAATAAAATCGATGTACATGTTCCACACAAAGAATTTGTCAAAACTATTCTCATCGCATCAGATGGGATGGTAAATCCTGCAGTTGTCATGGCAGTTTGGTTACACTTCAATTAAGGATAAATTATGAAGACCGTACACGTAGTATATTTGAAAGATTGGGAACAACATAAAGATTTAGTTGCTGTTCTGCCGAGCCATGCCGAAGCTCAAACACTTTGCAATATTCTCAACAACAAATGCGAAACTGCTATAGGCATGGACTTTGACGAGATTATGGACTTTGCAAAGGACAACTACTTGCCGATTGATAAGTCTATGATTAGACAAGTCAAAAACATGGGCTCATACTTTTGCACAAACGAAGTAGAGTTCAAAGAGACAATCTCTTATGGAATTTTTGATGCAAGCTGGGATACTACATTGTATGATTGGTGCTCAAGTGATTATGTGCCAATTATCGATGAATATGATTTGGATGATGTGTACTTCGATGAAAACTTAGGTTGTTACTACGACCTCGATCTTAAGCATATCAACCAACATAAGCTTGAAAAATTTGCAACCGGCAACAACACATTCAAACGATATGATCCGAAATTTATTCACCCGGATGTTGCACATCGTATTGCGTACTACGACCCGATTCATGACTTCTGCCACAATAAAGGGTTCCGCAACGCTAACAACAAAATCGAACGAATGGTTGCTAAGTTTGCAAAGAATGGAGGTTCTGCTGCATCGACTATTGTGTTCAAAATTAAAAATTGTTCAGATTACAAACACAACCACACCTTCCGTAACGCTGCACAACGATACATCGAAGCATTAGAAAATCCATATGGGTACGAGTGGATCTCAAATTGGGAATGGTGTATGTCCAATTATGTGTACCGGGATGGTCATGTGATGGACAAAGAAAATGCTCGCAAATACTGGGGCTATGAAGAAATCTGCGATATTTGTGGGAAAGATCATGGAAAATAATTTAGCATATGAACAGCTATCCGCTTTGCGACGAGCTACTAGGCTACTCGCAGATAGCGTAGCATGGGTCGATCCTGAGGTAATTGGAGCAGACAAAGATCTTGCTACAATTGATGTACTATACGGTCAAGATGCCTTTATCTTGTCCGTTCGAGGAAATGACTCGGCTACTGATAAGCCCCGAACATTAAAAACTGTCGTCATCCCAAGTAAAGAGGTTCAATATGTCATTGACAATATTAAATCTAAAGACATGGATCGCTTTGAGCGTTGGTACTCTGCACTCATTCTTGAGCAACGCCAAAAACGCCAGTCAGAGCAAATAGCACAAGCTATTCAAACACTGAACTCGTCAAAATTTGACACTACAATTGTTACACTGCTTCGTAGTTTGACTCCACAACGAGTAGCACCTATGGCATTAAAATACCTTAAAGAGCAATCGAAATGAACCATACACATGAATGCGTAATAAAATTTGATACCAATGACGGTGACTTTGAAACTAACAGCTTCAAGTTCACCCCTGGACGAGATGAAATTTGCATTGAGGCAAATAGGTTTTTCCCTAATACCCGTGCCCTGACAATGCGTGAAGTGCTTTTTGCATTAATCAACATCGAAAAGATGACGGTCCCACGCAAAACAGATTACCTTTGGTCTCGTTGTGAATACGATGACATGCGCTGCGCCAATGAAACAATTTCATGGATCTTTAAATTGCTATATGGCATCGACGTATATGCAGACGAAGTGACTGATGAAAATTTTGAACGTGTCGACGAAATTATGGAAGGTATGTACGAACTCATCTCGGACCAGTTCTTGTCACCCGAAGCCCATTCTTTAGAGCAAGTCATTGAGCGCCCATTGGCGTCAACAATCACAGTGTTTGAAAGTCCAAAATACGATGTTGAACAGCACAACGCCGCTCGTTCTCGCGAAATTACCGATGTTGTTCTAATTGCACCAGGAACCCATGATTCGTATCGTGTGACTTCTCTAGGTCTTGAATATTTGCACACTTGGAAAGGTGAACGCCATCAATGGCAACCTAGTACGTACAAGTCTATTGATGAAATTAAGGGCAAATTAATTTACACCCAAGACTAAAAAGCAGTTTACAATCTCATGAGCCATTGATATAATGGCTCCATCAAATGAAACAACCTTAACAAAGGAAATTACTATGTCTATGTCAACCACTTACCTTAATGAAGTTAAATTTGATGTTGGTACTAAAATCACACTAACTGACGAAGGACGTAAATCGGTTCGTTCATTTGCGAAGAAACAACCTGCTTTAGCATCCGGTGCTATTTTTGAAATTACTGCAATTCGAACCACTGGTGCAGAAGATGAGCACACGGAATTACTCTCTCAAACTATTGGTGCCACAGCTCTTAAAAATCCTGTAACAGGTGAAGAGTTCATTATCCGTGAAGACGATGAAGTTCTATGGGCATTCTTTACAGATTCTACACCTCACTTCTTTAACATCGTTTAATTTAGGCTGAAATGGAGAAAATATCATGAATCGCAAGTTATTTCAAGAGCAAATTTCAGAAGTCATTACGCGAGTTATGGCTAACTATTCTGCACGTTCAACTATCAAAACATTTGATAGTACACCAATCCGCAAATCAGTAAAAGATACACTTGTGCTTAATTTGCAACTGGAACTGACTAAAGTTGCAAACACTGGTCCTAGTGCAGACCTTAACGACTTGATTAAGGCAACACTTACCACAACACACGACCTTGCTGAAGGCATGGAGAAAACACTTCATATTCGAATTCTTCGTTCACGATGGGCACAGCATGCTTTAGTCGATTTGAAGATGAAACGTTTTGGGATGAAGATTGGACCTGGTGAGCAATTCCAAGGTCTAGGCCGAGATTACAACTTTAAAGTTCCTAAACTTTCTACACTTCGTGTATTGTTATTAAATGAAATGCCATCGATTCTTGCCGCAGAGCAGCGTCTAACACATTTCAATGATGGAAATCCGCATACTCTAACAGTTGGCCACCATGAAAGCTTTGGCGAAGGAACAGCAATTGGCAATATATTCATCACAGCGACTCCTCTGCCAGATGGAAATGCACGAGTATTTCTTAATCCACGTTGGAAAGGAGCTAAACTAAATTATGTGAATGCTCTGGATTTTAAGGCTCGCTTAATATCATTCTTAGCTAAATCGGATTACTTACAAATTTCTCCGACATCCGCAAGTAACTATTTTGAAGTTGCGTTAAAGCCTAGTGGCTCATCAAGCTCACCCCAAGTTTCAAAATCCGGAGCAATGCGACGAGCAGCTCGTATAGCAGATGTAGACATCATTGAAGTGAAAATTTCAAATCTTGAAACTCAACGTGATGTATTTCGTGAAAAAATTCAAGCATTAGAAGCCGAAGTCAACATTCTCGAAGTTTCAGAAAAAGAAATCATTCAAGATATCTCAATCCTCAAAAGCGCACAGCTTATTCTGTCAAAACCTGATAAATAATCTTATCAATTCACAAAGGGCTGAATATTCAGCCCTTTTTAAGGAGTATAAAATGGCTTTTAGTGTAGGTGACATCATTGTGTTACCGAAATCATTTTTTGATGCAAACCGTTTCATCACACAATATTTCCCTTTAATGAAACCTGGCGTCTTCTTACAAATCAAAAAGATATCAAATTTTGTTGATGGCCTAACTGGAGTTAGTGTTCTTCAAGATATTGAGAGTACCGAAGTGTTTGATATATCTAAAGTACCAGAACTAGCCGACTACTGGTGTATCCTGGATTCATCAGATAATTTCCGAGTTATCCCGCAATAAATATACTAAACAACGGAGTTTAGTATGTTATTAATCGGTAAGGCTTTTGCAGCAGAAAAACAGAGATTATTTGAATGTCAAAATGGGCGATGCCCTATTTGTAAACGCGAGCTTGACCAAGATGTTATGAAAAACCATCTCGATCATGATCATGCTCTTGAAGGAAGTAATGCTGGGCGAGTACGAGGTCTTCTTTGCGTGTATTGCAATGCACTCGAAGGACAACTCAAACATAAATTTGACTCGTCGGGTTTGCGTTCAAAGGGTGTAGATATGGCAACATGGTTCGACTCTCTTATGCAATACTATGCTACTGATAACTCTGAAAATCCTTTGCATCCTGCTTATGCAAATGATATGCACAAGGCATTCACAAAAATGTCTAAACCGGATATGATCGCCGAAGCCGAACGAGTTGGCCTTGCTATTGAACCAAAATCAACAAAGGCACAAATTGTTAAAGGCTACAAACGTGCTCTCAAACTCTTTCTCAAGGAACCCAAATGATTACTATTTACGGTATTGAAGAAACAGATTTTCGTTGTGGAGGATGTGTCGAAGCAAAACGATTGCTTGCTGAGGCTGGCCTCGAGTATGAATTCAAACGAATAATTTACAAAAATGAACACGGAGATGTCGCATATGACAACGAGTTAATGGTAGAGCTTCGCAAACGGGTCCACTTTAAAACATTATTACTACCTTACATTTTCTTTGACCATGAACTGGTCAAGATTGCAAACCTCAAAGCACACATAGGCCTTGACGAATAAAGCTGTTTACATCTTATTCAGAGTGTAGTATAATTATACTTTAACTATGAGTACACAGACTATGAAAGTACTAGACACAATCCGAAAGCGTCCTGGGCGTTATGTAATTAACGAAGTGAAAATGGTGACAAAAGGCTTGCTTTGGTGGACAAAGACCGAGGCGGTAGAAGTTCCATTCTGCTATGTTATCATTGACACACCAGATTATTGGGGCACATCTGAACACCGTGCCATAGTTCTAAATGCAAACAAAGAACACATTGGTCGGGTCTTTATTGATGATGGTCCACACTCTAAATTAGGGAATCCTAAAGCTGTTAAACTCCTTGATGAGGCTCAATTTCGAGCGAGTTCAATTCATCCTGCCTAGTGCTTTATTAGAATGATGGTATAATATTCATCAGGAGAAATGCTATGACTAACCGAACCGATTATGTAAACAACAAAGAGTTGTACAACTCAATTGTTGCATGGAAACAAAAATGCGCTGAAGCTGGCGAAGTCGTAAAACAATGCGATGACATCGGACGTGCAATTATGCTGATTTCTCGAGGCCTATCTCGTTATTTCAAATTTTCAGGCTACACACCTGCTTGGAAAGAAGAAATGATTGGTGATGGCATTGAAGCAGCAATCAAAGGACTCGCAAATTTTGACGAGACGCGCTTTACTAACGCACACGCATACATCACAATGATTTGCTTTAACGCGTTCATTCTTCGAATCAAAAAAGAACGTAAGCAAACTGCTGTGAAGTATAGCTATTTTATCCACAACGTGTATGATTCTCGTGACCCAGAAATGGCGTCTATTGCGGATGAAGGCTTCATTCAAGATATTTACGATAAGATGACACAATACGAATCTTCTACAAAGGCAAAACCGAAGGAAGCCGCAGAAGAAGAGAACCTTTTAGGATTCCTCTATGGAGAGAACAATTGACCTAACTCATTTACTAAATGAAGATGAACATTCGAACAATAACCTGCCTGATAAACTTTTTGAGTTTGATCCGATGTGGGACTATTCGTTCAACGTTCATGATGCCGGACTAAATTTAATCATCTCAAAGGATACTCTATGAACATCGAACAATTGAATGTAGAAACTGAAGCTCGTGATGCAATTGATGCACAAATTGCAGAAGAAGATCGCTTGGATTACGAATTTGAAGCATCAAAAATTCAAACACGCATTGAAGCCGATGCAAAACGTCAAGCAGAAAAAATTCTTAAGAAAAACAAACGTGAAATTGCTCGCCTCAAAAAGCATGCCGAACAGTGTGTTTTGACCGGTAACTATTTTGGATACCAATACGCGGTTAAAAAACTTCGTGATTTTTACAAACAGCCTTACACTGAACAACTGATTCGTGATATGTGGACTTCTTCACGAGGTGCAATTGTTGATATCATGGTAGACGCGATCGAAAAAGCAAAACAAGCATAATTTAAGGGCCTTCGGGCCCTTTTTGCGGTATAAATTATTGTGAAATTGAGACTCGTCGAAAAGTTATAAATAGGTCGAGAAACGGGGATACGGGTCCCCGCACGTTCCGTGCTGGGGGTATCAGAAGTCTTGATGTCTAGAAAAATAGATGGTCGGTGCACAGCACCGTGGCGCGAAGCGCCGTTATCTGGTTTGTTAGATTTATCTCGAGGGGATTTATAGCAAGATTCTTGAAGGCACAAAATGGTTTATAATTGATCTAACAAAAACTGAGGATTTGACATGAAAATTTTGAAGCTAGGTGATTGGCACCTAGGTGTTAAACAAGATGACCCATGGGTCCAACATATTCAACTTGATGGAATTCGACAGGCTATTGAGTTGTCTAAAGCTCGAGGCATCACAAATTGGTTACAAGCTGGAGACGTGTTTGATGTTCGTAAAGCAATTACGCATAAGACAATGAATTTTGCTCGTCAGATTTTTCAGGAAATTGATGACGCCGGAATTATTGTGTACGCATTGGTCGGGAACCACGATATGAATTATCGCGAAAAGATCCACCCGAATGCTTGTACTGAACTGCTTGGCCATTTGCCTAATGTAGTTGTTATCGATAAGCCTCAAAAAATTAATTTAGGTGTCGACATTGACATGATCCCTTGGATTTGTAATGAAAACCGTGAAGAGATTTACGACTTCGTTAAAGCATCAAACTCAAAATTTTGTATGGGGCACTTTGAACTTTCAGGGTTCTATTTCTACAAAGGCATGAAATCTCATGGCTCTGAACCTGACTTTTTGAAAGGCTATAAACGTGCTTGGTCTGGACACTTCCACACCGTTTCAGAAAATCGTAACATTACCTATCTTGGAACTCCATGGTCGTTGACTGCAGGTGACGAAAATGATCCTCGCGGATGGTGGATTTTTGACTCGGAAACCGAAGAATCTGTGTTCTATCAAAACAAAACTATGTGGCACCGTCGCATTGATTACCCAACATCAATCAACCCAGAAATTTATCGTGATTTGTCTGTTCGATTGTACGTAACAAAAGTAGACAAAAATCTTGCCGCATTTGAAACCGCATTAGAGCAAGTTGTTCATGAACTCAAAGTTGTATCACGTGTTGACACAACGGTTGAATTGTCGGAAGACATTGATGAAAACACTGAAATTCCTGCAATGTCTGATCTTATCGCAGGATATGTAGATGCATTGCCTGATTTATCTGAAGAAGATTCTATCGCAATCAAAAAATTCGCAAATGACTTGTACTTGGAGGCAAACCAATGATTTTAAAATTAAAACGTCGCCTTTTGATTACATCTAAAGGCAAATCAACCGCAAAAATGTTCAAGGACTTGTGTCCATCATTTCCGTGCATTGTTGAATTTGAAATGACTGTTAGCGCATCGCGCGGTTCGGGCCAAGAAATCAAAGTGACTAATATTGAAAATCGCAAAAGTGCAATTTTCAAGTCATACCAAGTTGAAGCGGCAATGCGAACTGCCAAAGTGAGCGAGGTGTAAAATGGCTAACGTATTATTTTTAGGCGACTTCCATGCCGGCCACAAAGCCATTACAAAATATCGGACCTGGTTCTCATCTGAAGAAGAGCACTTCCAGCACATCAAAGCTATGTATCATCGCCGTGTGACTAAACGTGATAAGTGTATCTTTATGGGCGATGCGGTATTTTCACTAGAACGTGCCAAAGAAATTGCGACATGGTCTGGAACAAAGGAACTTATTGTTGGCAACCATGACACCGACAGCTTATCTATGAAGCAGCTATGTGAATACTTTGATGATGTGTACTCTTTGAAAAAGTACAAAGAGTTCTGGCTCTCGCATGCTCCTATGCACCCTGCCGAGCTGCGAGGCAAAGTCAATATTCACGGTCATGTGCACAATGCAACAATTGATGATTGTCGATATGTCAATACATCATTAGAAAACACCGGCTTCAATTTGATTTCGCTTCATGAAATTCGTGATAAAATTAATGAACGTAAGAAGTATTATTCACTTGATAATATTTCTGATAATTTTGTTCGTCGTATTCCTACAGGATTAGAGTAAAGGTGTATACAAATCTTGATTTGAGGCCACGCCTTTGTTATCGGTGCTTACATTATGGAGTTCCGATGACAAAGAAAGGCAAAGAGCAATGGCGTGGACACATTTTCATAATGTGTCCTAAATGCAAATGTAGAGTATTTTTCTCATGAAAATTTTTAAATTAAAAGAAATTGTGTATCGCAATTTATTAGCGGTCGGCTCTGAGCCAATCACAATCAACCTTCAAAAATCTCACAAAACTCTGGTGACAGGTTCAAATGGTGCAGGCAAATCAACTCTTATTGAAGCGATCACGTATGCATTGTTTGGCAAGCCGTTCCGAAAGATTAAGCTTGGGCAATTGATCAACTCGGTGAATAAGAAGGACTTATGGGTCCAACTTACAATGGAATACGACAACCACGAATACATAATTCGACGTGGCCAAAAGCCTGCAGTTTTTGAAATTATTCGTGATGGTGTACCACTTGACAGCGCTGCATCTACCGGCGATTTCCAAGCACAGTTTGAAGAAATGATTGGTATGAACTACAACTCATACAAACAAGTTGTAGTTCTTGGAACTGCTGGCTACACACCATTCATGGATCTTGGTGCACCAGCACGTCGAAAATTGGTTGAAGATTTATTGGAAGTTGCTGTCCTTGCACAAATGGACAAACTTAACAAAGATCAAATCAAAGAAGTCAATGCTAAATTGTCTGAAACTGATTTGAGAATCTCTCATACACAGGCTCAAACTCAAACACTTATGGCAGCCGATGAGCGTCAACAAAAACTTTCAGGCGATAACGTTGCTCGTTTAGAAGAAATGCTTGATGACGTGAAGGCTCAAGTCGAACAACTCAAGTCTGAGACTCTTGAACTCAATGAAGAAATTTTGAAGACTATCTTGCCAGAAGATGTCTATCCGGAAATTCAAACACTCGCTCAACGTCAAGCAGAAGTTGAAACTCAACAACGGCCATTAGCTCGAGTTTTGCAATTGTATGACAAAGGTGGCCATTGTCCAATTTGTGTACAAGAACTATCAGATCGATCAAAAATCGGCCATATTGAAACGTCTTTGCATAAGTTGAAAACCGAATTTGATGAGTTGTCGCCGCAGATTGAGCAACTCAAAGAAAAACGCCAGGCATACGAGACTGCCAAGCAAACAATCCAACAGTTAGAAAGCAAAATCGACTCTAACAAACGATTGGCAGCACAACATATCGAACGTGGGAAGAAAATTCAGGCTGCCCTCGCTGAAGCAAAGAAAGATTTTGTTGACAACAGCAAAGAAATTGCAGCTCTTAAAGATTCTCAGTTGGATTTGGTTGGTTTAAAAGGCGACTTGGCCGTAGAAAAGCATCGTCGTACTGTCATTACAGCAATGCTCAAAGATTCTGGGATCAAGAGTGCGGTTTTTGCTAAGTATGTGCCAATCTTCAACCGCCAAATCAATTACTATTTGAACCTTTTGAGTGCCGACTATTCATTCACGCTGGATGAAGAATTCAATGAGACCATTAAATCTCGTGGACGAGAAAATTTCTCGTACTCATCTTTCTCTCAAGGCGAGAAAGGGCGTATAGATCTTGCATTAATGTTCACATGGCGAGATATCGCTGAACGCATTTCAGGTATCAAAATTTCATGTCTCATTTTAGACGAAGTTTTCGATAGTGCTCTCGATGCATACGGTGCAAAAAATATTTCAACTGTACTCAACACAATGACTGATACGAACGTTTTCATCATTTCGCATCGTGACCATAACCCTGAAGATTATGGCCAATGGTTGCAAATGAAGAAAGTAGGACGATACACGGTCTTGGAGAAATAATGGATCTCATTCTTAACGAACTGGAAGCATTCCCAGAAATCGAGAGTTTTATACTCTTGAATATGTTAACAAATGAAGAGCGTCGAGTTACAAATGCTGATCTCATCCGGGCATTCCCGGATGAGGAAACTCGATTAAAAATTAAAGGCGGTCGCCATAAAGTTTGGTACCTTTATGAAGCATCTCCTGCTTTTCAACAATTGGTATAAAATAATCATATCAACATGACAAGGTCACATATTATGAACTTCAATGAAATTACTGCAGCAGATCTTCAACCTAAACATTCACGTGGTGAATCAGCAGACAATCGTATCCGTAAGGCATGGTCACTCCAAATGCCTGATGAAGTTAAAGCGAAATTTGCTCATTTTCCTGGTGATGTCAAACGACAAATGTACAAAGGCTTCGATGCAGAAGTCAATGAAATTTGGACTAAGATGATGTCTGATGCAAATCAACACGCCAAAGACTCTGGTGCTAAAACTGTACGAGTTAATGGCTTCACACGTATTGAAGATCAATATTGTATGGACCCAGATGAATTATTAATTCAAGCTGCTCAATCGTTCATTACAAAATTTGCTCAACGTGATGCTAAATCTGTTTAATTTAAAGGTGACTCATGAAATTCTCTAAAAATCTTGTTGCAGTTCTGAAAACATTTGCAACAATTAATCCAGGTGTCTACCTTCGTCCAGGTGATGTCATCAATACTCGTACTCAAACTGGTTCAATTTATGCGGAAGTACAATTAGAACCTGAAGAAGCGGTCGATATTGATGTAGCAATTTATGACCTCAATGCATTCCTTCAAATTGTATCATTGGCTGGTGATGACGCAGATGTAACGCTTGCTCGTGATGGTAACATTGTCATTAAAGGCCCACAGACTACAATTAACTGGCCAGCAACAGAACCTGATTCAATCACGTTCCCTAAAAAGTCAATTAACTTGCCGCCACACCAAGTTGAATTTGAATTGCCTGTAGACACTTATAACCAAGTCATGAAAATTTCTCGAAGTCTTGGTGCAGAAAAGCTTGCTATCTCAAATGTTGAAGATAAAATTGTTGTCAATGCATTTGCAAAATCTGATACTGAATTCGAACGTCCTCTATGTTCATTCAAAGTCACAGAATACACTGGCGACAAAGACTTTGAATTTATTATCGACATGCGAAACTTACGTGTGATGCCGGAAGACTTCAATGTCAAGCTCTGGGCTCAAGGTGAAATGTTTGCAACAAGTTTTGAAGGTAAAACTGCTCGTTACATCATCTCTGTAGAAGATTCGTCTACACACAACTTTTAATGATAGCGGGACTAAGTCCCGCTCTATTTTTCTCCTGGAGATAAGAATGTCTGTTTTGTTAAGTGTCAATCCTCGTGAACACATGTTTGAATTGAAATTTCGTCCACAATCTATTGATGAATGCATCTTGCCTGAATATGACAAGCAAGTGTTCAAAAATTATACTGCAAAAGGCAAGTTGCCACATTTAATTCTTCAATCGAATTCACCTGGAACTGGCAAAACTACTGTTGCTCGAGCATTGTGTAATGACATCAATGCTGACATGATGTTTGTCAATGGATCAGGATGCGGTATTGACTTCATTAAAAATGATTTGACAATCTTTGCGTCATCAAAATCTATCGATGGGCGCCCAAAGGTAATTGTCTTAGATGAATTTGACCGCCCTCAATTGGCTGAAGCTCAACGTTATTTGCGTTCATTCATGGAAGCATACGCCAAAAACTGTTCGGTCATTATCACTGCAAACAATCTTGATGGTATCATCACACCTCTACATTCTCGTGCAGATATTGTGAAATTTGGTGCACCAACTCAAGAAGATACAATTTCAATGATGCGTCAAATGATTCTTCGTTGCATCGAAATTTGTAAGCATGAAAATATCAAGGTCGAAGACCCTAAAGTTATCGCAGCTTTAGTCAAGAAAAACTTCCCGGATTTCCGAAAAACTATCAACCAGCTGGATCACTATTCATCAAGTGGTGTAATTGATAGTGGAATTTTATCATTGGTGACCGGCGATTCAAGTTCTATTGACGACATTGTTGTTGCATTAGGTGCAACCGGTGTAGCTCCAAACTTTGAAGAACTTCGAAAGCTAGCAACGAAATACGCACCGAACTATGGCCAATTCATCAATACATTGATTGAAAACCTCATTCCACGCGTTGACAAAGTTTCAAAAATTCGTTTGTATGAAATCACAGGTGAAAACAATCAATTCCACGGTCAAGCTGCAAACGTTGAAGTACATTTAATGTACATGTATATTCAACTTCTTAAAGAAATGCGTTGGATTTGATTTACTTTATCAGAGTCCTATGGTATAATAGGACTTATATTATGAATACCGGAGAAAGACATGTTATGTTTCTTTGATCCTGAAGACGAGGTTCAACGGTCTCCACATGAATTAGCATGGGCTGCTAAAGATTGGTCGGCAGTTAAAGAACTGTGTGATGAATTCAAAGTGAAGCCTGAAAATCAACTTTTTGCAGTGTTGAACAATATCAACATGAAAAAGGGTGAACTCAACACACAAGACTTGGAAGGCTATTCAAAATTCATGGTCGACTCAATGCTGAGTCGACATGTAGATTGCATCCAAACCGTGTATTTTAGCAACCTTGTGTTAAGTACACTTGACGATAAACATCATCATGATTATCTCAAGCTTATGATTCCACAAGGACGTCGTTTCTCACGTGTGTCAAAGGTTGTTGAGCCTTTACACGAACGTTACAAATTAGCACTTCTTGCAAAATTTTTCAATGTTAGTCCAGAAACTGCATTCGAATACAAGAAGTTGTTGGAAAACAAAGGCAACCTTGAGACAACACTCAAGCGAGCAAAAGCACATGCAACTGATGAGTTTCTATTGACTCTCACCAAGAATCCTAAAGAAATCAAAGAGTTGAAATTATTATGATGGTACAAATCTTACTCACCGAACCTTCAAACTTCCTAAAAGTTCGCGAAACTCTTACTCGTATGGGTATCGCAAATCAACGTGATAAGGTCTTGCACCAATCATGCCACATTTTGAAAAAGTTCAACCCTGAATCAGGCCAAGATGCGTATTATGTTGCACACTTCAAAGACATGATGAAATTAGACGGTAAAATTGTCAACATCAGTGATGAAGATGTACAACGTACCTATTCTATTGCGAAGACCTTGGAAACTTGGGGACTTGTAACAGTTGTACAACGTTTAGACATCGAAGTCACAAACAATTTCCGTGTCATCAAGGCAGCTCAAAAAGCGGAGTGGACACTTAAGCCAAAATATGTTGTTGGAGCATAAGATGAATCAAAAAGGCAATGGCGCAATAGAATTTGTAGCAACGATTGCTATTGTTGTAGTTATTCTTGTTGGTGTAGGCATTTGGAACCTTGTCGCAGGATATGTTGGCTGCAAGAGCTATGAAAATATAACAGATCGTGATACAAAATATAGCCTAATCACAGGCTGTTACGTCAAAACTCCTCAAGGCGCTTGGGTGCCTCGTGAAGAAATGACAAAATCATCGGTAGTAGAATCAAAATGAAGGCACCAAGCGAAATGACAGGAAAACAACTGACTGGTCTTATCATCGGTGTAGTTCTTTTGGTATTTGCAATTGCATATTATAGCGAATCCAAAGAATGCTCAGCGTGGTCTCGAATCGCAGGTCTTGAATCCAAATACGACTTCTCTTCAGGATGTTGGGTCAAGTTTGAACAAGGGTGGCTAAAACTCTAAACACATTCTACTCAAAAGAGGAAGTTTGCTTCCTCTTTTTTGGTATACAATTTCAGTATCAAATCCCTAACCACTAGGAGTCTATATGAACAACTTTTATTTAGTTGTAGAACAATCAGGTGACATGATTCAGGAACGTTTCATTGAAAACGGGATCGAAGGAATTCGTGAAATTCCTTATGAACCTACATTGTTCATCCACGGCAAAGAAGGAACTGTCTCAAAACACAAAGACATTTACGGTAAGCCATGTATTCCTAAGCCATTTACATCAATTCGTGCTGCAAAAGAATGGGTCCAAAAGACTCGTGGAATTGTAGAAATTTTAGGCATGGATGATTTCAAGCTAGCATATCTTTCTGACGCGTATGGTACAAAAGAAATCAAATATGATCGAAATCTTATTCGTGTTGCAAACTGTGACATTGAAGTAACAGCACCAGTGTTCCCAGATCCAACACTCGCTAAGTTTGAAATCGATGCAATCACTCACTATGACTCAATCGACGACAAATATTATGTCTTTGACTTGTTGAATTCTGCAAGTGGTCGTGTGTCAAAATGGTGCCCTAAATTAGCTGTTCTTCCTGAATCTGAAGGCGGTGATGCAGTTCCACAAAAACTTGTTGACAAAGTCGTCTACATGCCATTTGAAACAGAAAAAGAATTGCTCTTAGAGTATATTCGATTATGGGAAGAGAAACCGCCAGTTGTCTTCACCGGCTGGAACGTTGAAGGTTTTGATATTCCATACATCTTGAATCGAATCAAGAACGTGTTAGGTGTTTCTAACATGAAACGTGTGAGTCCATTCGGACGAGTGTCATCCAAAGTTATTCAAAACATGTATGGCGACAAAGAAATCTTCAAGATTTCAGGTGTAGAAATTCTTGATTATCTTGATCTCTACAAGAAATTTGCATTCACAACTCAACCGACATACAAATTAGATTTCATTGCTGAATACGAAACCGGCATGAACAAATTGGCATATGATGGTCCAATTAATAAATTGCGTGGATTATCACACCAACGATACATTTCGTATAACATTGTTGACGTATATTGTGTACAGTTGATTGACCTTAAACGTGGATTTATCAACCTATCAATTTCAATGGCATATTACGCGAAGATGAACATCACATCTGTGATGAGCCCAGTGAAGACTTGGGATGCGATTATTTTTAACTCGTTGAAACCTCAACATATGGTTTTACCTGAAGGCAAAGCGAATATTCGCCAAGGCTATGAAGGAGCATATGTCAAGGAACCTCGTCCTGGAGCGTATCGATTTGTTCTGTCGTTTGACGTAACATCTCTATATCCTTCGATTATTCGCCAAGTGAACATTAGTCCAGAGACTATTGCCGGACAATTCTCTCCTGCAGCTCTTAAAGACTATATCAACAAAGTGGCTGAACGTCCGGACGAATTTAGTTGCTCGCCATCAGGCATGATGTACACTAAGACGAAACAAGGTATCATCCCGCAAGAAATCACTAAAGTGTTCTTCCAACGTAAAGATTGGAAGAACAAAATGATGGCTGCAAAACGTAATGTTGAAGTGTTGAAGAAACATTTAATCAAATAATTTTCAAAAGGCAGTTTACACAAACTGCCTTTTGTGGTATAATAACTCTATCAAATTGATAAACAACCTAATGAAGGAATTAACATGTACTCTAAATCAGCTGGTTTAATCCAATTAAACAAATTCATTACGGTTATCAGCACTCGTGCTTCACGTGCACATGACGCTCGAATTGAAATGGGGCTATTGAGCCTAGAGTTTAAAGCAGGCAAAACCAAATTGATCATTGATCCGAATATTCGTGAACACAACAAGCAAGCCCTTGTTGATATTGAACGAATTGTCCATCGCTATCAGTTTGATGAAATCACTTCAGATAACCTTGAAAAGTTATCAAAAGAAATTGAACCGTTTGCAAAGAAAATTGTCTTTGTAGCATAAATTTAGTTTTCAGCGAAGGAGCCTTATGGCTTCCTTTTTTTTTTTCAAAAAATTCTGTTTACTTTTCTAATAGCATAGGGTATAATTGAAAAATAATCTAATGGAAATCTTATCATGAAAGTTATTATTTGCGCTGGGCCTCATTTAAACACTTCTGAAGCTTCACGTGTCCACAGTGAACTTAAACGCCAAGGTATTAGTGTATCTATTGGTGACTCATATCATACACCAGGAAGACTCCTGTATTCCTCACTTCTAGGCAAAAAGTTGTTGGGCAAAAATGATCGATCAAACCTACATAAAGTAAAGCACTGGATGCTATCCAAAAAATGTGTTATTATTTCATTATAATAGTTCTGATGCTTCAGATACCACCTATCCTTTAGGAGACAGAATATGAAAAGAAACGAAAGAGTCAAGACGATTGATGTATGCCCATTCATTTTCAGAATATATGTCGATCGTCAAACTGTTGAGTTTGACACATACAAAGAAGTTGCAAATTTACCTGACCATGTCAAACTCGATATCGGCTTCAACATGAAAATTGTATCATCAGTTTTTCAAGCATGAATTAATTTCTGATGTAGTGTTTGCTAGAATTGATGCCGAGTTGCGTTCTCTTCGTTGTAGTTTAATATGCAAATATCCTGAAGTTCAGGCATTATGTAAGAAATATGATGTCTTAGTCAAAACCCGTATGGAGGAATTGGAAATGATCTCAAACCAAGGTGCACGTGTCGTCGAGCTGCAAGCTCGCTTATTTATTGTGTCAGAACATTTGAACGGCACAATGTCGTTAGAATGGCACCCGAATATTTTAGAAGCGATTAAGAGCAACCGTTATGCTCCATATTTTTCAGCTATAGATAGTCTTCGTACCAATGCTGAAAAAATCCTTAATGCTCGCGCTACGCCTATCACTAAAACTGACATGGTCAACGCCTTGCTCGAGCAATCGGTAGAAGACGATTTGATGATCAATAAATTGGCGTTCACATGCTTTATTGAACTTGGGATATGAGGTGAAATATGTCTCATTCAACCACAAATCTTTTAATCGCTGCTGCTCTTAAAGAGTATTATAATCAGCCTAAATCGTTGGATGATTTGGTTAAAATGAAACGAACTCAGCTTGCGGCTCAACAAGCCTCACAAGCATCTGTTAAAACAAATTTTGGAGACTCAAAATGAATGTGTTCACTCAAATTAAACACGCAAACGAAGATTGCGAAAGCTTCAGCGAAAGGTTCGCCTTATGGTATCGAGCTTTCGTAGGAGTCGGTATTGTTATCCCGATCCTATTCGTGACAGGATTTTTGCTTGGATGTATAATGTTCAAAAATCCTGTCGCTACAGGACAAGAGCTAGTGAAGAGTCTATTTTAATAATTGACTGTTTACGTTGCTATAGAAAGATGATATAATAGGTTCATATACAAAACAATGAGCATTATATCATGAACATTTTTATTTTCGATGAGTGCGTTGTTCGCAACGCACAATATCATGGTAACAAACACGTTGTAAAAATGATCACGGAGTACAACCAACTTTTATCGACTGCGTGTCATGTACATGGGCTCGATACAACCGGTATGTACAAGAAAACTCATGTGCATCATCCTTCAGCACAATGGGTCCGTGAATCTCGTGCGAATTTCGAATATCTTCTAGATCTCAATATTTCATTACTTCAAGAATATACACATCGTTATGGCAAAGTCCATGCAGGTTCACGCCTCATCGATCTGTTCATTGATCAAATTGAAAATGTTCCTGTAGGTTCTGGCGAACGTACTGACTTTGTAGCAGTCTTGCCTGGCGAACCAGTTGACCGAACCAAAACCGATAGTGCAGTTGTACGAGCTTATCGTAATTTGTACATGAATCAAAAACGAAATCTAGCAGAATGGAAAAATCGCGAGGTGCCCTACTGGTTCAAATAATCTTTAGACGCACCTAATTTTCGAAGGACTTGTGATACGATTGTCATAGGTCCTTGTTCGGCCTTCAACCCTAGAATTAGGAGTCACCATGCAACTAGATTTTTCTCGTGATTTTAATCAAGAAGAACTCGTCTACATCTCAACACTCACGAATGAAGAACTTGAAATTCTCATCAAACAAGGCGAAGGTTTTGAAACCCTTTGTGATACCAACCAGATTAATCGGAAGTTGCTCATTAATAGTTTGTACGGAGCGCTCGGTAACATCTATTTCCGATTCTATGACTTGCGAAATGCCGAAGCAATTACAATTTTTGGCCAAATGGTCCTTCAGTGGCAAGAGCGTAAGATCAACGCGTATCTCAATCAGCTGTGCGGAACCGAGAACCATGCTTATGTCATCTATGGCGACACAGACTCATTGTACATCGAAGTTACACCTTTGATGGAAAAAGTTGGCCTTGGGCGTTTCAAAACAACTAACGAATTAGTTGACTTCTTGGATGCAGTAGCTTCTAAGAAAATTGAGCCTGTTATTAATGCTGGCTTCACAGAAATGGCTGAATATCTCAACAACTACGAGCAATTAATGTTCATGGATCGAGAAGCTATCGCATGTCCTCCTGTAGGTTCTGATGGTATTGGTGGATTCTGGCGTGCTAAGAAACGTTATGCTTTAAATGTATGGGATATGGAAGGCGTTCGTTTTGACAAGCCTTATCTCAAAATCATGGGAATGGAAACTCAACAATCATCTACGCCTAAGGCTGTCAAAGATGCATTGCTTGAAAGTATTCGTCGTATGCTTCAAGAAGGTGAGAAATCTCTTCAAGAGTACTACAAGAAATTTGAACGTGAATATCGTGAACTTGATTACAAAGTGATAGCTAAAGTTTCATCTGCAAATAACGTTTCAAAATACGACGACAATGGATTCCCAGGTCTCAAATGCCCAATGCACATTCGAGGTGTCTTAACTTACAATCGTGCAAAAGCCAAATTTGCTGACTTGCCTGATATTGCTGAAGGCGACAAAGTCATGGTACTCCCATTGAAAGATGGTAATCCATTTGGCGACAAGTGTATCGCATGGCCATCAGGCTCTGACTTACCTAAAGCTCTTCGAGATGTGGTCCTTAAACACATCAACACTGATGAGTTATTTGACAAGTCATACCGTAAGCCTCTAGATGGCATGACTCAATCCGCTGGACTACAATATGAGAAGCGAGCTACATTGCTCGACTTCTTCGATATGTAATTTTAATTTAGCTAGGCAGTTTACACAAACTGCCTTTTGTGGTATAATGGTTCTATCAAATCATACAACATAATGAGTAAATTGAAATGAAAAATATTTTTATCCCTGCTTCAATCATTCTCAACGTTTTCACCCCTCAAATGCCTCAAGGGCAATCATTTGAAGTTTTTATTCCTGAATGGGCAAAATGCGTAGCAATCGATGCAGACGGCAAAATTCATGCATTTGATTGTAATGCTCATAATCTTGAAGAATCTCCACGTGCTCCTGGTACTTGGAGCACTTTCTTTGCTGATACAGCTAAAGTTGCAGATCTTGAATTCTCATGCGATAACTGGCGTATCCTGAAATTCGATTTAAGCGAAATTGATCGTGACAATCGCTCTGGTGGAGTATTTGAAGTGAAACAAGGAGTTTAAAATGAGTATTTTATTCGCTGCTCTCGTAGGCGTATTCTTAGCATTCTTCCCTTTGGTGATGAGTGTCTATTATAAAGCATCGACAGGTATCATTATCGCCTGTCTGATTTTGTGCATCTTTGGCTTCATCACAGTAGGTATCATGACGGTTGTAGCATTTATTGTAGCTGCTGTAGGTATCGGCTTTGCCAACACTGCAAAATCTATTTTGTTTGCGATTTTACTTGTAGTTCTCAGTGCATTCTTCTTTGCCGCTGAATTGACTGCATTTGTAGCAATGGTGTCATAATGAAACGTTTAGTACTTTCTACCGCCTTAATTGCTTTGACACTGACTTGTGCTTGGGCTGGACCATGGGACAACGGTCGAAATCCAAATGTAGATCGAGCGATCGAATGGGAACAACAGCGTGTTGAATCTAGTCCGGTTCTTGTGGAACAACGTGATCGCATGCGAAAAGATTTTGAAACTGCAAAGGCCATGCAAGATGAAGTTGATGCGCATTATGCCAAGCAACGCAAAAACCTTGCACCACTAATGTTAGCCGAAGGCTGTCGTACAGCAGTCATTGAAGAATCAATTCTTCGCTTTGGCTATGTGAAAACCACTTTCTTTAATAATGCGTACGGGGAATGTCTTCGTATGAATGGGATTTCTTATGACTGATTTAGATTTGTTACCATTTGGTTCAGACTACAATCCTCCTGAGCGAATTGTCTGCGCTGCTAACCAGTACGGCGAAATTGTTATTGCTGGTGTTCGACACTCATGCAATGCAATGTGCGATTCACTAGAAGCATTGATGAACCATACAGAAACTCGCAAGCTGCTTGATCAATGGCTCCATACTTATGGGCAAGAAGGATACGAAGTCAAAACTGATTTGACTGATGACCTTAGCCTTGCGATGAAATATGAATTACGTGATTTTGTTCGCAAGAAAGAAGTCCAAGGATTCCTCACATCTAAACATCGTTTTGTGACTCGTGAAGAAGCGTGGATTATTGCACGTGATCAAAATCAAATTGTTCGCCGCTGTGGCGGAGATATGCACAAAGGCGTAGGACGCTTATTTTCGGAGAATTTGTACTGATGATTGACTTTAAACAACTTTTAGCCGACAACCCTCGATTCTCTAAACGAGCAGAGATGGCTGCGCTCATCAATGAAATTGAACTTGAGCTCAAAAATAAAATCGAGAAAAATTCTGATCAAGGACATTGGACAGTTACGCGCACTTCTCCGATGAGTATTGCAGCACTCAAAGAAATGCATACATTTCTTTGTAATGAATTTGTAGCCAAGAAGCTCACACAAATGCGAATTTCATTCCGTGAAGAGGTTGATCATGGCTCTGGATGTTACAATCCGGCTGCGATTGAATTCTCTGTGTACCGTGCTGATTTTGAATAGTGTGGTATAATAACATTTTAGAAGGAGTAAGGCATGAACAAACACGTCCAAGCATATTCATTTGAACATGCATTTAAACGTCTGAATCGTCTGGTACTCGGCGAACCTGAATACATGGTCCCTTCACGTATAGGCGAATCTCGTGAAATTTTAGGTGTGCTAGTAGAAGTCACTGGTCCTCGTATAGGTGCAACTTTTGCGAGTCCTGAAATCAATCGCATTGATTATGACTACGCAGAAAAATTCTGGGAATTCATGATCTCTGGCGGCACTGACGCAAAAGAAGCATTTAAAGAATATCCAAATGTAGCAAAGTTCATTGACAAACCTAAGTCATCTGAATTGCCAGAAAACTTCAACACATTTTATGGTCCACGTATTGTTGCTCAGCTTCCAGCGATTCTCAAAGAATTAGAGAAGCCAAATTCTCGACGTGCAGTAATTCAAATTTTGCAAGAACAAGATCAGGTTCTGTTAGATGCAAATGAAACTCTTGAATATCCATGCACAGATTCTATCACGTTTTCTGTTCGTGACGATCGTTTAAATATGCATACACACATGCGTAGTCAAAACGTGGCCACAGTTATGCAACTTGATTTTTTCTTGATGCATAAATTGTTTGCATATGTTGCAGACAAACTTGACCTCGAAATGGATACGTATACCCATACAATTGTTTCAGCTCACATTTATGAACGTGACGTTGAATATGTTCGAGGCTTCTTAAATGCGTAAATTAATCGTCCCAATTTTTTCTATGCGTTCTTATGAGACTGGGTTATACTCAGTCCTTAAGGATGGTAATTTCCAATTGCAACTTGCTCGTTCAATGCCAGGCGATCTCATTTGTGTGCCATACGATTCATCAGACACCAAAGAACTTGGCGATCTATTCCCAAATCATAGTTTTGTCCAATTGCAGTACCCAAAGAACGCATTGGAAACTCGCGAAACTTTCTGGTCTATGAACCAAGTCATTGTTGACGACATTTGTGAATCATTTAATTGTGATATGATTGTAACTGATATCACTGGTTATGCTGGACGTCATAAGGTCATTTTCAATTTCAACATCACAAAAGATCCTGAAAATCCTCGTGCATACATCGACAAATTTATTGACATCGATGTTGAGTCAGTGAATCGATCATTCCGAACATTTGTGCTTAATTGGTCTCAAATGAATTATCTCATTCAGATGGGTGCGGATAGTTCAAAGCTTCGAATTTCCCAAAAGGTCATCAATCGTGATATCATCGATGCATACTTATGTGGCTATGCCCCTATCAATTTAGGATCAGGCATTTTCCACCCGTTTCGCATTAGCGACCCGTGTTACGACTTTGACGATGTTTATCAACATGCACAAAATCGTATGTTGACATTATTTGTCACTGATCCTAATGACACTTTGGACAAAGATAAATATCCTGCAGCGGTGCTCTTCAAGCCAAATAAACGAGATTATTATCGAGTTCTGGCGAGTGGTCCTACTATTATCTACAATGAAAACCCTGACAAAGTGTTTCACCCGGGTCTCGCAGAATTCATTTATTTCGGTGCTAACATTATTTGTGGATATAATGTACCTAAACGAAAAGACATTCTCATTGATAAAGGTTTAGACGTATGGCTCGACTAATTGTTGTTGAAGGCCCTGACAATTCAGGCAAAACTACATTTATTCAACATTTGTTGAATAACTTCCCAGGAACAGAAGTCATCCAGTTTCCTAAACGCAACACTGACAAAACTCGTTTCAATATCATTACTCGAAATGATTTAGCGATTTTTGAAACTATGCTTGATTATTTGCCACAAGATAAAGTCTTCATTCTTGATCGTAGCTATATCAGCAATGCAGTTTATGAACGACTACGTGGTGATAGCAAATGGCCAATGTATACATCAGACATGATTGATTTAATTGATCACCATGATGTGTTGGTAGTCCCATTAACTCGCAACTATTTAGAAGTCCCATTTGAAGATGATTTGATTTCATTAAGCGCTGAAGGCTTCAACAAAGTCATCGATTTGTACAATGATGAATATGAAGGCCTTGGGCTTAAGCCAATTGAAATCCTCAAGATGGATAGTGAAAACAATCCTATTGAGTCCATGGCACTCATTGATATTGATGATGTGCTTGGGCTAAGTGAATTCATTTATGCGTAAGAAAACTAAAACAGAAGTCCAGGTCCAAGGGCCTGGCGATGCTCTCTTTAATAAATCTTTTGATATTGTCAAAGAGAGCATGAAAGATGTCAAGCAAGAAATTCTTATCACGCTTGAAGACGGTTCAAATCATATTGTCTATTTACACGATGCAAAACTTTCCGGTAAAGAGCTCACAGTGGATTTCAGTACATTTGATGAAGACCGCAAGCCGGAAATAGGCGAAGCAGTTAAAGCTTGCCTACAAGCCCAGTTTACACATTCTTTGGCTCGCCCAAAGAAACGTTTCTCATTTTAAGGAGTCCTCATGGATAACATCGATTTAGCTTTAGCAGTAGTTCAAGAACAAAACGACGCGTTAGACCAATTGTACGCAGCCATTGCAAACAATGGCGACAAATATAACGACATGATGCTCATGTTGAAGCCTGTAGCAGAATCAAATTATGCTCGACGCATCGCAATTACCGGTGTTGGCAAAAATGCTAATATGGCTGCCAAAGCATCTGAAACTTTCGCAAGCTTAGGCATCCCATCGATGTACCTTAACACGTGTCATTATTCACATGGCGATGCTGGGTTCATTGGCCATACTGACGTGGTTATCCATGTTTCACGATCTGGCAAGACTGATGAAATGCAGTACATGGCGAAACACTTGCGAACCATTCGCCCTGATGTAAAACAAATTTTGTTGCATTGCAATGACAACTTGACGGATGAGCAAAAAGCGCCATTTGACATCGAATTTGGTATTCCTGGAATTGTTGAGTGTGACCAGCACCACTTGGCTCCAACAACCAGCACCACAGTTCTTTTGGCTTTGCTTGACACAATTGGTATCATCCTATCACGCCATATTGAATTCACTCCTCCTGAATTCTTGAAGTATCACCCTGGTGGTGCACTTGGTGCAATGTTAGCAGAAAAAACTAGCAAATAATTTTCAGCAAAAGGAGCTTTTGAGCTCCTTTTGTGGTATAATAATCAAATACACTCGGAGATGACTATGAATAAAGTCGTAATTTTAGGTGCTGGGCTGGCAACACGTTTGTACCCTATCACTCATCAAATCCCTAAAGTTCTTGTAAACTATGGCCAACACACAATCCTTAAACATCTGCACGATTTGTATGCGAATGAAGCAGATGAAATTATTGTTGTAGTACACTCAAAATTTAAAGCAACTGTTCAAGCATATTGCCGAATGAATCAATTGCTAGATGTTCGAATTGTTACAGTTGACGAAGCGTATGGTTCTGCTTATGCAATCAGTCAAATCCCTGACATCGAAGGGCATAACGTGCTATTCAACTGGTGTGATGTCATCCCAGAGTTTGACGAAACCGGATTTGTTTGGGGCTCAAATCAAATCTTCACGTTCGGCGATGAATGCCGATATGCATACGATGGTATGGAACTTAAAGAAGTTGGTGCAACCGGTGGCAATGTAGTCGGTGTATACAATGTTGTAAACTTCTCAATTGATGCGCCCCCAGGCAAAGAAGAAGCAAACGAATATTTCAGTGGACGTGATTTCATTGAGTTCATTGAAGATATCACAATGGGACCTATTGCCGAAGGCAAACTCAAAAATCTTGTTGATCTAGGCGATAAGCCAAAATTAGATTCTGCGCATAGTTGCATGGGCGTTATTGCTCGCGATTTTAATCACGTAGAAATCCGTAATGATGTTGTTGTAAAAACAGCTATCGGCGAAAAGGGTATCGAACTTCAAGACTTAGAGCTGAAATGGTACCTCAACACTAAATCAGAATTTGTGCCTCGATTGTTGAATTCGAATGCAATGGATCATCGAATCACACTTGAACGAATTCGTGGATCTGAATTATCAAAAGTCTTCAAACTTCGTGATTTAGATTTAGTCCTAGATTCATTATCATTTTCTAATTCTACCTTCCATCCGACCAATACTCAATTTGAAGCTGACTTGAAATTTGAAGTCATTGACAAAGTCATTAGTCGTTGCAAATCGATTGAACATCTTGTCAAATCATTTGGCGAAATCTATCTTGTCAATGGTGTCAAAATTGGACGTCTTGAGCCAATGTTGCGTCAGGCATACAATCATCTTGTTCAAGTTAAAGGGCTTAATGAATATTCAGTCATTCATGGAGACCCAAACTTTAGCAATACGTTTAAGGCAATTAATGGCGACATCAAATTCATTGATCCACGTGGTTACTTCGGGCATACCCATCTTTACGGTCCACGTATGTATGATGAATGCAAAGTGTTGTATGCTTTAACCGGCTACGACAAATTCAACTCTGATCCATTATGGGGCGGACTGAATATTTCTGGGTGCAACATCGATATTGAAATTGAGCCTCTGGTCAAAGATGCATACGCTTTGCCGCAGTTCAATGAATACCATAAATTGTGGGTTGCAGTTATTTGGATTGCACTTGGTGGCTACTTCAAAAATAATCCTTTGAAATCTGTTGCAGCATATTACCACGGGATGTATCTACTCACAACTGCACTAAATAAGTTAGGACGACGTCTACAGGATGGCACATCAGTTCCTAGCCTAGAGACAGCGATTTCACCACGTCTTATCACACGAACCCCTAAGAAATGGGTTCTCCATGATTTAGAGACAGGCGAAAAATACCACCCAAGCTCAAATCCTGCATCTGGTGCAGCTTGGGATAAAATTCAATAGCAGTTTACAAACGTGTTATGTAGTGTTATAATTAACTACATAACACGAGGATTCTTTATGAAAAAGCAACACTTTTGTTTCGATGTCGACAACACGATCACCGCCTGGTGCCTGAAACGTGATTATGAAAATTTTAAGCCAGACACACAAATGGTCGAAATGATCAATGCACTCTACGATCAAGGGCATCATATTGTACTCTATACCGCTCGTGGCATGAAGTCTGTAGGACCTGGACGTATTGCAACTGAAATTGTTCCTTCTCTCGTCAAAAATCTTGAAAAGATTGGCTTAAAATACCATGAGTTAATGACTCATAAACCATTGTATGATTGGATCATTGATGACAAAGCGATGGACCCACAAACATTTAAAGACCATTTCAATGCTGGCACATTGACTTCTGTTGAACCTTACGTACCGGAAATTGCATGAACATTTTATTCTTACCTTGTCGATCTGTACCATTTGATCATTTACGAATTGCCGGTGGCCTTGAGGCAGTGCAATTCAACATTGTTAAAAACTTATCAATCAACAATTTGATCACATATGTGTGTTTCGGTGATGAAAACTTCGGGCCCTTTGCAGACAAAATGCAATTTGTTGATGTCGATATGCCTATCAATGGTAAATTCACCACAGCACACGCTCACAAAGTCAAGCGCACATTACGTGCCCTACCAAACTTTGAACAGTATGATGCAATCATTGTTATGGAAGGTAACAAACTCACGTTGGATGTCTTTGATGAAAAAGGCGTCATGCACAAAGTTCGTAACATTATGGCCACGCCACTTGATCCGTCGGTTCGTGGAATTGTGCAGACTTGGAATAATGCGGTCAACGTGCACAAAAAAGGCGGCAAAAACTTAGTCCCAACACATACATTCAAAAATCTTGCATCTTCAGTTTATAGCAAAATGAACGAGCGTATTGCAGCAGAAGTTATCGATTTTGACTATTGGGCCAATACTGACATCATTTCTGAAAATTTTATCCGCCAATTCTTATCGAACAACAACCAGTTGTTCTTGAATCTGAAGGACACGTTTTCCAAGCTCAGCGTTTCGATAACACGTTCCGAAAATCCAATGTAGCATTCGGTGCAATGGATCTCATCACAGGCCCTAAAATTGCGTTCTGTCCAAGCAAATGGGCACCTGGTAAAAAATGGCTAGAGAAATCATGGCTTACCATCGATGCATCTCGCCAAATGATTCAGGCCGAACTCTTGACCGCTAAAGTGATGGTTAACACTTGCCATAATACCGGCACAGTCGAAAATGGCAGCTTAGAAGCTATTTCTAAAGGTGTCCCAGTTCTGCAATTAGTCCAAAAGGGCTATAGTCATGCAACATTTGAATACGATCCTGAAACAGTGTGCGTAGAGTTTGAAGAAGGCGAAGATGTTAAGTCATTGACATCTCGCTACGCTAAAGCACTTCAGAATTTTGAAGACACATATGAAAAACGCATCGAACGTGCTAATAAATTGTATTTGAAATATAATCCAACAATGTACTTTGCTCAATGGGCTACCGCATTATCTTAATCATAGGGCTTCGGCCCTTTTGGAGAATCATTTGAAAATTCTATACATTCCTTGCCGATTTATCACATTTAATGCTGACTTTATTTCTGGTGGCCTCGAATCTGTCCAGCTCAATTTTATCAAATCTCTGAGCAAAGATCACGAAATTGATTATATGGCTTTTGGCGACGAAAACTTCGGTCCATATAAAGTTAACCCAATTTCTATCGATTATCCTATTGTGGATAAGTACACACTTCGTCATGGCAACAAGATCATTGAAAAAATCAAAACACTTGATTACGATAAATACGATGCAGTTGTTACAGTTGAAGCCGCTAAAGGTGTCATTAATGGGCTCGTTGCACTAGGCCTCGGTCCTAAAATTCGCAATCTATTAGCAACACCACTTGATCCTAAAATTCGAACTTTAGTATCTATTTGGCGCACTGCAATCTTTATTCACCAGAATGGTGGAAAGAACTTGGTGCCAACTGACACGTTTCGTGATCTTACAACGAATGTGTATTCAAAAATGAATTCTAATGTGGCTGAAGGAGTCATTGACTTTGACTATTGGGCAAAGAACAACATCATCTCGGAACACTATTTCCCTGCTCATATGATTGAAGTTCCTCCTACAGTCAAAGAATCAAATGGCGTTGTTGTCCAAGCGCAGCGTTACGATTTGAAATTCCGAAAAACAAATGTAGCGTTAGAATCAATGGCTCAATGCCCACATAAAATTCTTGCGTTCTTGCCGCGACAATGGGCACCTCCAAAGAAATATCTTAAAGAGCCATTCGTGCATATTGATGTACCTCGTGTTAAAATTCAAGAAGCAATTAGTGAAGCATTGGTGCTGGTCAACACGTGCCATGACACAGGTACTATTGAGCATGGCTCAATGGAAGCAATTGAAAAGGGTGTCCCGGTCTTGCAACTTATCCAACGTGGATATGCTCATGCAACGTTAGAACATGATCCGACTACACAAATCGTGTGGATTGAAGAAGGCATGACTACGCCAGAAATCATTGCAGCGTATTCGAAAGCACTCAATGAATTCACCGATACATATGAGCAGCGTGTAGCACGAGCAATGTATTTGTATGAAAAGTATAAACCGATAAAAGTTCTTGAGATGTGGGAAACTGCACTTCTCAATTAAGCTAAGGGCCTTCGGGCCCTTTTGTGGTATAATGATAGTAATTGAATACTAAGGTGATGGCATGATTGACGTTATTTTAGGCCAACTTATTTCTAACCAAGAGTACTTTGGTCGTGTGTGGCCTTACTTGAACGAAGACTACTTCGAAAAGGGACCTGCACAAATTGTTTTTAACTCCATTAAACATCATGTCGACAAGTACAATGGAGTCCCATCGAAGGTTGCACTCGACATTGCGATCCAAAACTCAAAGATTTCTGACGCTGAATTTTCTGGCACTGTCAAACTCTTGAGCTTACTCAAAACCGAAAAAGAATCGTTAGATTGGCTCATCCCTGAAACCGAAGCGTTTGTCAAAGATGTCGCTATTCAAAACGCGACAATGAAAATTATTCAAATTCAGGTCAATTCACAAAAAGATGCTAAGCATCGAGACAAACGAATTCCTGATGTTGGTGCTATCCCAGACATCATGAAAGAAGCTATCTCAATTTGTTTTGATACTTCTGTTGGTCATAGCTGGCTCGATGACTATGAAGCTCGTTGGTTAGAATACCAAAACAAATCACGCAAGATTCCTTTCAAGCTCAATATCTTGAACCGAATTACTAAAGGCGGGGTTGAAACTGGTACACTCAACATTATTCTTGCAGGCGTAAACGTTGGTAAATCGCTAGGACTTTGTTCTCTTGCTGCAGACTATTTGCAATCCGGCAAAAATGTCTTGTACATCTCGATGGAAATGGCAGAGCATGTTGTAGCTAAGCGTATTGATGCCAACTTGCTAGATGTGACAATGGATGACTTAGATGAAGGTCATGTGTCATACGCCGAGTACAAGAATAAAATGGAACGTTGGAGAAAATCTAACGTACTTGGGCAATTGTACATCAAGCAATATCCTATCGGTGGAGCAAATGCTCTAACATTTAAAGCTCTTCTTAATGAGCTGAAATTAAAGAAAGGCTTTGTGCCGGATGTAATCATTGTCGATTATCTAGGCATCTGTGCTTCAGCTCGTATCAAAGTGTTTAGTGAAAACTCATACACACTTGTCAAAGCTATTGCTGAAGAACTTCGTGCTTTAGCAGTAGAAGAGCAAGTTCCAGTCTGGACAGCGGCTCAAACAACTCGTGGAGGCTGGGATAGTTCAGATATTACCATGGGTGACATAGCCGAATCGGCAGGGCTATCGCACACTGCCGATTTTATTCTTGCTGCTATTGAAACAGAAGATCTTGCATTGCAAGGTGTCCAATTGATGAAGCAAATCAAATCTCGTTATGGCGACAAGATGATTAACAACAAGTTCAATCTTGCAGTCAAGAAAGGAAATCAACGATGGCATGAAGTTGATGGTCCAAGTGCTCCAGTCATCCCAGATGTTTCTGAAGCCGAGATCATTGCAGCATGTGTTGGTGCAAAGGAAGACATTCCTATCACCGATGAGTCGATCGAATTGACTAAGATGGCTGAAATGGATAAAGTGCATCGTGTAGCTGCAGCATCACGTTCAGAACTCGATGATTTTGTCAATCAAATTAATTTTGGATAAATGGTTTACTTTTAGGAAGGACTGTTTTATAATGGTCCTATCCTAAATCAAAACGGAAATATGAAATGAATCAACGTGTTACTGCAATTGCAATTCAAGCAGGTTCAGTGCTTCCAACAGCCGAAATCGCAAACTCATGGCGCTATAATTGGGATAAAGGACGTTCTTGGATCGGTGATGAAGCCGGACAAGAATTGACACCTGAACGTATTGAACATGTGAATGCCAAAGTGCAACAGAATTTCAAACACTTTGCCATTAATCGTGATAACTTTTATAATTTATATTCTGGTGCCCCGGTTGAATTGTCAATCGAACAGGCTCAATACTTTGCCGACATTCACAACGCAAATAATGAAATTCAGGCCGCTCTAACACAAGCACGTGAATTGATTAGTAATGCAGAATCTCTTGCAAATCGTCATGACCTTACGTTTGATTTCGATATCGCTTATGGTATGGGTGGCGAATACGACGGCAAAAAAGGCGAATGGTACCCATCTTCACAATCCTGCTAAGGAGCAAAACATGTCTACATCCGAACAAATCATCTTAGAAGAAAAGATGCGAACTATCCAGCGCTTAGTTGAAGATGCATCTCGCTATGCAGAATCTGAAGGTCTGAACTTCACGATTGAAACAACTTCTGGTACACTTAAACATGAATCTCAATGGCAATCCTCTTGGGCTTCTAGTACATACTAACAAGTAGCCTTCGGGCTACTTTCTCATTTTTGAATAAGGAAAATATTATGTCTGATGCTCGCCTTGCAGAAATTCGTGCAATTGAATTACTTAATGCCGCTCGTACTATGGCAAAAATGGCCGAAGAGCTTGTCAATGAACACTGTGCAAATCAGCACCTCATGCTCGAAGTTGAACAAAGTTCAGGACGCACTTCTATCACTTGGTACAACAGCTCGGAGTCATGTTAATGTTTGTAGGTTTTTACGCCAAGCCTTCCGATGATCGTGCAATCTTTGCAAATAAAATCTTTGCCTTGATTTATAAGAAGTATCAAGGCAACTTCAGTAGCATTACATTCCAAAATGAGGCTCGAGATTTGGCCAACGATCTCGAAGAATACGTTCGCAATATCTACGAATGTGTAGATCGCGAAATTCCTATGATGGCCTGGGTTAATCTTCTTGAGCACGGTTTTGATGAATCAGCATTCGATGATGAAGACGAAATGACCGAACAAAAATGGCAACAAATTATTTTTGATGCTTGCAAAAAATATTACGAATAAGTGTTTACTAGGGCCATTGATTGTAGTATAATGGCTCTATATTCCAAAGAGAAAATTATTATGAAACCTTTGATCGTTGGATCTGTTGCATTGGCCTATCACCTTGATAAACTAGGCGTCGAGCATAACCTTAAACCTATTGACATTGACTTGATTGTCGATTCAAAAGACGATGCAGAAGAGCTATATCAGCACATTAAGCAAGTAAATCCGAATGTGCACACGATTTCAATTTTGAACTCTCATAAATTCTCTACTCGAACTCGTGCAATCAAAGTTGGCGACATGCCAGTCGAAATCACTCATCCTCAAAATGGAATCTTTGATTCGACTACAACTGCAGATCTTGTAGCATCATCGGTGTATTTCAAAGATCGCCATTTTCTATTTGGAATCGAATGTACAGTAGCACCACTTGATGTATTGTACACACTCAAAATGTCTCACCGTTTTCTCAAAGATTCTCCACACTTTGCTAAAACGGTGATGGCAATTCATAACCTTCGACGATGCAAAGCAAAAATCTGGGACGAGAAATGGCTCAAACGACGTGAAGCTGAGACTTATGACTATTCTCATCCTAAGCTTTCTGTCTCAAAACAGGAATTCTTCACATCGAATTTTGACTATGTGTATGATCACGATTCTATTCATGAAGCGGTGAAATTGCTTGATCGTCCTGCATATACGTTCTACATGGCAGGTGATGCAGAAGTTAATTGTTCAAAAGAAGCTTTCTTTGCACAAGAACGTACGGTTCAATTGCTTGGAGTCCTTGAAGAGACATATGTCCTTGCATTGGAACGTTCTCAAATTCCAACAAATTTCTCTGTAGATCCACGCGTATCATTCATGATTGCTCTTGAAAAGGTCTGCACGTCGATTACATCAGGTTGGTTCCGCGAATTCGCCTGGGAGAATTATTTCATTGTTGCTCGTATGTATGATTCTGCATACGTTGACAAATTTAAACACGCATTGGCAAAAGGCCAAATCAAACCATTCAACGGAGAATGAAATGACACCTGCAATTCTGTACACAGATGGTGCACGTATTTTGGTAATGAGCAATGAACATTTTGGACGTTACTACGTTATCGGGTTTTCAGGCGCTCCGATCAAAGGTGAAATCGGTAAAACACTAGATGTCGCAGTCCCAAGTATGCTTAAAGTATACACCGGGCGTTTCACCTTGACAAATAATAACTTAGACAATATTTATGTTGTTCAATCAAAAAAGGACACTAATCGAATTAAGGTTATCATGTTTGGCTCAAATGGTGCTGGCGTAGTTGTCGAATCTGATAAGCCAGAACGTGTCGGTGAATACTCAAAATCCTTTGTGTCTGCAATATCAGCAGAAGTTTGGCAACCAGTTACGTTTGAACAAGGAGTAGCACCTATTGCAGAACGTGTAAAAAGTGTAATACAATCACCTACAGTAAAGCAACCAAAAATAGTGTATCCTCTGTTCGCACGAACTAAAATGAACTATGTTGCAGCAGGCCGAGCAGATCCTAACATATGCAAAATGACGGTCATGTTCTCTAAAGAAGGCGACGGGACAGTTATCCAAACTGATGCATATTCTAGAGCGTTATCTGAACAAGTCGGTTACCACAGCAATGCATGGAAAGACATTGAAGAATGGGAAATCTGTGAACCTGGTACTACAATTTCAATCACACTGGAGTAAATTATGCGTTACCTAGCAATGCTTGTTTCATTTGCAATTTATATGTTTGGCATCATTTTAGCTAAAGGCTCCTGGTCAACATTCTTTGCAATCGTTTTCTTCCCGTACGCTTGGTACTTATCAATCACTCAAATCGCGAAATCACTGGGGCTACTATGAAAAATATGATCGACAAATTTGTTTTAACTGTACTTGATACCCAAGTGTCAGTTCGAAACTATAAGCCTGATGTGCTAAATTTTAATGATGGCTCTGTTCGAGTAACATTGCCATACATTGACGATTGCGCTAGTGTTAAACAGCCTTACGGGCTAACAATTTCTGCATTTGTTGAATCTATGGACGATCTAATGGTCGTCGCCCAAATGAAAGAAATCGCTGATCGAAAATTTGGGCATACTAAAATTTCACTAAACTTACTTGGTACATCATACACTCGATATGATCGTGTAATGTTTGAAGATGAAAGCGATGCGTTTGGTGCAAAAGTGTACGCAAGTTTCATCAACGCGTTAGAATTTAGCGAAGTTCGTTTCTACGACTGTCACTCAGATGTGATGTTATCTCTTGTTCGAAATTCATTTAATGTTGCTCAAAATATCACATCTGCATTAACTGTGTTCTATCTTGCGGATCATTCGCTTGTTTGCCCGGATAAAGGTGCATCAAAGAAAATGGAACGTATTGATGTCTTATGTGACAAAGTACGTGTCCCTGAAACTGGCAAGATCAAAGGTGTTGAAGTTGTCAAATTTGGCGATGACATTAAAGGCGACCTCTTGGTTCTTGATGACATCTGTGAAGGCGGTGGAACTTTCTTAGGTGTTGCTGATGCGATTAAATCAGAACCAAAACTTGCTGATAAATCTATTAGCTTGTACATCACACACGGTATCTTTAGCAACAATGCTATCCCTAAACTTTTAGAAAAATATTCTAAAATTTATGTATACTTTATGAAAGAGTCTGTATATAATGCTCTTACAGAACAACAAAAACAATTTGTTGTTCCAATGAACTTGATCAAAGCATAAGGAAACTTTATGAACATTTCTACACCTGTATCAGTTTTAGCTGTTGTTGAAAACGCATCAAAATATGTGCCACCAGTCAACCCATTCTTGTATTGGACTGACTCATACAAAATCTCGCACATCTTATTTGAAACTAACGGTGTATCAGAAATTTATTCGAACTTCACTGCACGTTTCGATAAATATTTGCAACAACTTCTTGGCAAGCATTACGATCGCAAATATGTAGTCTTTGGTATCCAATGGATGCTTTTACGTTTGCATGCAATGGCTCAAAAAGGCTTCTTTGATCGCCCTAAAGAAGAAGTTATTCAAGAAATGAAAGACGAACTTGGTCCATACATCAACCAAGAAAAATATGACCAATTTGAAGCATTACATGATTTAGGCTACTTGCCAATCATTGTCAAAGCGTTAGATGAAGGTACTGTTGTTCCTGTAGGCCTGCCATTCTTTACAATTCGTAATACACATCCTGATTTTGAATGGCTGCCAAACTTCCTTGAAACTGGCATCTCGACTGACATGTGGAAGCAATTAACGGTTGCAACTGTCGCTCGTGTATATCGCAAAATCTCTAATGACTTTGCAATGAAAACCACAGGCTCTACTGATGGCACGGAATTCCAAAACCATGACTTCCATTCTCGTGGAGCAGCAGGTTTTGAAAGTTGTGGAGCAGTCGGTGCAGCGTTCTTGACATCTAGCTGTGGTACCGACAACCTTGCATCGCTTTGGGCATCACGTTATTTCTATGGGTCAACTAATGCTCAAGGCTTCTTAGCTGCATCAGTTCCAGCAGGCGAACACTCTGTGACAACCTCAGGTATCTTGACCGAAGTCGAACGAGCTCGCTTACATCCTACTAAGCCTGAACTCATCTCTAAAGAAGAAGCTGAGTTCATGTATGCGAAGAAGCTATTGACTGAACGCTTCCCTACAGGCATTCTGTCGTATGTTGCAGACTCATATGATTATTGGACTTTCATCACGGTTATTCTACCACGTTTGAAAGATGTAATCATGGCTCGAGATGGTAAATTTGTAGTTCGAGGTGACTCTGGTAATCCGGTCCATGTAATTGCTGGATATCGTTTTACATCAATTGGGTTATCTACTGATGAGCTAATTGAAGCTGGTGATCGTGGATATCAAGAACTTATTAACCGTAAAGTGGTTAAAGCTAAAGAAGATGGCTTTGAAGTTGTACGAATTGCTGGTCGTTATAGCAAAATCTGCGGAGACGAAGGTGGAATCTTCTTAGTTGAAATCTCTGAAGCAGAAGCTTTAGGTACTATTGCATCATTACATGCGATCTTTGGTGGAACTACAAATGCACAAGGCTTTATTGAACTCGACAGCCACATTGGCATGATTTATGGTGATGGCATCACAGTACAACGCTCAGAAGATATTCTGACACGATTGGAAGAAAAAGGATTTGCTTCGCTCAATATCGTATTTGGTGTCGGGTCATTCTCACTTGGTATGCTGTCTCGAGACCACCTCGGTATGGCAATCAAAGCTACAAATACAATCGTAGACATCCATGGTGAAAAAGTCGACACTGCGATTTACAAAGACCCAAAAACTGATTCATCTAAGAAGTCTGCTAAAGGCCTCATGATGATCACTGAAGTTGATGGTAATCTAACAATGAAAGATGAGTGTACTCGCGAAGAAGAGGCGTTAGGTCTTCTTACTACTGTATACGAAAATGGTCAATTCCTTAAATTGACGAATATCTTTGAAATCCGTGATCGCATCTGGAAATAAAATTCACAATTACAAAAGGAACAGTTTACACACTGTTCCTTTTGTGGTATAATGGTCTTATCAAATCATACAACACAATGAGTAAATTGAAAATGGAAATGTCATCAACCGAAAAATTAATTTGTTTTCACTTGGCTTCTCTAAATCCACATGTTAGCCATAAAGTGGTTCAGCGTACGTATTTGGATTGGGTTCAGCACTTATTCATTGAACGAGAAGGCAATGGCCTTAAAGACTTAATCTTAGTAAAAGTGGATTACAACAATCCAGACAGTATGATTGAAATCGTTCGACAATTACATACTGGCTTAAATTCACGCCTTCTCAATTTAGAATACACTGGTGCACGTTGGGTATCAATCGGTAATTGTCGATTCTCCGCTTTTCGTCTTATCGCAAACGATGTACACGCTGTTTTGACAAACGCGAAAGATGAATTCCAAATCGTACTTTCCAAAAAGACTGGAGAAGTCCTATCTAGTCGTAATTCAGCTGAAATTAATTACGTTGAATTGCTATTGAATCCTGAAACCAAAATTGTTGAAGATCTTTAAGGAACCGTCATGAAAACTAGTCACATGCGTAGTCTTGGGCAACGAAACATCAAAAAGGTTATTGCTAACCTTGAAATTATTAAAGCAAATCGTGAAGTAATTGAACGCCTATCGAAATTGCACGAAAAGCCTGCAGCTCTCCATTTTGGCGAACTTGATAATGGACGCTCACGTGAATTCCATTTTTGGGTCGGAGTTTGTTCTAATGCAGATTTCTGGTCATTGCCATGCATCAGTACCTTTAAATACTGCAGCTTACCTATGATTACTCAAAGCGATGATTCAATGACATTGGGTAATCTGCTAGCAAAAGAATTTGTTGAACATCACACAGATTACAATCTAGGCGAAAATGCTGTCAACACATCTTACCCTATTCTTCATATTGCAGGCGTAGCTACCTGGAACAATGAATATCGCTGGAAATACGTCGATTTTTGCATTGATACACTTACAAAAATCCTTGCATCGGAGACTGCTAATGCCAACTAACTTCTTTAAACGTATTTTCGGTTGGGGACCTAAACAGCTCAAGACTCCTCGACAAGAAGTCAAACAAATTCCTGCTCCTGAAATCAAGCTTTCAGATGTAGACCTTTTCAATCATATCTGGGATGCTGTAGAAGACACATACAACGATGTAACTTCTCATTGCCCAAATGTCGGTGTAATTGTAGGTGAATGGGTTGGCAACATTAAAGTCATTCGTATGACATTCCAAAACCGAGATGTCGAGATTGCGTATGATACTTCATCAGGATCGCCAATCTCAATGCGACGTTTGTTCTCTGCTGCAGGTGAAACGCCACGCCTGTTTGGCATGGATTATCGCCAAGTTTTAGAACTCATTTACCGCAAAATGATGTGCAATCTTATTGTATCTGTTCCTACATCAGCTGGTATTCTTGCGAAAAAATATGGCCTCGTCAATATTTGGCATCGTGTTGCATACATTAGCCCTTGTAACACAAAGGCATACGTTTTGCACGACGGCGTAGTAACTCAATTTAAAGCATTGCCTGAACGAAACTTAACTCACATTATCGATCGTCGAATAGTTGAACGTGGACGTCGTGTACCAGGACAACGAGCTTCTGGAAATGAAATCTTTTGCACCGCATTGCTAAAGTACATTCGCACCGAAGAAGATTTCAGCCAATGGCGCCGAGTTGATTCACTTCGATCAGAATGGATGCAATACTTTGAAGAAGACAAACTTCTTTCTCGGGTCAAACGGGATGAAGAGCTCAAAAAGCATGTAGATCGCATTATTGAAATGCAACATAAACAATCTGATTTAGCTCTGAAGCATAACGCAATTCCTGTAGCACCAATCAAAAACTTCAAAACATATTCTGCATTTTGCAAATACATTGAAGTGTCATCGGCATATGAAGCGTATGAAGTCGAAAACTACCTACGCCATATTGGAGCTTACTCTGGCGAGTAAGCTTTGATTTCATAAATAGTTCCTTTAAGGAGTTAATCATGGGTGCACTAACAGCAGGAAAAACAGTTGCAGATAGTGTTTATGCGTATCGGTTTATACGCCTAATGCAAAAGAACTTCTCCGAATGGGAAGCATTTAAAACTGGAGTCATTGATGAACGCGGCAATGTTATCAAACGCCCTAAATCAGATGAAGAAAAGAGTTCATATACTCCGTTTCACGGCGCAGTCCGTGCTCTTAAGAAGATGGTATCTACTGTCCCAGGTGCTACTACATGGAGTACAATTAGCGGTTCTATTTCGGCCATAGGTTCACGTTTTTCATTAACTGAAGACGAAATGCAAATTATGCGAGAAGGAGTTGAGCCTTTATACGAAAGCATGGTAGCTGGCGATTCAGGTGGCAATCCTACAAATATCGCATCTGGTACATCAAGTGGAGCAATCACAAACAAAGGCCCTGGACACGTTGGAATCACTAAAGTGAAGAAACGAAAACGGTTATCTGAAATTTATGATGCTTTAGAATAAATGGTTTAAAATGGGACTTAATTGTCCCATTTATTTTGAGGAAATTTTTATGTCAGATTGGATAGATGATGACTTTGCGTTACAAGTTTTTTCTCTGTTGCCACGATTCCGCCAAGTAAGTCATATGCCGATGCGATTAAACGCTCGGTGCCCCGTCTGCGGAGATTCACAGAAAGACGCACTAAAGGCACGTTTTTATTACTACTACCATGAAGGCACGGCGTTTGTCAACTGTTTTAATTGCAGTTATTCTGCATCTTTCGGTAGATTCCTGAGTGAACATGACACTGATGCTCACAAACGGTATCAAATGGAGAAGTTTAAAGCAGGTAATACTCGGACGAACGTACGTAGAGAAATTGACATTTCTCCTAAGATTACTGCATCACTCAAGGTTATCGAGAAATTGGATTATTCTGAACGTCTTGATACATTGCCTGCAGATCATCCTATTATCAAATATGTTGAGTCTCGTAAGATTCCAAAAGATAAATGGAATCGTTTATGGTTCACAACAAAATGGCAAGAATTAGCGAATTCCATCAAGCCTGGTACGTTTGAAACACCGAAACCAGAACCTCGTTTAGTGATACCGATTTATAACCGAGAAGGCAAGATCGAATCATTGCAAGGACGTGCATTACGACGATCTAATGTCAAGTATATGACATTAAAGGCAAGCGACAATGCAAGCAAAATCTACGGACAAGACACGGTCAATGAAAAACTTGATTTTGTGTTTGTCATGGAAGGACCAATTGACAGCCTGTTTTTAACAAATGCAATAGCTATCACCGGTGGCTCATTGAATCTTGATATGGTTCCATGGCCTGAAAAACGCATTTGGGTAATGGACAACGAGCCACGGCACAAAGACACTATCGCCCGCATGCAACGTTTGATTGATGAAGGTGAAACTGTGTGTTTCTGGGATGCAGCTCCATGGCAATCAAAGGATGTCAACGACATGGTTGCAAAAGAAGGTGCAGACCCAAAAGATGTTCAACAATATATTCTGGACAATTCCGTATCAGGCCTAATGGCTCGTATGCGAATGGTCAAATACTGCAAAATCTAAGGAGGCGTCATGGACGTTTTAAGTACATTTACCGAATCAAAGGAAGCAATGGCAGAAGTTCAACGTGCATTGTTCACATTGTTTGAAAGTAATGACAAATACCAAATCATTCGGCACTCTGATCTAACATTTCTTGAACTTATTCCAAGCCGAACAGAAGAAAATGTTGTGTCGGTCCACATGTTCAATTACAAAGACGTGACACCTCGGATTGTGTTTGATGCACCTCGAACAGAAGTTTTAGCATGTGATGAATCGACTATCACAATGTGGTTAGATGCATCTCGAAAAATTATCGAACGCACTAATCTTGCAAAGCTTAAACGTTTTGCTAAAGAATTCCCTTCAACAGATCACGATCTCATTGCGTGTTGGATTACTAACCACAAGCATCTTGTAGCTTCCGGTAAACGATCTGAAGAAGATGGCTTGGAATTGGTTGCAAAGCACGTCACAAAATCTTACTACTCTGGAGAAAATAATCTAAAATAATGTTTACGCGCTCATTTGTTTGTGGTATAATGAAAGTATCTTCAAACAAATGAGCAAATTATGAAAGCTTTGAAAGTTAAAATCACCCAAGAAGAATTCAAAATTCTTAAGCCGAGCATTTTCAAATTCTGGGATCGCACAATCGTTGAAAAACGAATATTCCGTGAAATGCAAGAAGTAGTTGCAAATTCATCCTGCCTTGTCCCACATGCAATCACAGCAGCAGTTAATTGGGGCACTGAATACATTGGAGTAAACTACAACACTTCACTTTCTGTAGCTAAACAGATTATGGACGCTGTACCAAATGGCACAGTTCGCCTTGAAACTGAACGTTTTGGCATCAAGCGCATTCTTATCTTGGAGGCACTATAATGATCGATATGACGCAATTCACCGTTGTCATGTCAAATGTCAAGAATTGCCTAATTGCATTAAATTATCCTGAGCGTATCGCTCAGGATATGATCAACCGAAATTACATGTTGATCAAGCCGACAATGTTTATTGAGTCTGTGCAAACTCTAGTAGTTCGCATCATCAAGCAAGAAAATCCTAAAACCCCGATTGAGGAAATCACAGCATCGATTGTTGGCAGAGTTTATACTGGAAACCTTTAAGGAAATTGAAATGAATATTCACAAAATTGAAACACAACTCCGTGAAAAGGCTCGAGTTATCAAATTACATTTGTTTATGCTACGTGCGCATATGGGTGCCCTTGAAACCAAAAAGGTTTATCAAGATGCTGCTTGTGTTACGGCTCAAGGCCTTGAACAATTCGCCGATGCACGATTCCATGATCGTGAAGCCGATAAACTTGAAGCTGCTTTGAAGTCATTGAGCCAAATCGAATATGCAATGGTTCGTGATCAGAAGTCTATTGGTCTTGTCATCCAACGTATCAAATCGTTCAACGGACGCAAAGCTAAGTTCGTTGAGCCTAACAAAATGATCGAAGCGACATTGTACACTGAACTACTTGAAGAAGCTGTAATTCAGTTGAGTCGCACATACGATTACCGAACTCGCCATTACGAATTTGGAGCTGGATGGTAATGAAGAAGTATTTCAACGAATTTCGTAACCTGATTGGAGCAATCCTTGCATGGATTATTTTCAGTCTTGCATGTATGGAAATTAACCTGTCAATTGCCGAAATGACTGCATTCCTTGCAATCTTTGGTATCTTGACCTACAGCTGGACAACCTCGGCCAAACGTGTATATCGACCGCTAGTCTTTGGGCTATGCACGGTATTGAGTATTGTTGCCGCAGTTGTAACACTTAGCGAACCGGCAGGTGCAGCTATCCTTGCGATGGCATTCCAAATCACTGTATTGTTTATTATGGAAGAGGCTGAAGAGATATGAATATTTTTGAACGCAATGAAAAGTTAAAGAAAGAAATCAATGATCGCGCACAAGTCTTTGTCCGTTTAGCTGCTGCAGCAATTGCACAGTTGTCCAAAGACCCGTACAAATCAACACTTGTGCCAAGCTTCATCACTGGTTATCATGGTTTTCATACCGAAGTGTTTCCATTTGACAACTCGTTATGGGTGCCGAATCCGAATTACAAACCGGGCTTGAGTAAGGCCGAATACGAAAAGCCTGAAAATCGCGAAGTAGATGCTGGATTCCCACAAATCAACGTCATCGAAAAGATGGTACGTATTTGCGCAGTGGAAGTTCAAGACAATTGGGATGACTGTGCCGGTGAACCAGAAGTATGGAACCTTGAGCTAATTCCACAAGAACTTTTCTTGTCAGGAACCGAAGCTAAAATAACTACGTTTTTTGAAGAACGCTTTAAAGCGCAAGCTGAACGTGAAAATGACAATGCATTCCGAGGCAAATGGTCTGCACTGTTTTATTACTACACTGCAGAAGAGCTAGAGCAATATGCAAAGGCAATGAAAGACGCCAAGTCTGAATATCCTGGCGAACGATTTGAAGAAACTCTTGTTGCAATGGGTGCAAAAGATGAACACAATTAACGTCACATCAAGGACTCCTCCGGGAGTCCACCTTGACTTCTGCACTGACTTCGAATATTGCAATATTTCAAACATGTGTATAAAACAAGCAGGACACAGCGAATATCAAATCCCGGCTAATATTGAACATATCGTTTGGGAAGCTATTGCAGCGGTTCATGAGCTAAATGAGCAATTGTACAATGATGACTGGCTCTACAATTGCTACTTAACTCTCAAACACGAATACGTGAACCCCTCATCAACTGGTACTCGACCTGGTTGGCACATTGATGGATTCATGTCGGACCAGAAGAATTTCATTTGGTCTGATTGCTTACCGACTCAAGTTGCATTAGGTGATTTCAAATTATCGCTTCATCATGACCTTTCATTGCACGAAATGGAACGAGATGTCAGAGGTAGACCGATTGTGCAACTAGCTTCAAAAATGATGTATGAATTGGATCAAGAAGTAGTACATGCGCCGGTTGTCAATGAAACTAGCTCGCCTATACTTCGTACATTTTTGAAGCTCACTTACACTAAAGATGAGTTCAATTGTGCACGAAATGCATGGAACTACAAACTCCCGAATGTTCGTGGATTCAAAACTCCTGGTGCTTCACGAAACCATGGTGTACTATAAGGAATAGATATGACACAAGTTATTTTTATGTATGACGACGGGCAAGTTTCGTTTGATGCAGAAGTTTTAAAAATTGTTGATGTGCAATTGCACATCAATGACGAAGGCGAAACCTACACCGCAAATCGTTTTGAAGTTGCAGTACCACTGGCGTATTGTGATGAATCGTATTTAGGTGACGACACTCTTCTTGAACGAGTTGTGGACACTCATAGCCTTTCACTTATTGTAGTAATTACGCCAAACAATAACTACTCATTTGAAGGTATGTATTGTCAATCGGTCACCGTAAACCAACCTAAAACTTACGTTCACTTGGTATTCCGATCATGAACTATATTGGGCCTTTAATCGGGACAATGATTGCAATTTTCATGTGTATCTTGTTTGCAGATCTAAGTTCACGAGATAATTTCTGGGACTACACCATATCAATTTCAGTGTTTGCTGTTATTGGTACATTATTTGAATACGTTTTACGGATAGACACATGATCAACATATCATTAACACGCCAACAACTTGACGTAGTCCTTGCTGCATATTGCGAGCAGATAGGACTATCATACTCAACCATGCACGATGAAGCGTTTTGTGCCCAAGGAAGCAAAGGCTACTGGTTGCATCTGTGGTATGATGGTGATACAAACATCCTTTCACATTTTGTGAAAGAAATTGAAAAACTTATCGCAGAAGAACGCCTTAATTTACGGAGAACACAGCCATGAATGCTATAGCACGTATTGAACTCATTTTAGAAAACTGTGAATCCATCGTAGTCGAACGTGGTAACTTAGTGAAATTCGATTTGTATGGCTATGCCACTAACTTAGGCATCAACGGTAAGTGGTCATCTTGTGCAGGATTTGTTATTGCGGTAGACGGGTATTCAATTGTTAATTCGTGCATAAACTCAGATGGGTGCATGCTTGAGCGCCTTCAAAAGTACAAAGACATTACTTCGATCAAAGTTCAGTTTGATGACAATACAATTGAAGAAGTGTTCCCTATTTGGCCGGAAGACGATGAATCCGGCGGCCAAATCCATGAAAAACAAGCGGTTGAATTTATTCGTGGTACATACCATTACATCGCAGTCATTTCACAAGATATGGGTCTCTTATCACAAGGCGTAACTAAAGACCTGCAATACGCAATTGATGATGCTAAGCAATCTATTGCATTTGTAGAGTAATTGCTTAACAAATTTAGTGATAAAATAACCTTATCAAATTTACTTAAACATCCCAAACCAACTGGAGAACCACATGGCCCACTTTAACCAATGCTCACAACTTGTAGATGGCATCGATGCAGCACGTCAAGAAGCAGAAAATATTCGTTTCAATGGCGAACAATATCTTGATTCAATGATTGCAATGCAACGTGCGCTTCAAACTAAACTAGCTCTTGAAAAGCCTGATCGCAATGCAAATCCAAATAATCTGGCTACAGCTGGTGACCAAATTGATTGGATGCGTAAGCAATGGGATTGTTTATCTGACGAATTCCGTGAATTACTAACGTCGTTTGGTGGTATGTCTAGTGGCGAAAAAGATGCATCTGGTGTCTGGAAAGATTGGAAAGCAAACAATCTTGAAAAACGTGCTACATTGATTAAAGATCTTAGTGCCGAAGATCAACTCGAAATCAAATTCGAACTTGTGGACATGGCCCACTTTTTCTTGAACATGGTCCTTGCATTGGACATGGATGCAGAAGAGCTCTTTGAGTTGTACTACTTGAAGAACAAAGAAAACTTCGATCGTCAGAATAACGGCTACTAATCTTACCGGCTCTAAGGTACAACCTGTTGTACCTTAGAGCCATTTTTGTACGTTTAGGTACAACCTGTTGTACCTTGGAGCATGACATGAAAAATTACTTAAAAGAGCTTATTGAGGAAAAAGGCATCGAAATTCCAGAACTCCTCCCTAAACATTGGGTGCCTAAAGGTTCGTATCTTGAAATCTCTAAAGGCGTAGACAAAGAATACACCGAGCGTATAATTCGACGTGAAGATTTGAAACTCTACATTTCTGATGGGTGGCGCATTACACGTTTAACGAAAATCAGTATGTCTATGATTCATTCTAAATGGAAACATGCAATTGTTGCAATGGAAAATAATTGCTAAAAAGCAGTTTACTTCTACATAAATGTAGAGTATAATGATCATATCAAAACGAATTTCTATTTTGATTAACCTCACAAAAGGAACATACCATGTCAAAAGCTAAAGCAAAAATCGCAACTCCTGTAGTTACTTCTAAAGTAGGTAAACTACGTGATCCTCAAGCTACTGCAAAACTTTCACTTAAGCTTGGCTTTGTACGTAATGCTCGCCTAAACGCTTCTGCGTAATTTTTAAAACATGGGAGCTTTTGCTCCCATTGGAGTCTCTATGAACTTTGCAGCAATTGTAGGTGCATTCTTTGGTGCATCATATTTCGTAGCAGTAACATCTGGTTTTTTCGGAGGCATGTAATGAGCCATTGGTCAGAGCACCACAAAGAATTACCTTTTGGTACGCCGGAGCCATTCTTAATCCACAAAGGTGAAATCGTAAACTACGGCAATCATCAATGGGTTGTCAATGAAACATTTCGTAAAAGTCGTAATGCAGTAACAGGCGAATCATATGAAAATAAAGTATTCGCAGCGTATGAACTCCTTCGGTATGAAGGGCTCCATAAAGTAACACAATACATTACAAAGGCTGATATTCCGGACATCACAATTCCGTCCGGATCATTAACATTCTGTGCAACTGAAGATGTTCACATGTATTCACAAGCATACTTGAAATTGATAGGAAAATGAAATGAAAGGACAAGAAATTGCAAACATGCTGGCGATTTGGAATGTGCCAACATCAATTCGCACAGGCTATCGTCAGTTCAAACACACATCACTTCGTTCTAAGAGTACAATATTTGGTGATCTCAAACAAACTGCTGTTTTTGTTCGTAAGCGCAGCTTACCTATCTTTGGTGATTTCTACCATTTGGTCTCGCTAACTGTCGAGCATCCAACTGAAGGAATCATTTACAACATTAAATTGACTAAGCCACCAATCACGGAAGATGATATCGACTGGGATCCGGAAAACATTCCTGCATCAGAATTCCATTTCGGTAATTTGATGTCCTACTCTAAACTGATTGCAAAATCAGAAAAACTTAAACAAGACAATAAAGTGGTATGGGCACGATAATGACTATTAAAGCAACAGGTTTTATCTCAGCATTTCCTGGTACCGGTAAATCATCAGTGCATGGCAACAATCACAAACATGGTCTTTATGCAGTTCGAGCAAACGGCACATCGCTTTATCGCCACATGCCAGCTCCAGGACAAACATACGTTTATGATTCGGATAGCTCAACATTTGACAAAGCTGAATTTCCACAAAACTACATTGACCACATGCGTGCTGTGATTCAACGACATGCAGGTAGTCAAAACCCATTCTTGTTCTTAGGCTCAAGCCATGACAACGTACGAGCAGCAATGCAAGAAATGGGAATTCCATATGTACTTGTTTATCCACACCGTGACCTCAAAGAACAATACATTGAGCGTTACAAGAAACGTGGAAGTTCAGAGTTCTTCATCAATCTGATGGAAACTAAATGGGATGAATTCATCGATTCGTGCGAAGCCGATCCTAGTCACAAAATCGTTTTGCATGATGGCCAATATTTGAGTGACGTACTATGATTATTCGAGCAGTTAAGAAGCCAGTTAAAATCCACGCAGTAATTTGGAATGGCTCATTAGAATCCTTTTACGAAGTCAGCACATTCGTCAATGGCGGAGACATTCATAAAGGCAAAATCCCTGATTTCTGGAAAGAAAACGGTAAGCACGCATTGTTTAAAGGTGGATTCAAGATTACTACACTTGAAGGTGTCATGTCCGCAACGCTTGGCGATTACATCATCAAAGGCGTAAATGGTGAATTTTATCCATGCAAGCCAGATATTTTTGAGAAAACGTATCACATTGTCAATAATGTTGAATAAACCTCCTTTAATCCTGCTTTCTGAGTAATATGATACTATTACTCAGAAAATCCTGTAAAAACTGATTACACTGAAGAGGTTCCATCGTGAATACAATTAACTTCACCGAAAAACGCATCAAAGTTACACCTCGCGTAACATCTGCATTTGCTGTGCGTTGGGAAGGTACCGCAGAATCATTTGTAAATTGCCTTGAATTTGTTGGTCATAATGTTGTTGCAAATGAAAAGACAATGCCAAACCTTCTTGCTCGTATGGATTATGCACGATTGCACGGCTTCTGCATCGATTCACGCGAAAGCGAAGTTCGAGCAGCTGTAGGTCAATACATCGTTCTTGCAAACAACGAGTTCAGTGTAATGACACCTGAACAATTCCGCGCAGCATACATCGAAGTAGAATGCTTTGACTTTAATGGAGCATTGCCAATATGAAATACGCAGGAATTGGCTCAAGAGCCACGCCCTTAGAAATTTTACGAATCATGCGTCAAATCGCAGCTGAACTCGAAAAGGCTGGATACACCTGTCGAACGGGTGGTGCACTCGGTGCGGACAAAGCGTTTATTGATGGTGCTCCTAGCACTACTGAACTTTGGTTGCCTTGGGATGGTTACAATGGCTATTCAAGCGATAACCCTGAACCTACAGAACGAGAAGAACGTTTTGCATCAAAATACCATCCAAACTGGAAAGCGTGCAAATCTGGAGCACGGAAAATGCATGCTCGCAATTGTAATATTGCATTAGGTGCAAATCTGGATGACCCTGTAGATTTCATCGTCTGTTGGACTCCTAATGGAGAAATGACAGGTGGAACAGCTCAAGCACTTCGAGTTGCAATCGATTATGATATTCCAATTTACAATCTTGGTGCAAAAGCCGGTCCTGCAAGTGTTCTTAAACGTTTGCGAGACTATATTCAAAGTCAAAAATAATTTCAAAAGGCAGTTTACTCAAACTGCCTTTTGTGGTATAATGGTCTTATCAAATCTAATAACGGATTTGAAACATTGAGTAAAATATTATGAAACTTTTAACATTTGCATTTCCTTCAGCTTCAGATATCCAAGGTGCATTACGTGCAACATTAGATGATGTAGCTCCAGATTTAAAGGTCATTGAATCTTACTTCTCTGGTACTTCAATCGGTATGGACGGCGAAGACAAAGTACGTGGTCTCGCGATCTATGGCTATAATGATGTCGCAAACGACGAATACACTTACATGGTTATTGGATGGACGTTACACAATGGCCAAGAGTATCATGTAGATGAATACTTCTTGTTTGATAGCTCAGCAGGTTTTGACACTATTGATGAAGCAGAAGAATTTCTGTACAAACATGTTAACTGTGTGAAAATCGTTTATTAATTTGAAAACGAGGTCTCTCACGAGACCTCACTAGAGGAAAATATTGTGTTAGTTAAACAAACTCTCGATTTTCACATTGGCTCAAGCTTTGACCTCAAGGTTGTAGCCGATGCAAAAGATAAAACAATCACGGTAAGCCGTGAAGGCTTTGAACCAAAAGTGATCGACACCCAATCTGTGGACTGGTTCGGAAAGGTGTTCTTCTATGTTTTTCGCATGGACCCTGATTGTGAACTCGATCATCACGATGAAAAGGTTATCAAAGGCGCAATCCTTAAAATTGTTAGCGCAGAAGCACAAGCCATTGCAATCGGAGCAATACTATGAACACTCAAAAAATCTCTGTAGCCGTTGTGTGTGCACTCATCATCGCGTTTGTGTCTTACATGGAATACACATACCAAAATGCCACCAAACAGCCTGACGTTACTACTGTTATTGCATCAGGTATTGTGACCGACAAATCAATATCAGAATATGCATGTGGCTCTAAAAAGCTTTACACCTGTACGCTGTTTTCGATAAGCGTAGATGGCAAATCGTACGAGTCGTCTCGTGAAATGTTCTTTGCAACTCCTATAAACGCTTCTGTGACACTAACAAACACTCGCCCTTATGCTTGGAAACCTATCGAGGTCGCATCAAAAATGGTGCATGTTATGACAATCCTGGTGTTCGGAGTAATTGGCATCATATTTGTAGGCTCATATGTTTACTGGCTGTGCATGTGGTCGAACACTCTCACATTTAAGGAATTTCTTGAAAAAGTCGACGATTAAATGTGAAAATAATTTAGGGAGATAGTTTACAACTATCTCCTTTTGTTGTATAATAGTCTTATCAAATCTAATAACGGATTTGAAACTAAATGAGTAAATTATTATGAACACACTTATCAAAATCACTGAAGCTAAAAAATTATTCAACCAAGTATTTCCTAAAGCTACGGTTAAAGCAGAACGCATGGATGGTACATACCGCCCAGAACGAGATGGTTACGGAAAACTCATTCGCCGTATTCCTACTTACGTTCAATTGAGTCCTATCGATTGCACAGATGTTAAAGCAAACAAAATCGAAGCAAAGTTTCAAGAAATCTTATCGTTCTTGAAGAGCCACGGTGGAGTAACTCGAACTAAATCTTCACAACATGCAATCGTTGATTTTATTGATGCAAAAGGTAAAGGATTCGAAGTTCGCATTTTTCAAGAAAAACATCGTGCAACTTACGTTTACGATGAAGGTTACAAAAATGTTTTCTTTGACGTAATGTTTGAAAAAGTTTAAAATTTAGTTTACAAACGGACCATTATGTAATATAATGGTCCTATCAAAACAAATGGCTATATAGCCCTTTTGGAGAATGACATGAAACTTTTACATTTTACACTGGAAAGCGATGAGCAACACCCAGCAAAGCTGAAGTTTAGCTATGCATTTCGAGATGAGAATACTTCTCGAAACACTACACAAAGTGTGTCAAAAGACGGCATCTTAATGGCCATTCGCCGATTAAGCCTGTTACGTACACACAAAGATGCAGTAGTATCAAGTGAGTTTAACTTCGTGCACATTCCAGGAAAAATTCGAATTGACCGTAAACGAGGTGTCTGCGACGTTATCGAAGGCATCATCCCGACATACACGAAATTCTTTATTGCAAATTCGTTCCCAAAAAATCGAGATAACTTGGTATTTCCAGTTGACGATTGGCCAAACCCTGATACACTCTGGGAGAACCCTGTACGCTGGGAATATGTCGATCATATGATTTCAGAACTTGAAAAACTCCTTAAAATGTGGGACAACTGATATGGGTACACTAATTGCAATCGAAACCTGGAAACGTGCAGTAAAAGACGTTAATGGAAATACATTCCAGTGTGTCACTGATGTACACACCGCTGCAGCAAAATGGGTGAATTTCGACGAAGTACCTGAAAAGTTGCGTGAACGTACGAATGGTTTTGAAAATGCATTCCCAAATGGCAAAGTTTCACGAAACATCAAAGCACAGCTATTGTTTGGGAGCCATTCGGTGAAATTTGTCAAAGAAGACGACCTTGGCTGGGGAGCCGAACTAAATTTGATTTTTGTGCCATAAAATCAAAGGGAACAGTTTACATGCTGTTCCTTTTGTTGTATAATGGACTTATCAAATCATATAACACATTGAGTAAAACATTATGAAACTTCAACGCGAAAACAACCAATCGGCAGAATACAGCAATCTTCGTGGTAAATCTATTTTCCGCATCGTTGGTACCGAAGACCAAGCAGATCTAATTGAACGTTTAGATGCTGCAATTGGTTCTGAAATCAAATGCTACGGTTTTAAAAATGGCGAACAGGTTCCATTAACTTGGAAACAAGAAAGCTGTGATGATTGCGCTGATTATGTTTGGGGAACCGGATGTGGATGGGTCATGGACCATGACGAAGTTGAAGAATTTAAAACTCTTTGGAAGAAATACAAGAAATTGGTGAAATGAGGAAAAATTATGTACACTTGGGCCCCTAGCTTATCATGGACATTACTTAGCATTGCAGCCGCAGCAGCTTTATCTGCTGCACTCATTATAGTCATCGCCGCAATACTTCGTGTATGTGGAACAGAATTGCCAGCCAATGTATTCCCATACGCATATTTTGGCTTATCATTTATCTTATGGTGCATTTTTATTTGCATTGATGAAAACACCGAGGTATAACATGAAACGCACAGTATTAGAATTCAAAGGTGAACAGATTCAAATCACACAAAAAGCGATCGAACAAGCTCGTCAGTATATGATCAATAAAGCGCTTGTGATGTTCAACGACACAGAAGCTCGAGCTAAATACATTAAGGACACAACTGCAAGCCTTAATGATGATAATCTATCTTTTGATTACCGTTGCCTGAAGTTTCAACTAGGAGCCAAGATGGATATGCAGTTCCACGAGTATCGTAAAACAGTTTGGGAGAATGACAAATGAAAGTTTATGCACTAGTTGCACGTATTGACGATTGCTATACGTCAACAACACTTCTCGGGATTTACCCTGCGAAATTTGATGCTGTAGATGCCGCAGCAGAAAAGTTTTCCAATGTTGTTATGGCCAATGAAGACCCAACAGCTTGGATTGCAGATAACCACCTAATTTCACTCGAAGATCGTACATCGATGGTAGTAGCGCAGATGCGTGGAGTTAACACCCACGACGGTTGTAATGAAGATGTTGACATTGCTGTGTTGGAATTTGGGCTTAAATAATTTTCAAAAAGTGTTTACTTTGCTGTAAAAGCATGGTATAATGGTCATATCAAATCTAATAACGGATTTGAAACATTGAGAAAATTGATATGACTTACACAAACTTATTCACTCCAGCAAAATTCGTTAAAATGTCTTTAGTTGGTGTAGATGGTAACGCATTTGCAATCATGGGAACCTTCAGTCGTTTAGCACGACGCCAAGGTTGGACTCAGAAAGAAATTGATGCAGTGATTGAGCAATGCAAGAAAGGAAATTACGATGATTTGATTTGTACCATTATGGCTCACATCGAAGATCCTGAATAAACAACAAATGGAGCCTTCGGGCTCCATCCTTTAACTTGAGATGAGTAATACATTATGGAACGTACAGAAAAAACCATTCTTATTGCACCAGATTTCGGACATGCAATGCTTATTGAAGATCTTGGCGTCGACATCAAAAAGCTTATTGCACTTGGTTCAATGCCTACACCTTCGACTTCCTCAATTCGCATTGTGTTGTCTGAAGACCTCAAACGTATTCTTTCAGTTTCAGATCTTGGCGAAATCAAGTCTAAAACTGAATATGATAACATCATGTTTGAATATTCAAACAAGCTACTCAACACGTTTGCAATTGAGCCTCTTCGTGCTCGACACGACCGTGAACGCGCTGAATGGCAAAAACAAATAATGGCCGAAAAAATTACTCAGTATAAGAAACATGCTGAGCAGTATCGTGTAACTACACCAAAACCTAAAGGCTTCTTTGCTCGACTACTAGGACTATGAAATGACTCAGACCTCAAATTACGAAATCGCATTAAAGCGGAAAATCGATGCACTCAAATTGTCTACACACGATATCTGGGTCCAGCGTAAACGTAACGAAAAACAACGCCGAGCTTTACTTCGCTATCGTGAGTCGCACCACGCCAAAAACCGAATTGCCGCATTAGATTCACGTGATGCACTATTGTTACGTCAAGTAATGAATTTGCAAGACGAAATCAAGAATGCTGGCGATACAATCTGTCGTTTACGCGAAATTCGTCGTGGAAACTCTAAACGTACTGTTGAATCAGTCTTGTCACAATTTACGCTTTTTTAATTGTATTTATTACTTTGGCGCTAAAAGCAACGATCATTAATTGATCGTTGTGTTCTTTATAAATAAGGAGACAGTAATGTCAATTACATTAAACCAGGATCAAGTTGATTTCATCGGCAATATCCTTTTAGACGCTCGCAGTTTGCTGGATAATGTGCACTGTTATGAAACTGAGGAATATGAACGCCTTGGGATCGCTATCAATGTGCTATCAGGCCAATCAGTAGAGGAGGCTACAGCAAATTGCTCAAATGAGGAAGAGTAATGGCTCTCAAACAAAAAGTAAAAGACAACTACGCAAAGAATCCACGTGCGGTAATGAGCCTGGGTGTTCTCGGAAGTGCAGCAGTACTTGCAGTAATAGGAACTCTCACAGGTGTTGTGGAACCGGAAGTCGCAATGGCTTCGATCACTAAGCTCTTGAATTTCTTGATGCTAGGCGGTCTATGATAAAAAGGTCACATTTCGTGACCTTTTTTCGGTTTAAATGTTTACTTTGCTGTAAAAGCATGGTATAATGGTCTTATCAAATCTAATAACGGATTTGAAATATGAAGGAAATATCATGACTACTATTATTCAATTGCCTAAAGCAGACTATATCGTAATCGATCCATGCTATGTAATGCGTAGCGATGCATACGACCAGCTTTGTGAAAAAATGGATTTTGATGCCAATGCTCAATTAATTGAAATCGATGGGCATCAGATGGCTCTGTCTGGAACTGCTTATGGTGATGGTAGTTATCAATCTACATCAAATACAGTGTTCCCAGTTGATGCAGGAATTATCGGAGCTGTTCCACTTGCATTATGTGATCTGAACAAGCTTGATGAGCAATGGGTAATTTATGCAGGTGTACGTTTCAATGATACTGAAATCTCGTTTGAATATGACAATGGAACATTCAAATTCAACGATCTTCAAATCTTCACAAACTATGAAGAGGAAGAAGATGACTTGGAAGATGAATATTAATTAAACCGGAGCTCGAAAGAGCTCCACCCCTTTCGGAGTTACACATGATTTTATATCACGTTCAATGTAATGTTGTTAGCGCATTTATTCACAATGACTTTGATGCTATTGTCCAAGGTTGCAACTGTTTCCATCTTATGGGTGCTGGTGTAGCAAAAGAAATTGCTGAACGCTTGCCTGCTGCATTAGAAGCAGACAAGAAAACCGAGTTTGGTGATTGGTCAAAGCTTGGTACATATTCTGAAGCAAAAACTGTACATGGCTCGGTGATCAACGCATACACACAATATCGTCCTGGTAAGTGTCCACCACATCAATTGTATGCAAACATTCGTGAAGTCATGAAGCAAATCAACAAAGATTTCGCTGGCAAAACAATTGGCATGCCTAAAATCGGCGCAGGTATTGCCGGTGGAGATTGGACAACTATCGCAGAAATCATTCAACAAGAAACGCCTGATGTTAAAATTGTTGTCACATATCTTTAAAGCATTAGTCGATGGAGCACGCAGTGCTCCTTTGGCTGCGCCAACATCATCTTTTCACAGTGACTTCTCTTCAGTGTATTGGTCAAAATATGTACTAAAACTCCCGACTGAGCTATCAATATACATCAGACACACTTCAAATACAGTCTCTCCCACCTAAATTAAGGGGTGTAATGGGGTGGACCCATTATATGCATAATATCACACTTTTTCATACAGCACATTAGCTTTTCATTTCAGCAAATCAAGCGATCAATTTTTAACCAACAATAACTGTTTACAATAGCTTAAAGGCTGTTTATAATGGAAGTATCTTCAATCAAATGAGCAAAATATCATGAACAAAGACATGCCTAAGATAGCACAATGCTACTCGAACAAATTTGCTAATGCACGTTCACGCAAGCTAGAATTTTCCATGTCTATGGTCTCATTCGCAAATATCAAAATGCAAACTCATTGTGCATATTCTGGGCTTACTTTTACTTCTTCTGACCAGCTTTCTCTTGAACGCATTGACAATAATGTAGGATATGTTGATGGCAACGTCATCCCGGTTATTCGTTCACTAAATGAAATGCGCAATGATAAATCTACAGAAGACCTCCAAAAGGAAATCGATGAAATTTATGAAACAATTGGCGGATTCAGCGGCCTACGAGTTCGAATCCAAGAAAAAATTCATATTGCAGAAGCAGAATTAGCAGCATTCAATGCAGCCCCGAAAATCACGAAGACCACTGCAATGAAACATGTCATTCCGGCTAAGCACATGGTAAAGGCAGTGCACCATATCAATTCAATAAACGGCATCAAAAAGAAAATCAAAATGCGCCAAACCATGATCGAGCAATCAAAGATAAAATTATCAAATAGCTCAATCACAAAGAAAACACGAAAGAACCATACAGTGATTTTGAACGCCCATGAGTCTGCACTGCCTAAAGACATTGTGAATTTAGCTCGCTGTGAACAAGTACTAAAATCTCTGTTTGGTAATTTTAAACAAGTGGAACGAGAAGTAGTTACCCTTAAAGACAACAGTGATGAAATCCGTTTGAAATCTCATCTTGGTAACTTACGAAATCAGTTACGTGGATTAGGCCCTAAAGAACAAGAACTAACAAACAAGATCGGGCAACTATGTCATATTCTTCATGGCATCCGAAAATTTGAAAACCTCAATGACATTGAGAAGACCAAAATTAAATTAGGACTTCCACTTGAGACTTCAACTCTTAAGATGCTTAAACATAAACTAGCTTATAATTGTCTAGTTAACCAAATCTAAAGGTGATGTATGGGACCAGTTGCAACATTTATCTGTGTAGGATTATTGTTGTGTGCTCTCGCTGCATTGGCTCATTCGACAGTAATGTGGTTCCAAACTCGATCATTACTTGCAATTCGAACCGAGCGATACAACGAATGTGTACGCAATCGTAATGAAATTAAGGAGCTTTTAGCAAAGGCCAAAAATGAAGCCGATGGGCTACGTGCAGTGAATAGCAATAATATTCAAGCGTATAATATGCTCGAAGCAAAATTCCTAGAATGTGAATATCAATTCAACGAATTTAAACGTAAAGCAGCATTGAAGGACGGCTTTGGTGACAGTTTCAAGAAATTCAATGAGGCATTTGCTAAAGAAGCTCCTAAGTCTGTAGGCAAGAATGAGTTTAGCATAAACGAGCTTAAGCGAATTCGCTTTGCAATTCACCCGGATCGCAATGGCGGTAAAAATTCAGAGCTTTGGCAGAAAATTAATGACATGACAAAAGGATAATCAAAATGCTAAATGGTTTTGCGTTATTTTACAAAGACAAGGATGGATATGAATGCCCAATTCGTTCCGATTTCTTGATAGTCCAAATCTACGCATCCGAACGCCAGGCGATAAGAGGCCTGGCGGACACAAAGGAACGAATTGACAATCTTCTAAATCCAGTAAAAGAAATCAAGTTGGTTCGCAAAGGCATCTTTGGTCCTAAAGTACCAGAACACATCGAACGTCCTGTTTTGCCTGACTATGTGCAACATGATCTTCGCCAGCAATTTAACACTGCATTTGTGAAGGCCGTACGCGTTATCTAATTGATGATATAATTTTACAAACATTTAGGACTTCTACTTATGACACAAGACATCACAGTCGAAGATCTTAATGCTGGGCAACGTGCTGCACTTGATGGAGCACTCCAAGCAATTGAGACAAAAACACACTGTACGATCAATGGGCCTGCTGGTACAGGTAAAACCACGTTAACTCGTGTATTGATTGACCATCTTATTCGATCAGGTCGTACAGGCATTATGCTTGCAGCTCCAACTCACCAAGCAAAGAAAGTTCTTGCAAAACTCGCAGGAATGGAAGCATCGACAATCCATTCTTTGCTTAAAATTAACCCAACAACATACGAAGACACAACCGAATTTGTGCAATCTGACACGCCCGATTTATCTGAGTGCTCAGTTCTGATTTGTGATGAAGTATCAATGTACGATCGTGAACTATTTCGAATCTTACTTGCTTCTGTGCCGTATTCATGCACAATCATTGGCCTTGGCGACATGGCACAGATTCGCCCTGTAGCACCAGGCAACAATCGCCCAGAATTGTCTGCGTTTTTCTTCAATGAAAAATTCAAACAGTTGCATTTGACTGAAGTCATGCGCTCTAATGCACCTATCATCAAAGTTGCAACTGAAATTCGTCAAGGTGGTTGGATTCGTCAAGAATTAGTCGATGGTGAAGGTGTCCATGATTTGACTGAACACGGCAAATCGGTCGCAAATTTCATGGGCAAGTATTTTGAAATCGTTAAAGACGAAGATGATTTGTTTGACAACCGAATGTTAGCATTCACAAACAAATCTGTTGACTCATTGAATGGCATCATCCGAAAACGATTATACCAAACAACAGAACCTTTCATCAAAACTGAAGTCATTGTTATGCAAGAACCTTTGATGAAAACGGTGACGTTCGAAGGTAAAAAGTTTACAGAAACAGTGTTCAACAATGGCGAGCTTGTTCGCATCCTTGAGTGTCGCCCTAACACAAGTTTCTTGAGCCTTAAAGGTTCTAAGTTTACCGACAAAATTAATGTCTGGGATTTGCAAGTTCAAGGCGTTGATAACGGGCTTGTCGCATCATTCCAAGTAATTGTGGATGAACAAGAATCAAATAAATTCCAGAACTTTTTGTCTGTGACTGCTGGTCAATTCAAAGAAAATCGCGAAGTTCGACCAAACTGGAAAGGTTGGTGGGAAGTCCGAAGCCGATTCAAAAAGGTAAAAGCGTTGCCTGTAGGCACTATCCACAAGTCACAAGGCTCAACAGTAGATGCGTCATTTGTCTATACTCCTTGTATCCATCGCTGTGATGCCGAGCTTGCTCAACAGTTGTTATATGTAGCAACTACCCGTGCTCGCAATAATGTCTATTTTATCTGAGGTGTCTCGTGTATCAAATTACGTTTACTTCACTTGAACGTTTAGTAAAGTATGTGGAAGGCGTTAAACGCCCTCTACTTGCTAAAAATCAAGTTTCATCTGTTGAGCATGCATCATTGACGAAACGGTTAAAGGCTCAATTAACAGAAGCGAAGGCATTATACGCCCTTACTCTTCGGTATCCACTCATTGCTGTTTCACAGCCGGATATAAAATGGATCATCAAAAACATTTTGCCTTCACAGCAAGAATTAGATGACTTCTATAAAATGCTAGGAGAAAAATAATGCGCATGTCTATTGTAGCAGCAAAGAAGTTGCTAGGACATCTATGTGTTGAATACGAAAATAATTCAGCGCCTCACCTCGACCTTAAAGACTTGATGGAATTTTTGACTCAACGAATTCCTCAAGTTGAACGTCTTTCTCGAGCGGTAAAGGAATCGATTGAAGTCGAAGTTCCACCACGTTATTTACCTGCAATTGATTCAGCCCTATCATAAGGAGTGGCACTATGCCAGTTTACAACGATTTTGTAATCGATTATGAAACACTTGACAATAAAGCAACAGCAGTTGTTGTCGATATGTCGGTCGTAGTGTTTGACCCTGACCCTACAAAAATGCAGACGTTTGAAGAACTTGTCGCCAAAGGTAAACGTTTTAAATTGTCCTTGGCTTCTCAGAAAGGTGTCCGAACAACCAACACTGCAACAATTAACTGGTGGCGTGAACAGAGCGAAGCAGCTCGAGTAAACCTTAAGGCATCGCCAGATGATTTGACGGTTGAAGAAGCAATCCATGGGCTCATTGAATTCTTGAAAGCAAACAACGTCCATCCAAAGAAATCGTTAGGTTGGTGTCGTGGAATGTCATTTGACTTCCCAATTCTTGTTGACATGATTCGCCAAACATTTAAAACTGATATCACCGACGAAGTTGAACCTATCAAATTCTGGGCTCAACGTGATATTCGTACAGCAATTGAAGCAATGCTTCTTACACGAGGTCTATCAAAAACTCCTTTACGTAAAGGCATGTTAGATGGATTCGTTGCGCATGATTCGATTCATGACTGTGCAAAAGATGTTATCATGCTCAAGATGGCTGCTCGGTATGCCATGGGCCTTGAAGATGTCCCAGCGCATGAAGACTGCGATCCTGAAACAGTGAAAAAACGTTAAATAAAATGAAAGGAACAGTTTACATGCTGTTCCTTTTGTTGTATAATGGTCTTATCAAATCATATAACACATTGAGTAAATCATTATGTCAAAGGCAAATATCATCAAAGCAATCAATCGTAAACCTGTTTGCACCGAGCAAATCACCATCACTCAAGAAGAGTTCGACGCAGTCTTGATGAACCCTGAATTATGTGTTGTTGAAAAGCACTTCCATGGTATTCTCGAAACAAATCAAGTCTTATTTGTTGTAGATGAAGCCAAAGAAACAATTGAGCAAGTGTATGTCAAGAACATCACAGACAAAGGCACTTACATTTACAAGGAGGCTTAATCATGGGCTTTGAAAAGAAAATTTATGCATTGGTTGATCCGGTGGGATTGAAAACTGAATTGTTTTGTGCAGGTCTTGCAGATTATATCATGAAAACTGGGCACTCGCTTCGTCCTATGCAAGTAGATTCGTTTGGGAATGTTTTGTCAGCAAAGTTTGGCGATGGAACTATGTCAGTTGAACATATTCCTGCACATTGTATCAAATACTTTGAAGAAGTCGATCCACTTGCAGTCGGTGCAATTGTTATTCCGACACGCCCACTGCGCAAAGATCGTGTGACTGCACCTAATAATGTCATTTCGTTTAAAAAGCCAGGGCCTATTGTAGCAATGACAATTGAACCGCGTGTTGTTGGATCATACGCTGGAGCTGCCGCATGACACCGCAAATTATTGATTTGCAATACTTCCAAGAATTGCATGACCAGCACTACCATAAAGATGTCTATGGGCTACCTTTGATGCGCCGTTTAGGGCATCTGCATAACCATTTAGTCAAATACGATGCAAATGACTTAAAGCGTAATGCATCGTATGCTGATGCCTTGGCATGTATCCTTTCTATGGCAAATGCGTTGAATCTTGACATCACACGTGGATTCGAAAAACATCAATCTACTCTTGTCATGTTCATGCCTGATATCAAGCCTAAGTACCATTTATCAGTTTTGAAAACTCGCTACACTGAAGAACTTGGCAACATGGCTAAGCTATTAGAAGGCAGCGATCACAACGAACCGTTACAGTACAAACTCGATTTCGGCAAATGTATCATCGAGTGTTTAATGGTCTTAGCACAAATTCGTCAAGATATTGATGATTTGTCAATTGAGAGTTGGGTTCAAGAGTATGTTTCCACAATATTCCACCTTAAGACCAAGAATATTTTCCATGCTCAAATCCATGATATGAATTTGAGTGTCCCGCCATATCGCTCTATAGTTGCATGGAATAACATATAAATAATTCCTTTAATGGAAGAATTATTATGACAACTTTCACAATTACTGCAGGCCATGGTGCCGGAGATCCAGGTGCCTTAGGATTTGGACGACGCGAAGCAGATATCGCAGTTGATATGCGCAATATGGTCACGTTCTATCTTGAACGTGACGGCTTCAAGGTTATCAATGATGGGGATGGCAAAGAAAACAAATCTTTGACCGAAGCTATCAAATTGATCAATAAGTCTGATATTGCTGTTGAGTTTCATTGCAATGCTAGTGCAAATGCCACCGCTCAAGGTGTCGAAACACTCGCAAAAACACAGCATGCTAAACTTGCAAAAGACATCTCTCAAGCTATTACAGGCGTTACTGGCTGGAAACTTCGACGCGAAGATGGATGGTACAAGGATGCTAATGAGCATAGTCGCCTAGGTTTTGTACGTAATGGTGGCCTCATTGTTGAATTGTTCTTCATCACCAATGCAGCAGAACTCAAGATTTGGGATGAGAAGAAATGGCTCATTGCAAAGGCTGTTGCAGCGGTTCTAGCAAAGGCTTAAGTAACGGGACCGCAAGGTCCCTTTGCTATTTAAATTGTGTATTACAATACACATATCCTAAAACCAATTGGAGTTCAAATGACTACCGAACAACCAGAAATTAAAATGCTGAGTGATCGTGATCATGTGTTAAAGCGTCCAGGCATGTACGTTGGTTCTACATCAAATGAAGATCATGAACGCTTTCTTTTCGGCAAATATCAAAAAGTTAAATATGTGCCAGGTTTGGTCAAAATCATTGACGAAATCATTGACAATAGTTTAGATGAAGCGATTCGAACAAACTTTGAATTTGCAAATAAAATCGAACTCAAAATTGATGGCAATGCAGTTTTTGTAAGCGATAATGGACGTGGAATTCCACAAGGTCTTATCACTACACCTGAAGGAACCCAGTTGCCAGGACCAGTTGCGTGTTGGACTCGTACTAAAGCCGGTGGTAACTTCGGTAATGATGCTGATCGTAAGACGGCAGGTATGAATGGCGTTGGGAGTTCATTGACAAACATCTTCTCTCAAGAATTCACTGGTACAACTTGTGATGGCGAAAACACAATCACAGTTCATTGTACTGGCAACATGGAAAATGTTGATTGGAAGAGCAAGAAGGGTGGACGCCAAGGCACATCTGTTTCGTTCACACCGGATTTCGATTTGCTTGATTGCAAAGAAATCGATCAAACTATCATTGACATTGTTGAAGATCGATTACAAATCTTAGCTGTCATTTACCCAGCAATTGCATTCAAATTCCAAGGTGTTCGAGTACAAGGCAACTTTAAAAAGTATGCAAAAATGTACGACGAAAATGCTATCATCATGGAAACGGACAACATTCAATTGTCTATCGGTCGCTCTGAAGATGGATTCCGACACTTGTCATTTGTGAATGCGATTCACACTAAAGTCGGTGGTTCACATATCGATTATTTGATGGAAGAATTATCAAACGAATTGATGCCAATGATTAAGCGTAAGCACAAAGTTGAAGTCAACAAAGCTCGAATCAAAGAGTGCTTGACTGTTCTATTGTTTATCAAAGACATGCCTAACATGCGATTTGATTCACAAACTAAAGAACGTCTGACAAGCCCATGGGGTGAAGTCAAGGCTCACATGGACATCGACGTCAAGAAATTAGCTCGGATGTTCATCAACAATGATGATGTCTTGATGCCGATCATTGAAGCCGTTTTGGCCAAATTGCTTGCAGCAGAAAAGGCTGCGAACACTAAGGCTGCAAAGAAAGCTGCTAAAGCTAAAGTTGCTAAACACATCAAGCCAAATTTGTATGGACGTGAAGATGTAGAAACGACTTTATTCTTGACTGAAGGTGATTCGGCCATCGGTTATTTGCTAACCACACGTGATCGTGAATTACAAGGCGGATATCCACTTCGCGGTAAAGTAATGAACACTTGGGGAATGCAACCAAACGAAATGTTGAAGAACAAAGAAATCTTTGACATCTGTGCAATCACCGGGTTAACCATCGGCGAAAAGGCTGAAGGTCTAAATTACAAAAATATAGCAATCATGGTCGATGCTGATCCTGATGGTTTAGGATCGATCTATCCATCATTACTTGCATTCTTCTCTAATTGGCCAGAGCTCTTTGACCAAGGACGTATTCGCCTTTGCAAATCTCCAATCATTATTGCAGAAAAAGGCAAAGATGAAAAATGGTACTACGATCTTGCAGCTTATGAAGCAGAAAAACCTTTGCTAAAAGGATATACAATCCGTTATATCAAAGGACTTGGTTCACTCACTGAAGACAACTATGCTAAAGTGATTAATGATCCTCAATTTGATGTTGTTAGCCTTCCTGAAAACTGGCGAGATCAGTTTGAAATGTTAATGGGTAATGATGCTCAACTGCGTAAAGATTGGATGTCGGCATAAGCCGCATCCTTTGGAGATAGAAAATGAAAAGGTTGAATTCGGTGATCTACAACAATTTGATCAAAGTTTTTAATGATGCTGCAAATTCAAAAGAAATTAAGGAATACCCTAAATTACGCGACCACATTATCGAATTGCGGAAAAAGTTCCCAACATACAATGAATTGCTGGCATTGGATTTATGGTACATTGATAAACCTTGGGTTGGTGGTTTAAACAATAAACTGATTGCTAAAACATGGGTCGGTAAATTCGATGGCGGAGTTGTTGATTGTGACATCGATGCTGATATTCGAGATGCATCAATCGTTCACACAATCGGTTTTGTTCGTGGTGCCAATCCAAAAACAATGGAGCCATTAGTTGCTCTAAAAATCCGTGGTTTGCCAAAGTTAGAGTACATGGAAAAAACTAATACTGGGACAAATCAAGAAGCTCATGATGAACAAGTATATTTGCTTAAAAAGGTATTAAATCAATGAATATGAGTGACATCGCTCGTGCTCTTGGTATAACTTCATCAAAGAGGCGCCAAGAAGAGAAACGTGATCGTATGCGAATGGTAGATATTCATCGACGAGCTGCACGAAGTGCAGCTTCATCTACTACAAATTTTTACACATCGCCATTAGCTCACGTGTCACACGATACCGGTACTTCATCTACTTCGTGTGACACGTCTTCAGCATCTAGCACATCATGTGATTAAGGAATTGATATGTCAAAGTTTAAACTCGGATCAGAACGAGATCTAGAAATTCGCCTATACGCCAAACGCATCCAAAACTTTGAACTCGAAGCTGGTGAAAGGTTTACCGACTATTTCATGGATAGTGAAGTGTTCTATACTTCATTTGCGTTCTGGCTCCTTGGTAAAGGGTTCCAAGAACGTGCAAATGAACAAATAAACGAAATCAATCGTAAAGGCGGACCTCGTAATTTCAGCGATCAGGCGTTGATGTTCGATATTCACACAGCACCGTTGCGTGAATTTGAAGGCAGAATGGTCTGCTGGCACCTTGACGCTGGACAAGAATACGATGATGCTTTACAAAAAGATTATTTGCTTTGGGCAGAATTCTTAACCTCATCAGATCGATACAAAGAGCCGTTTGATAAATATCTTGAAAACTTTGAAGCAGGAAACGAATACTAATGAAAGTCGTAATTGAAGTCGTTGCAACGAATATGGAAACTGGGCATGTTGCAATAAGCCAGAAAGAAGTCGAATTGCATCCTAACATGCCACGACACCTTGCAATCAAGTATACCAAAAGCATCCGAGCCGAACTTAATAAGTCAGAAATGACAAATAAAGTTGGACCAATCTTAATTACACGAAGCTTTACGCTTTTTCCATAATACAATCGTTATTTCAAATTTACCCAAACTCATTGGAGAAACACATGTCTGCATTTCAAAAATACTCAAGCCTTGAAAACCACACTAACGCTAAATTCTTGCAAAAATGTTTTGATCATGTTGCATTGACTCAAGGGTCAATCAATACTCAATTCGTTGCTCGTGAAAAAATTCATGGCACCAACTTCTCAATCATTATCACCAAAGATTCTATCCAAGCTGCAAAACGTTCTGGACCTATCACTGAAACTGAAAAGTTCTTTGGGTATGAAGACCTTATGGCGGACCTTAAGCCAGTCTTTGTAGATGTGCAGAAAATGCTCCAATCGAAAGACGATGGGTGGAACTCAATTCAAATCTTCGGCGAATATGCAGGTGGCAACATCCAAAAAGAAGTTGACTACGGTCCTAAATCATTCTATGTGTTTGACATTTATCTTGATGCACCAGGTGCTGGAATTTCGCACGGTTGGTGGCCTGATGATAGTGTCCAAAGCTTCTGCGAACACAACGGCTTAAAAATTGCACCATTGGTTGGACGTGGTACTCTTGAGCAAATGCTTAAACTTCCTGTAGAATTCAACACAATTGTTCCTAGCTTGACTTGGGATAACATGTACGAAGTGCATGCACAACCTGCTCCAACAGACAATGTAGGTGAAGGCCTTGTGATCAAACCTAATGTGCCTATGTTCTTGGCCAATGGTTCACGTATTGCAATCAAATACAAAACCGACAAGTTCAAAGAGAAAGGCAAAGCAACCCTTCCGAAAATTCCTGTACCTTTAAGCGAAGCTGATCTTGAATTGCTTGGTAAATTTAGCGAATTCAACACTGCAAACCGAGTCAGCAATGTAATGTCACATATCGGTGAAATCTCTCAAAAAGATTTCCCTAAAGTGCTCGGTATGACTGTCCATGATATCTTCACCGAAGCTGAACGTGAAGGCATTACTATTGATACCGCCGAATCACCTAGCAAAGTGAAAGGCGAATTGACTAACCTTGTTAAAGGTGTTGTCCGGGATGTCTGGGTCACTCTAGACTTTAGCAAATAATCAAAATAATTTAGGGAACCAGTTTACTTCTGGTTCCCTTTATTGTATAATGGACATATCAAATCATTAATCTATTTGATTTAACCTTACAAGAGGAAATTGTTATGTCTAAGAAGTTAAAAGCCGGTTTAGAATGGTTCATCGCGAAAGTTGAGAAAATGGATCCCGAGTATGTATTTGCAATGAATCTATATAGCGATTGTGTCATCGGTGTAACTCTTGACCAAGCGTTCTGGAACGAAAAGGAAGTTCTTCGTAAGAAGTTCGGTATCATGCGAACCTCTGGTATCGACGGTGGTTATTTCTGTGCTGAAGGTCTAGCAGGTTTTCTTCCTCACCAACAAGACGTCTTGATGTTATTTACTGATGTAGTTGGAACTCACGTGTCATCGTATGGACGTTCTACCATCACTGCAAAAGAATGGTTAGTTATCGCTAAAGAACAACTAGCAAAAATGTAAAAATAGTTTACAAGAATAAGTGTACTTTCACTTATTCTTAGTTTATAATACTTCAAACCCAAATGAGTAAATCAATATGAGCCCTACGTTCATTGGTACAACCTGGCTTCTTGTTGCAATTGCGACAGATGTACTATCAACAATCTGGATGGCTAAAGCTAATGGCATCCAGGACGTAAAGTCACTAATCATTGGTGCATTGCTTTACATCGGATCATTTATCGCCTGTGTAATTGCGCTTAAATATATGCAAGCAGGTATACTTTATGTACTATGGGCCGGAATTGGAGCTGTAGCTACAATCGCCTTAGCTTCAGCAATGCTCGGCCAATCAGTAGACAAATGGGCAATGATTGGATGTGCTTTGATTGTTGCAGGACTTACTTTAATCTCAATGAAATCTAGTATCGAAATCTAACAAGGAAAAACTCATGAACTTCTCAAAGAAAGCTGCTATCGCTCTTTTAATTGTACCAGCATTCGTTATGACTGGTTGCTCAGCTCCAGACGATTCTGTTGCAACCGCTGGTTCTGTAGCTCAAACTGCTGATGGTGCTTATGTAGCAGTAGCCGACAATCTCAACAAATCATATGAAGAAGCAAAGTCAAATGGCTACACTGGTACATATGAAGATTGGGTAAAACTACTTGAACTTCATCAGACAAATCCTCAACAAGCTGCTCAACAAGCTTCGTCTCAAGGATTCGATGGTATGGATATGCTGATGGCCGGTGCAATGGGTATGATGCTTGGTAACATGATGTCAAATGGCTCATACAATTCATACCGCGATCGCCAGCGTTCATATGGCTCAAGTGCTTACACTCGTCCTTCTACATCCAACCTGACTTCTGCTCGCCAAAACGTAGCAAAATCTCAAGCTGCATCACGTTCTACATCAACCGCAAGCCGTTCAACATCTACTACTTCTCGTGGTGGTTTCGGTGGTGCTACGAGCTCTGGAGGTTAATCGATGTTTAAGTATATTGGAGTTGGGCTTGGTATTCTTATTGCAGCATTGTTTGCATACACACTCTTTGGAAATGAAGCAGAAGCAACTTCATCATACAATCAACGTGGTCAAGTAACAGTGAAATGTCTGTCTCTTACGGGCGATACAGTTCAAACGTATAACGGGAACAACCAAAACATTTCTTGGTACGGGGATGGGACATACATTGAAGTTCGCCTCACAGATCGAATCATTCGAGTACCTCAATTCCGCTGTGAATATACGGAATTTCGTTAATTAATTTCAAAAGGCAGTTTACACAAACTGCCTTTTGTGGTATAATGGTTCTATCAAATCATACAACATAATGAGTAAATCGACATGGTACAACACATAATTGAATTCGACGAAAAAGGTACAATGTTCTACCGCGGTTATCAAATCGACATCGAAACTAAAGACGTTGGCACATACCAAACTTCAATCGTGCCTTGCTGGTCATCTTGGAGATCTCCAAGTGAAGGCTTCCTATCATACGAAGACACTGATTTTCAAAGTGTTCTTAAACGAATTGACTCAAAACTTCACGAAGAAAGCTCTCACTGAAGACACAAAACTTGATACACAGGAATAAACATGAAACGTTATAACACTTGTGAAGTACGCCCAGATTTTAAAGAGCAGCTGATGGGAATTGGCATGAATTACTGGGATGCTCCATCTGGGCCTGGTAACCTACCGTATTGGCAAGAAAATGTAATGTATGCATTGAGTGAAGGCGAAGTCGATCGTATCCTTGATGCAACACAAGAACTTCATAATATGTCAATGGAAATGGTAGGTCAAACGGTACGTTCAGGCGATTATCCTGAATATTTCAAATTGACACCATTGGAAATTGCTCTAATCGAGCAATCGTGGAAACGTGGAGACAAGTCCCTTTACGGGCGTTTTGACTTAGCTCTTGGTACAGACAACTCACTCGAAATGTTTGAGTACAATGGCGATACGCCAGTTTCAATCCTTGAATGCTCAGTAGCACAATGGGATAAAGTACGCCAGCTTAAAACCTTACCGAATGGCACACCATTCCCGGATGAATTCCGTACGCAATTCAATTTGATTGACGAAACTTTAAAAGAAGTTTGGCCAACAATTGCAAACCCAAATAAGCCACTGTTCTTTGGATCATCTGGAGGATTCCGTCACGAAGATTTTGGTAACTTGGTTTATCTCATGGACTCAGCATTGCGTTCAGGCATGCAAGTCAAAGAAATCCAAATGGAAGAAATTGGGCTAAACCTTGACTCAAAACCGGAGTTCCGAGATTTAGATGACAAACGAATCGACCAAATCTTTAAATTGTACCCGTGGGAATGGATGGCAACCGAAGATTTCGGTAAGAACGTTTTTGACACTGATGACACAAAATGGATCGAACCTGCATGGAAGATGCTACTATCAAATAAAGCAATGCTTATCAAGTTATGGGAAATGTTTCCGAATCACCCGAACTTGTTACCGTCATTTATTGAGCAGCCACGAAGCGGCATCTATGCTAAAAAGGCAATCCATGGGCGTGAAGGCTCAAACATCTATATCTCTCGTTGTTATAGTGGTGAAGAGCGATCATTAGAACTCGCACAAGGCTCTCACTCTGTGCCAGAATATGATCACTGGGGTTACATGTATCAACAATGGCATGATGTCAAGAAGTTTGATGGCTATTATCCCAACTTCGGCTCTTGGGTTATTGGCGACAAGGCATGTGGTATGTCTATTCGTGAAGATCAAAACATTGTAACAGGCAATAATGCATTCTTTGCATCACACTTCTTTGTACCAGAACATTTGCAAGATGAGCATAAGTCAATTTGGCTTCCAGATTAAATAATCTTAAAGGAGATTAATATGTCACGCACTAAACGTAATCCTATTGCCAAAGCAGTACGTACACCTGCATTTAAAATGCAAGTTGTCAAAGATCGTACAAAGTATGATCGTAAAGACAAGTTCCAAAAGAACTTTAAGAATTTCGATTAAAAATGGGAGCTTTTGCTCCCATTTCAGTTTACATCTCGAATTAGATGTGGTATAATGGTTCTATCAAATCATACAACATTGAGTAAATCAAAATGATCAATCCAAATTTTATTTCTTTTGCAGCATTATCTGAGGCAATTGATAAACGTCACCATGCAATGGAACGCTTCTATGATATTGAAGCTGCACAGGTTGATCGCGATGCAAACCTAGAAATTCTTGAACGCCTTAAAGCCGGTACCGCTTCACGTGAAGATGAAGAAGCTGCTTTAGATCTTATTAACAATCGAGGAAATTAATATGCAACTTCCAGTAGGAAATGAAGTAGTTCTTGGTAACTCTGGGACTACTACTGCCTTTACAATCGGTGCTTCTGCGAAAGCATTCCAAATTCTTTCAAGCGGCATCTACAAACACAAAATTCGTGCTATCGCTCGTGAACTTGTGTGTAACGCTGTAGATGCTCATATGTTAGGCAGTGACCTTCCTCCATTTGAAATCAAAGCGCCTAATGATCTTGATCCTCGTTTTGTTGTAAACGATTTTGGGCCTGGTCTAAGTGAAAAGGTCATGTCGGAAGTATACACTCAATACTTCGCATCAACTAAAACAGGTACAGAAATTGGTGGATTTGGTCTTGGTGCAAAGTCTCCATTCTCATACACAGATACATTCACAGTTGAATCTCGTTATGCAGGCAAATGTTCAATTTACAACATGATGGTTGTAAATGGCGAACCACAAATGGTAAAAGTGTTTGAAGGTGATCTTGATGAAGGTGAACCTACTGGCATCAAAGTTACAGTCCCAGTTGATCCAATGGATGTAGCTAAATGGCATTCAGAAATTAACAAAATCATGCGCCCATTTGTCCCTTCAACATATAGCTTGATCGGAATGGAAAACAATATTGATTCTTTCGTCAATCATACAAATTATTCAACTGATTGGTTCGGTACAGCATCAAGCACTCGTGGTGATGCAGCAGGCATCTATGCGATCTATGGTAATATTGTCTATCCAATTTCTGACGCAGTAGATGCCCCTTGGTTACGTGCAAAACACCAATGTGTGTACATCCATTTTCCAATGAACACACTTATGCCACAGCCTTCACGTGAAGAACTCCAACAAGACCCTCAAACTATGAAGGCTCTTAAAGATCGAGTTAATGAATTATGTGAACGTGTCATGACTCAAGACATCAAATATTTGTATGAGTTCAAGACAGCTCGCTCATTAGCACGTGAATTGCTCAAATGGCCAGGCGCTAACGCTGATGTGCTCACCAAAGAAGGTATCAAATTCTTTGGACGAACTGCAGAAGAATTGCGTGGATATAACGCATACGGTGTAGCAGATTTTGCAGACCAGTGTGTTATGACGCCGGGTGTTTATGCATACATTATCGACAAGACTTCGCCACAATCTCGTCGGATCACCAAAACATACCGATCTCGTGGAGCACGATCAGAGATTGTTGGCCGTGATTTATTTGGTGTTAACAATGAAAAGGTGTACGTTGTTATCAATGACTTCGGCAAGCATCAACGCTTAAGTTTGCGAGCACTAGCACATTCAACGAATCCTAACCATCCTAATGACGGTGATGCAGTTATCTACATGTCTGCACATAATGAGCATGAAGAACGAATTTTGGCGATGCTTTATGAAATCATGGAAGGCGATGAAGTTGTAGTGATTCGCACATCAGAACTCGAAGATGAACGTAAAGCTATTGCACCAATTCCAGGTACTCGTAATTCACGTGATTATGTTCGCCCTAAAGCAAGCAATGTAGAACGAGTAGAGTATAATTCTGACACTAAATCATTTGACGTCACAAAATTGTTCTTGTGTGCTGCTGAACTCGACGAGTTGAATGGGTATGTGATTGGTCTCTATCGTGATGATATTACTGCAATGTCACGAGACTTCCAATATGTTTCAGGCATTCAGCGTTATGAAATCAATCACTTTGCAAAATATATGGGCATTAAAACCTACTATCGAATTCGCCCTTCGGTCTATAAACGTATGGCAAAAAATGAAGACATCCATTGTCTGTTTGCTCGGTTTGAGGAACACTATTCAATGTTCCAGACGTATTGGTCAAAGGAAGAATTTCCGTGCACAACTTCAAAGTCTCGTGTATTGACTAATATTCTAGCTGCAAACGGCCAATTGCAATGTATCCATAATTTGCTAGGCCCTAAAGCTACAAAGGAAATTATTGAGCACATCAATGCATTCCAATGCCTTGAACGTATGCATTCAACAAACAAAAAATTCATTAAGCATCGTGTAGAACATGGCCGAAAACTCGCTTATGCTGAACAAGTTTTCGGTGAAAATATTGAAAGCATGAAAGAAAAATATCCTTCGATATATTATATCCTTAATGATTGTCGTAATGTATCAGATGAGTTACGTAAAGACATCATTAAAATTTTCAAATCTCTAACACAGGACTAA